TTATACCCTGTCTTCCTTACAGAAACAATCATTTCCGGATAATTTCTCGCTCTTTTCCTCAAACATCAGCTTCCACTCGCATACAAACTGCTCTTTCTGAAAGCAATACTGTTTTCTAAGTTTCGGTCCACAGCTGTTTGATCCGATTCCATTCTGGGCGTAATCCAGGCAAACAATCGTGCTTCCGCTCTTTTCCAGTTCAAAATGATGTGCTTTTCTTGTCAGTTCTTCCTGTGTATATGGTGATACTGAAAAAGAAAACGAATGCGGAGAAACGACTGTTACGCTCTGTTCTTTGCTTGTCAGCTTCACATAGTCACAATCTGCATGGCTCCCATTTTCCTGTGGTCTGATGTAATCTTCGTGCATCTCATCTACTGATGATCGATAAATCCCATGACTGCTTGCCCTGCATTTATCCACATAACTCTCCTGGGGCCCCATTCCATAATATTCCACCTGATTAAATTCCTGCTTCAAAAAAAGCCGGATTCCGAATCTTGGGAGCTCCGGAAACTCCATTTCCTTTTTTACACGCATTGTTACACAGATTTCACCCGTATCAAAAACCTCCCACACTGCATCTACATCCAACACTTTCTGCAGTGAAACTGCCGCAACAGACAGAATACTGTGAAGAACCAGTTTTGATTTTTCTCGTTTCCACTGTGTATTGTACGCTCTTCCCAGACTTCTGTCATACCCGGCTGCAATCCATTTTCGTTTTAATATTCTGTCATTATCTGTAGGAGCTCTCCATATATTCAGCTCCATAGGAGCATCCAGAATCTTCTTTCCGCCTACGTTCAGTTCTTCAAACATTCCGGTCAGTTTATTGTAAACATATGTAAAATCATCTGACTTAATCTGTATATATCTGTCCGTTTCTGACAGCTTCACTTTTCCTTTCGGTGTTTTGAACGTCTTAAGCAGTGTCACAGCTTTCTGATTTCTTCCATCCTCATTTTTCAGAAGAATCTCATCAAACCCCAGGATCGTTCCCTGCGAGATCAGCTCCGTATCCTGGCGTTGATGATAAAAAATCTTCAAATAACACTTTCCAGTCTCCGGGACAGAAACATCCACATACACCTCTTTGCACTGACGTGGTAAGATGGATTGCGTAATTTCAACCTGCCCCCTTCCAAAAACATCCCCATCACAACTGACTTCGTAACTGATGTAAATATAGGATTTCAGATCCTCTTCGTTCATATAATTTTTCAACACCAAACAGCCGCTTTCCTGCTCAAAAGAAACAACTCTCGCCGGACGGTACACATTTTGATATTCCAAAAGCCCTGTGTGCGGCGTTCGATCCGGATATACCAGACCGTCCATGCAGAAATTTCCGTCATGAACTTCTTCCTTATGATCGCCGCCATAAAAATACATTGCTTTTCCGTTTTCCGCCTGCCCTTTATAGATTGCATGATCACACCATTCCCATACAAATCCACCGCAAAGAGACGGATACTTGTAAATCATCTGAAAATAGTCTTCCAAATCCCCGGGACCATTCCCCATCGCATGACAGTATTCGATCAAAAGAAACGGCTTATCCGGTCCTTTCTCCATATATTCCTCAATCTCTTCCAACTCAGGATACATTCTGCTGTAAAGATCAATATTGGAGTAATCATATCTTCTCCTGTCACTTTTATAAAGAGCACTTTCATAACAAGTCAGCCGGGACGGATCAAATTCCTTTGTCCACTTCAACGCTTCTTCAAATGTACATCCGTATCCACATTCATTGCCCATGGACCAGATTACAACACAGGGACGATTTTTCTCTCTGTACACGCAAAGCCTGGTGCGGTCCATCGTCGCCGGAATAAACGCAGGATGATCCGCAATCCGTTCATTCCATCGTTTGCTGATATTTTCCCAACTGGAATCTTCCAGATATTGTGACTGTGTTCCATGACTTTCATTGTCTGCTTCTGCGATCACGTAAAATCCATATTCATCACACAACTGATAAAAATAAGGTGCATTCGGATAATGGCTGGTTCGAATCGCATTGAAGTTATGCTCTTTCATCATCTGCAGATCTTTTTTCATCTGTTCCATTCCGATTACAAATCCGGTTACCGGATCGGAATCATGACGATTTACCCCTTTGAATTTGACCGGAACCTCATTTGCATAAACTACTGCATCTCTGATAGAGATTTCCCGTATTCCAATTCGGTCAACAATCACTTCTCCTGTGTTTTCCAGGACCATTGTATACAAGTATGGCTGCTCCGGATTCCATAATTTAGGGGCTTCTATTTTCAATACCACCTGATGCGTATATTCCCCATCCGATATTTCCTGCAGTCTCCCGGATACGCACAACACTCCTTCTTTGTCATAAATTGCAATCTTCACAGGCGCTGCTTCTTTTAAGTACTTTGCCCGCACAGTAATTTCTGCGTTTCCATCCACAATCCTGGTTGTTGTGAAATAGTCATATATGGCATTATCAGGCCGCTGCAGCAGATACACATCCCGAAAAATCCCACTCATCCGAAATTTATCCTGGTCTTCCAGGTAGGTGCCATCACACCATTTTAAGACCAGTACTGCCAGCGTATTGCTTCCGTTTTTCACCAGATCTGTAATGTCAAACTCTCTGGAAGCATGGGACACCTGACTGTATCCTACATATGTTCCATTCACCCAGACATAAAGACAGGAATCCACCCCTTCGAAATTTAAATATACATTTGGTGCATCTTCCTTCTTCTGATACTCAAATGTCCGCACATATGCCCCGCACGGATTTTCCTGTGGAACATACGGAGGATCCAACGGAATCGGATATCTCACGTTGGTATACTGATACGTATCATACCCATAATTCTGCCACATTCCGGGGACATTCACTTCTTCAAACCCGTCAAGTGAATATCCTTCCTCGTAAAACGCATCCTGCAGATCGTAAATACTGTCAAAATAACAAAATTTCCATTTTCCATTAAGCAAAGTCATCCGATCTGATTTTTCTCTGTTCTCCACCAATGGTCCCATGTTGCAAGAGGCCGGAATATAATAGGACCGATATGGCATTGTATTTTCATACATTATATTCAAATTTTCATAATGTCTCTGAATAATCATACTCATTTCTCCTCTACCGTCTGATATGGTTTAATCTCTCCACTCATAAAATGTCTCCTGCAGAGCGGTACATACATATCATTGGCTCCAAGCGCGATCTGCGCTCCGTCCCTTACCATTTTTCCATCAATAACTCTGGCATTGAAATGTGCTTTCTTTCCGCACCAGCAAATGATCGGAAGCTCCTCGATCGCATCAGCCAGCTCCATCAGCCGTTTTGATCCTTCAAATAAGACACCTCTGAAATCTGTCTTCAGCCCATAGCATAAGACCGGAATATCATACTGATCACAGATCTCGGCCAGCCATTCCACCTGTTCAGATGATAGGAAATTTGCTTCATCCACCAGGATTGCATCATACGTGTCCGGCTTCATCGTAAACTCTTCAATCAATTCGCACTTCGCCTGTAAGCCAATGCGTGACTTCACAATATATTCTCCGTCTCTTGTATCCAGTTTTGGCTTCAAAATAACCGGACGTCTCCCCCTCTCCAGAAAATTGTAGTGAACCATCAGCAAATTTGCCGTCTTGCTGCTGCCCATAGCTCCGTACCGAAAATATAGTTTCCCCATTTTAGTTTTCCCTTCACTTTTTTGATTTATAATAACATAAGCTTTAGTGCTTGCTCCTTCTCGACTGTGTCCAATTTCGGTTGGATCCCCCCTTTTTTTCTTTATTTTATCATGAAAAAGGGAATAAAAACACATGTTTTGTGCAAATTTTATTTTTCAAACACACTCTAGTCAAAAAAGTTGAGTACTAAACCTTTTTACCTTTATAATGATGAGCCTATTATCTCATATATGATGATTTTGAAAAGATACTTTCTATTTTGCGGTTACGATTGAACGGTGCCGCTTTTTTTCTGTAATACAATTTTTCCTGTTCCAATGTCCCCTTTATGGCAGTTTCATAAAGGACGACATCTTACCCCTTCAAGTCTATAGATCCCCCCTCTTTTGCGGCAAACCATCCCCGCACAGGTATTAGTAATTTTAATGCCTTTTTACCAAGAATATAATTGGATATTACATACTGTACCAGATAAAAAATGTACGCTGCCACAACGCTATAGGAAATATTTTTTAGAAATTCACTATGATGAATAAACCATTCAAATCCTGGCAATGCCGGTATATCACAGCAATAGCTCTCTGCAAAAATACTGAGCAATGTAAGAAATATAAATATACATCTATCTTTTGATACATTTCCTAAACCTTTTCTTAAATTATCATATATACTACACATCTTCACCTCTATAACATTTCATAAAACTCATATTATGCCGAATTTCGGCACAATAAAAATAGGAGATACCTTTTGATATCTCCCATACACTACAGTGTCTCTTTTATTTTCAAAATCTCTTCTTCTGTTTTCTCTGTAATCTCACAAATTTCAGAAATCGGATAATTTTTCTTCAGCATAGAAATGACTGTTTTTTCTACCCCTTTTTCCATGCCCTGCTCGATACCCTGTTCGATACCCTGTTCAACACCTTCTGCTTTCAAACGTTCCAATGCGGTACACATATTCGTCACCTCCATCGATTTTCCCATCTCAATCAGTTCTGTGGAACCTGCCATCTGACCAATCAAAGACAGAGCTTCTGAACTAATTCTCTTATCACTGTATTTTTCCCGGATCCCATCAAAATTTCCCGCGAACACTTCTCGTGTGATCTCAAATGCGCTCTGCACATCTTCATTCTGAAAGACATATCCTGCCGAATCTCTTACCTCCAGGAGATTCATTTTATAATCTGAAAAAACGGCTGCAATCTCTTCTGGCATTTCCACGATCATATCTTTCAACGAACACGGTCCATCCCATACTTTTTCACCAGTATAAATGGTTAGTGTAATAATCGGATGCATCCTGTCTTCTTTTCGCATTCTCGATAAAAATTCATCGGAATCTGACAATTTTATATTTGACCCTTTATAATTGCGTGTAATCTCCTGATATTCTTTCAAGTAGCCCATGGCATCATATATCATGTGTCTCAGCGGCATTGCATAATGGATATGCTGTTGATTCTCAATCCCTAACACAACAAATTCTACCCCATAAGCAGTCTTCTTGATCACGTCTCTTGTTCTTGATAATGTTTCCTTATAATCTTTCATCTCGATCACACCGGAAACATCCGTATCCATCTCTTCCAGTATCTCCGGTTTTAAGATTTCTTTTCCATGAAACACTACTGTATTAAACAAATCTGCAAAATGTTCGTTTACACGCCAGAAACCTTTAAATATAACATCTGCTTTTGTACTCTTCACATTAATACTCCATTTCCATCCCGTCTATGAATCTCTGGTTTTAGTATAACACTGCAAAGAACTATTTTGCAAGATTCGATTTTCTCATAATAAATATTCATAGGATCTTATAAAAAACAGAGACATTAAAAAATGTCTCTGTTTTTTATTATTTTACTTGTACTAATCGACTTGTACTAATAGTGTACTAATAATGTACTAATGTACCACTTATCTATACACTCTTACACGTCCTTATACTCTTCAAAACCCGCGATTTTCCGCCGTTTCTTAGAATTTTCCTTCTTTTGCTGATTCCTCAATAGCTACTGCAACAGCAACAGTCATTCCAACCATCGGATTGTTACCAAATACAAAAACGCAGCTTTTATTGTACTTATTTGTATCTATTCGTACTCAAATTCCATGAAAATAGAGACTTAACACAGATTGTGCGTATTTATTTGTATCTATTTGTATCCATAAATATTTATCGTATTTATATTTTGGTACACAAAATGTACACAACCTGTATACCATTTATAACGCTAATCATTGCTCTGATATGATTCGTATTTTTCAAGGAACTTTTCGAGAGAAGATTTTCTAATTCTGAACGATTTAAATTTTAATACAGGAATCATTCCTTTGTCAATAAGTTCATATACATAATTTTTATTAACGTGAAGTATACTTGCAACTTGAGCAACTGTATATACCATTTCTTCCATTATATTACACCATCCTAAATTATTTATTAAATCATATTTCCAATAAAAATATCATAAAACTGTATTACCAAACAATAAATCATAATTACACTGATTATAAAATATGGAATATCATATCGATCTATTGTGTCGCCAGTCGCTTTAAAAAGAATAAAAGTAATACTAATTGATATGAATAATATGATTAGGTTTACAAGTATGTAACTTAACATATATCACCTACTTTCCTGTTGAGCCAATACCGCCAGTGCGTTCAGTTGTAATTTCTTCTTCATCTGCAGCACCGAATGGAACAAATACAGCCTGTACAATTTTGTCGCCTTCTTCCAGTTCAAGCGTGTCCTCTCCGTTGTTCTTAATGCAGATAAAAATATGTCCTTCGTTATCCGCATAGGCATAATCGGCATCTACAACTGGAACAGTATTGGCGATCATCATTCCTTTCTTAATCCCAAGACTACTACGCGGGAAAATCAGCATTACGTAATCTCTATCCATTTCGCACCTAAGACCAGTTGGAATTGTAATACTTTGATGCGGAGTCATTTTAATATTGAAAGGCGTACTAATATCATGACCGGCACTACATGCTGTGCTTCTCTTTGGAATATTAATATTCTTATATTTTTCTGATAAGTATTCCATTTTGTTTTCAATGTAGACATCTCCTAAAATACCTTTGCAATCTTCTACAAACTGTTCAAAACTCACTTTGCTAAACTTCGCTACTTTTCTCATAAATTAAATCACTCTCTTTCTAATAATTTTTGCTTTTACCATGTCATCCATAATGTCAGACAGTCTCGCATATACTGTTTTATAAACATCGTTCTTTTCTTCGTTTGTATATTCTCTGTCGTAAAATGCTGTATACAATGTATCGTTACACACATCCATGACATCATATCCAATATAGTTATCTAAAGATGAGACAAGAAATTCTGCAGCAATTACTGTCTTTGACTTGTTCTCATATAGAGGAAGAAACAGCTTATAATTTAAGCCGTACTTCCTGAATCCAAAATTGGTTAATTTACCATGCGTACATTGTCTATGTAATTTAAGCTGTTTCATAATTTATTACTCCTCTGACTTGTCTTTATTTTTGAAATCATCGTATTGTTTGTCAAATCTGCTATAAAATTCGTCTGACCGTTTTGACGTTACACACAACGACATTATTACAACAGAAAAAATTGACCCTAAAAAGAATCCTGCTACAATACCAATTAATGCATCCATATCAATACTCCTCGTAAAATGTCTCTTTACTTATTTTCTTTTTATTATTCGCCTCTGCAGCAAGAACTTTATTTAATGCTTGTTTACGATCGTGAAACACGACTTCTCCTAAATCAGAATAATTAAATAGATAAGCATGTTTGTCTACTTTGTCGCATCCAACAAAATAATCTTTTCTTACTGTTCTGATTATAAGTTGGCATACATCAAATATGCCAACCGTAGGAATGATTCTTGCATAATACAGAATATCTTTTACTTTTACTGATTCTCCCATAGAACCACACTTCCTTGCTCTAATGTTTTCTTGACATCAATCACTCTCTGGTTTGTACTGCCTGCCCAGTGATATGTAACGTCTCTCTTGTCTTCATCATAGCGCCCATCTACAAGTACATCACACTGTTTTACAATTTCTCGGCGCATTTTCAGGAACTTGTCTCTTTCTGGATTAAAATCATTAGTAACAACTGGATACATGATTTGTTCCCATGTGTATCCGGAATACAGCCAGATTGTTTTTTCTGGATATGAAAGACGAATTTCATTAACCAAATCCAGAACGGATTCAAGATTTTTTTGATGAAGTGGATCGCCACCAGTCAAAGTAATTCCAGAAATATAATCTTTTGATAGTTCATTGAATATTTCATTTTTAGCTTTTATATCAAATTTAGCTCCATCATTCGGATCCCAAGTAATAGGATTCTGACAATTTTTACAATGGTGATCACAGCCAGAACACCATAAACAAACCCTTAATCCTGTTCCGTTCATCATGTCATCGTGAGTTATATCATGATATTTCAAATTAAATTACCACCCTTTCTTTTGTGGGTTATCATTTGAGACAACCCACAATATTGTTTTACATACTCTTTCTGTCTGCAATTTCAGCCATCTTTGCGTCATTCAATCTTGTATCCCCATGAACTCTTGAATACGACAGATATCCATTCATTCTTTCAATCTTTGTCAAATCGTTACTTCCACAATTCGGACAAATATCCATATTTAATTCTTCATGCCCGCAATTATTGCAGTACGCAAGTGATAAATTTACACCTTCATAAAACCCCATTGACATTGCCCGTCTTACAAGTGTCTTAATCGCTTCAATATTATATCCAATCGGGTACTTACAGTACTGAATACGTCCACCTTCGATATAATTCCAAAATCTATGTTCTAAGTCCTGTTTCTGAATTGGCGTAATATCCTCCCAAACACCACAATGAAAACTGTTGCTTACATATTCTCTATCTGATACACCAGGAATGATTCCATATTTTTTACGAAACTGTTTTACCTGAAGTCCACATAAGTTTTCTGCTGGGGTACCATAAATTGCATACAACCAGCCATCTTCTTTTTTATACTCTTTTACTTTCATATCAATATATTTCAATGTTTCAACTGCAAATTCACCATCCTCAACAAGAGATTTACCATTGTATAACTGCTGTAGTTCATTTAATGCTGTAATGCCAAATGACGCAGTCATAGGTTTTAATAATGGTTTAATCTTATCTGTTGGATTCAAATGTCCACCCAGAAATCCGCCCTCACAACATCCAAGCGGATTAGTTGACGCTTTCATCTCTCCTAAGTAATCATAAGTTCTCTGATGTAATTTACGAATCATTTCAAGATAATAATCAAGAACTTTATGAAAATCTTTATTTTCTTGTCTTGCCTTTGCAAGAATCATCGGGAGATGTAATGATACTGCACCGATATTGAACCTTGAAACAAAAATCGGTTCATCATTTTCATCCGCCGGCTCCATTCCCCCTCGTTCATACCAAGGAGAAAGAAATGCTCTACACATATTCATCAATTGTCACCAATTGTACTGACTAGCTTTTCCCTCTGAGATGTCCTAATTCTCGTCATCAGGCGGTATCTTTGGAAACAGTGCTTATCTCTGTTTCTACGACGCTACACTCATCACGTCTAGTCGATTGACCTTGTATAAAAGGCACAGCTTCATCTATAGTACAAACGATCTCTCTCCTATAGACCTATCTGTTAGCAATTCAAACGAATCACACCCACTAAGCAAGTGGTTTAATACCGTTTTACATGGGCTGATTTGCACTTACCCATAGGACTAATAACTTTTCCGTATTTATGGTACATTTTAGACACTGTTGTATCTCCATCTAAACTTAACCAGTCTGGATACATTGTTTTTGCAGAAGTTTTAATTCCTTCTTCAAACAATTCTTCGTTTACTTTGCCTTTTCCGTGCAGCTCTTCTGTATAAAGAAATACAAGTTTTGGGAACAATACAGGCTTTTTATTTCCGTCTTTTCCTTGTCCTTCTCTATGTACTCTAAGAAATGTTTTTGAAGCCATTTTAGCAAAAGAATCTGTTCCCAGACCAAATGTAATGGTGATGAAGGGATAGTCCCCTCTGCTGGATGAGACAGTATTAAATTTGTATTCGAGTCCTTGATAACCTTGTGCCATATCACGTTCTACTTTTCTCATAGCGTAGTCATGAGCTTTCTGTTCAAAATCTGAATGTCTATAATCCAGTAAGTTATCTGCAATATCATAAAATTCGTGTTTGTATTTTTCATAACTTTTTTCAGCATATGGCACTAACACCTCATCAATCTGCGGAAGTGTAAAACCCAAGTGTGTTTACACACACATGCACTATTTCTTCAATGATTGCTAATCATTGCCTTGCGCTTCGATGCAGGATTTTCACCTATACATCTACTCTACTCACTTCTTCATATTCATTCTCGCTATATCGAATGAATATTATGTTTTCGATAGTCTCTGAACCTTCACATAAATCTTCTGTTGATATTTATTTAATTATTTATCCCTTCTATAAGAAAATAGAAATTTTTATTCTCGGATTCATTTTTTGCTATTCTTCTTATTTGCGTACAAGAAACATTTGTTCCTCTTGACGCAGCCTCAATACTTTCATATACTGTATGTACATTGGTTTGTTTATCAATGCTAATACACCGTCTTTTCATTAACTTTGGTCGGTTTATGGGGCGGTGTAATTTATCATAGGCATGTTTTTCGTTTTCTGAATATGTAGCCCATTCTAAATTGTCTACTCTGTTATTTTTTCTATTTCCATCTATATGATTTACGGTTGTTTTATTAGTTGGATCATCATTTTCTAAAAATGCTTCTGCAACTAATCTATGAATCTTAAAACATTTTCTTTTGTTATTTTTTCTCAAATGTATCTCACATACTTCTACTCTTTTGTTGTAGCATATTGACAGAATTTTGCCTCTTATTAGTTGCATATTATCGTATCGTCCTTTTACATATCTGTCTAAACTTCTGATTCTACCAAATGTACTTACTTGATACATTCCTTCATAATCTCTAATATCTTTCCAAATTTCTTCTATATATAACACTCTCCTTGTTTTATACAGAAGATTTATGTGCTTGGCACACCGTTCCGTTTCCGGTTCAGTGTTAGCAGTCTTTTAAATTTTGACCACACCGCTTATTTAAGCGTTCACAAGGTTTTTAAGTACGGCAGTCGGATTATTTTTACCGTACTGTTGACTCGCAGCGCTTAATGTAATATCACCAATCACATCAAATGCTGTGTCTAATGTTTTTGGCTCGTTATACCACACATTACCCATTTCGAATCCACCACGCATTACTTCTGCGACATTAAACAAGCAACAGTTCATCGTATCCCTTCTAGCTGACATGTCATGAATATAAATATATCCATCATTGATAGCCTGCCTTTCTTCTACTGTCAGGAAGAATTTCTTATACAACTGCTTGTTCAATTCATTAAATACAAGACTTCGCTTTGTAGATACGAGAGCACTATCAGTGTTACTGTTTTCCTTATCCCCGATGTACATAATTTTCTGACTCTCTTCGTATACCGTATCCATCATATGTACAAAATCAAGTTTATAATTACGATATTGCTGATATTGATATCCTACTTTTGGAAACAAATCAAGAAGTGTTTTTTCTACAATATTATGAATAAAACCTACAGGAACTTCATCATTCTCAAAGTCTTCTTCATCAACCTCGTTAAGAACTCTGTTGCAGATCATTCCATATTCATCTTGTGAAAATGTAAAATTTTCTCTCTGTGCAGATTTATCAATAGCATTAATAATTTTCTGTTCGTTATACTCTTCTAGTGTTCCATCCTTCTTAATTACCTTCATTAATCACATCATCCTTTCTTACTTCTGAGAACTATCTTTTGCTGTCTTCGTTGTAGTTCTAGTTCTTTTGGTTTTCTGTTCCGTTGCATTATTCGCTTCTTTCGGTTCGTTTTCTTCCAAATCTTCATCATCAGAATCAGACCATTCATCATGACTTTTGTTACTTCTAGTCACATCTGTGCCTTTGAGTGCACGAATACATTTTGCAACACCCTCAAACAGCGCCCAGATTGGGATCCACATTGTTGTACCGATTGCGAAAATCACTGTACCCAGTTGATTAAAATCCATGTTCATCTCACCTCCTAACAAAACCACTACCACCATCTCTCACGTTTAAACATAAATGAGAGGTATCATCAATATTTCCATGTGTTTTCGTGTGTCCAATACTATCAATTACATATTCTTCTTCTCCTAATCTAACTGTGACGAAATCATCAGGATACATACCCAATTCTCGCATCAACATGCCACTTGTTCTAATCAATTTATCTATTCTCCCTCTCTCGTTTTTAAATATTCAAATATTTCATCTACTAAATCATCGATATTTTTACCGTCGTTGTTATAAAAGATTCTATCTGCTAATTCTTCCGCACCTTTAAAATCTTTATTGTCATGTAAAATCCTACGATCAGCTTCTTCTTTTTTATCTCCACGTTTGGATAATCTGTTTCGAATTGTCTTATTATTTGCGTATATATAAATAGAAATGTGTTCATCTAACTCGTCCTTGATGTCTCTATAACCATCCGGAGTTAGAATCACGATTGATTTGTTATCAGATCTGGATATTTCATCTAGGGGAGAACCATAATACCACGTCCCGTCTACTGTGTTATATTTCTTCCACTCTGCAAAATATCTTGTATTAGTAAGCTCTTTAAATTCATCAACGGTAATAAACTTGTAATCAACTCCATCAACTTCACTTTTTCTTGCCGGTCGTGTTGTGGTGGTAACAATTTTCTTAAATCCTCTTTTTACAAGTTCATCAACAATTCTGCTTTTCCCGCTTGCTGTTTTACCAAAAATAATAATCGCCATTATTCAGACTTCACCTCTGTTTCTTCTGCAATAATTGGTGTTTTATTAATAAATAATACTCGTCCATTATCGTCTACGCACATTGCTTTATATAATGTAACTTTGCATTGGTGCTGTTCTGCATCCACATATCTTTCACATGTATCTTTTACAGGACAATCATTTTCTTCATGTTTACAATAATAAATCATATCTGACATTATTCATTTGTTCCTTTTCTGATATTCGTTTTATCACAGATTTGACTCTCAAATCCTTTAATATATTCCATTAGTTCCTCTTCAAAAGCATCTGTTTTGTTATACCCACATGGGAACATCTCAGGACAAAGACCATTTCTATACACGCATTCTCTAACCATTCTGCTTGCTGCTTCCGGCTCAAACTTAACAATTTCATCTTTAACCATCTTAAATGCTTTTCTTGTCTCATAACTAGCACAATTACACAATCTCTTTCTTGCCACGTTGATTAATGCTTGGAAATTGAAATAATATGTAGCACTCTGCAATGTATTTCTATCAGGAACTTCATCATAGTCATTCCTGTCACTTCTAAGAGATGATACAAACGGAATAACCCAATTTGAATGACGCACTAAATGTCCATGTACAAATTGCGGCGCATCATAGATTTTTAAAATTACAAATCCGAGTCTAATTGGGGAATGTTCTGCCATTAAAAGTTTCAATTTCCAATCATGATCAGGATAAGAACCTTTGTCTTTTCCAATCGTAGTCATTGTTGCATCTTTAATCTGCTGCCACATATCTTCAGCCCATTTGATTTCTACTCGCATTTTTGTTAAATCTGGTTTATTCATGTTAGTCCTCCAAAGCCCACAGTTTCATATCTTCTTTGAATTTATTTTTTACATACTCATCTTCCGAGTGGAGCACAACTGTGCATTCTCTTTCGAGTCCAATTCCCATAATCCCAAGAATTGATTTAGCATCAATCTGATATCTCCCACAAATATAATCAATATCTTCTTCATAATTGTCACAAACCGTTGCAAATAGCATTGCATTTTTTACAGTATTTAATTTAATTCTGATTTCCATAATTTTAGTTCCTTCCTATTATAATGTTGTTTCGGTATGCAGAATAACTACATGCCCAACATCTCAATTAATTGTTCTTCATTAATAATCTGAACACCCAGTTCTTTTGCTTTTTTATTTTTACTGCTATTGGATTCTATATCGTTATTGATTAAAGCAAATGTGGATTTTGTTACAGAACCTGTTACTTTCCCACCGAATTTTTCAATAGCTTCTTTTACTTCATCACGATTTTTGAATTTATATACTTTTCCGGTAACAACAAATGATTTGCCATTCAAAGAATTGTTTGTTTTAGAATTGTCTTCTGATTCAAACGTCATAAGAGAAGCAAGATAATCTGCAATATTACTCATATCTTCAAACCAAGAATGAATATTGTTATTTAATACATCTCCAAAACCGTCAAGCTGCGTAAAGTCATAATAACCAATGCTTGCATCTCTAAACTTGTCCCATGTACCAAAAGCTTTAACCAACTCTTTTGACTGTGATGTTCCAATCCCAGGAATACTTAATGATGCAATAAATTTATCCAATCTTACGGTTTTACTATTTTCAATTGATGTTCTTAACTTGTCTACTGACTTCTTTCCAAATCCACTCATCGTAGAAAGCCTATCATAATACTGGTCAAGATTGTAGATGTCTGTAATCTCTGCAATCCATCCAAGTTCAATGAGTTTCTTAATTGTTTCTTCTGACAAACCTGAGATATCCATACCTTTCTTGGAAACAAAATGAGAAACTCTTCCTAGTAGCTTGCCTTTACAATGAGGATTAACACACATTAAAACTTCTGAATCGTTTTCTTTTACAATCCGAGTTGGTGATTCGCAGACAGGACACTGTGATGGAATCCGGATATAAGCTGATTCTCTATTTTTTGCAGATAAGTTTTCTTTTACTTGTGGGATAATTTGATTTGCTTTATATACAGTAATTGTATCTCCAATTTGTAAATCTAATTTAGTAAGAATACTTACATTGTGAAGGCTGGCTCTTTCCACCATAGTCCCATCAATTTCTACAGGATCGAAAATTGCTACCGGTGTTAATGAACCAATCTTACCCATTGACCATTCAATATTCTTCAATACCGTTTCGGCTTCTTCATCGTAAAATTTAAATGCAATAGAATGTTTAGGATGATGACCTGTCATTCCAAGTGACTCTCCGTATGTAATATCATTGTACGTTGCCACTAAGCCATCAATCGGGAAGCTCTTTTCCTTTGCACGTTTTCGTAATTGTTCTACCACAATATTAATAAATTCAGCATTGCAATTTCCACGAATAGGTAAAAATGGAACTGTATCAAATCCCAAATTTGAAGCATACTGCAATCTATTGATAAAACTACTTGACGCAATATCTGTTGGCACTTTCCACGCAATAAATTTAATATGGCGCTGTGCTGCAATTTTACTGTCTAATTGTCGTACAGATCCAGAAGCTAAATTTCTTGGATTCTTATATTTTTTGTCTTCTGGTAAAAACTCGTTGATTTTATTAAAATCGTCATATGTAATAATCGCCTCTCCTTCGATTTCAAAATGACCTTTATAATCAATCGATAACGGAATATTTTCAAACACTTTTGCATTATGTGTAATCAATTCACCAATCTCTCCATCTCCGCGTGTTTCTCCTTGAACCAATTCGCCGTTTTCATACGTTAAAAGACATGTCAATCCATCCATTTTCAGACTTAAAATACAGTCTTTATCTCCAGCAAATTTTACCAAATCATCTACAGATTTTGTTTTATCTAATGACAACATCGGATGAGAGTGCTCTACTTTTTCTAATTCAGATTTCACCTCGTATCCAACGGTTTGTGTTGGCGAATTCGTGTACACGACACCAGTTTCATTTTCAAGTTCTGATAATTCATCGAATAATCTATCGTATTCTGCATCAGAAACATCAGATCTTGCTTCATTATAATAGACATCCCGATATTCATTTAGCTGCTTTACAAGCTCTTGAATTCTTTTAACCTTATACATCAAATCACTCCTTTGCATTTTTTCTTCGTTCATAATCATCCAACATGAAGTTTAATTTTGGACAAAACCCTCTATCTTCTAATGTTTGAATCACATCATCAACTTCGTATTCTGAATTTGAAGAAATAGTTTCTTCATATACAACATCAGATTTTCGTTCTCCACAAACTGTACATTCGGATACGGAAACAGCCATAATATGTTTACACTCATAATCCATTACGATTGTGTAATATTTGCCGACTTCTTTATATTCGTGATTACATTTAAAAAATTTAAACATTAAATCATCCCTTCATTTTCTGAACTTTATATGCATCTACAACGTTTTGCATTAATGTCAATCTTGTGAGTAATCCTACCCCGCCGGGTACCGGCGTAACATATGTATCATTTAAACTACTCTCAAAACCAGCATTGTTTACATCACCACATAATTTTCCATTCTCATCTCGATTAATTCCAATATCTACAACAAGTTCACAGAAATCTTGGAAGTCTGAAAAATCAAAATAGTTTGGAACTCCAACTGCAGAAAAAACATAATCTGCGTGTCTAGTGTAGTACCATGTACTCGGAGTCGTACTATTGCAGCATGTAACTGTTGCTCCTTTTTCGATCAGCATATTAGTCAATGGAAGCCCAACAATTCTACTTCTGCCTAATACACAGCAATCTTTGCCTTTAAATTCAAAGGCATTGTATTCCATCCAATCGATAATTCCTTTTGGCGTACATGGTTTGAAACAACTATCTCTTCTAAATCCATCCACATCTTTTTCTGGTGGAATCAGATTCTGTAATCTTTCCAAATTATATTTACCTGGAATTGGAAGTTGAATAATTATTCCATCTGCATCAGAATTTGCAATATCTGTGATAACACATTCAACCTCCTTTTGTTCTGTTGTATTAGAATAAATATTTACATGACGCATTTCAATTCCAATTTCATCACAATCTTTTTGCTTACCTTTAATATAGGAATTTGAAGCCTGATCATCATCAATCTGAATTACAGCGAGGACTGGTTTTTTATCAAGATGTTTGATCTCTTCTTTTAGTTCCTTCTTTTTAATTTCTACATAGTCTTTGCATGATACAATATCAGTTCTCATAACTTCAATCTCCTTTTACTCTCCTTTTTAATAATTTCTGCATAGATGTATTTCTCGCTAAATTAGCTTTTTTCTTAATAGCTCTGTTCACAGTTGTTACATCTCCAAAATGAAAACACCGTTCTTTCATTCGTGTGAGTCCTACATAAATCAAATTAGAATTTAACATATATGTATGCGCTGATGGAGTAAGCAAAATAACTACTTTTATACTACTTCCTTGAGATTTATGAATAGTAATACAGTATCCCAATCCACACATTTGCATTGCACTTCTATCGTACTCAACCAGAACATCGTCAAATTCAATAACAACCTTGTTTTGAGTTATCTCTCTAATTTTTCCGGTTTCACCATTTGCAATAAAAGTTTCTTTCGGAGCATCTTCTGAAACAAAATCATCTTCGTAATAAATCATTGCGTGATAATTATTTACATTTTGAATAATTATGTCATCTTTATAGTAGACTACATCACCTATTTTCATATAAGATTGGCTTCCATAATTTTTATTCGCTATTTTCTGTAGCTGATTATTAATTTCTACCTGACCAAAATCGCCTTTTTTATAAGAAGTCAACACTTGAATATCATCCACTGTGTAATTTGTAGACAATAGTTTCTTATATAAAGCTATTACATTTTTTACAAGTACGCTTGAGCCAACATTAATAAAAGCATAGTCTTTGTTTTCTCCAAAATATGTACACTGCTGTTTTACATCTTCAAGATATGTCTTACATTGTCTTACATCTGTTGCAATTTTCATCAAACCACCTTCGCCATATCTAAACACTTTAGTAAGCGTGACCGTTGGAATCAATTTTGACTGCATAAAATCATGTAACAAATTTCCACATGAAACAGATGGTAACTGTGCGTTGTCTCCAATCATAAGTAATTTTGTATGTTTAAAGTCAACCGCATCTACAACATGCTTAAACAGATTTAAATCAACCATAGAAAACTCGTCTATAATCAGAACATCACAAGTCATTTTCGCCTCTTCGTTGTATCCCCAATTGTTAGGCGGCATATACCCAAGACCTCTATGAATTGTACTTGCATGTTCATTTGTATTTTCTGACAAGACTTTCGCAGCTTTTCCAGTAGGGGAAAACAGTTCATATGATTTATTATTGTCTTTTAACATATGTATAATTGCTTGTGTAGAAAATGTTTTTCCTGTACCACCGGATCCATTTAGAATACAAATATTATATTTACATATGTATTCAAGAATCTTTATTTGTTCATCTGATAATTCACAATCATTATCAATGATTCTATATTTCTCGATATCGTAATCCCATGAAATATTGTTCTTTAATCCATCAATTATCGTTTCTGCAATAGCGCTCTCTGTTTCGTATGTAGATTTCAATGATACACACATTGTATCTTTATCGTAAATAATGCTTTCATGTTTGATGCAATCAACAAACAAGTCAGAACAAGCTGGAGTTAATTTCATACATTGATTTCTTAAATCAACAATATTCATTACTGTATGTCCATCATTTTCATTCTCTTCCAATAAATACAACACACATGACAAACATCTTTGCTTGCTCGTTTTTAAATCACAAGAAAATTCTATAATCGGGGTTTTACCATTTTTAATGTTGTTTATAGATTCTCTTTCTAGCTCTAGCAGAATAGAATCCGCTGTTTTAAAACCAACTCTTGCTAATCCACATAAACACTTATACGGATCTTCTCTCATTTTTTGTTTTATCATTTGTACAGACGAGTATTTTTCATGCAGTTTTTTTACCATAGATAGAGTTAGCATTCCTTGAAATTCCGTAACAATTTCTGCAAGACAAAAATTCTCAACAATCTTATTTTTGATTACTTCAAACGTATACTCTTTGATACCTGGCGTTTTGTTTAAATCAATATCCTCTAATCTATTATTGATTACCCTATCTACAATGTCTGGATAAACCTCGCATAGAACATCGGCTTGATTTTCTGTGAGAATTTCTCTTAAAAAGATATATGTTTCTTCGGCGCTCGTTGGTCTATCTCTCTTAATGTTTGTTACCTTGTAACCGTATCCATATTTAGATAACTGTTCAACTGCAGCAACTTCATAATTTGATCCAATACCAAGTTCGTGAATCTCACCTGTTAAAGTAACATTGCCATATTTTGTGAGCTTTATATCCGGATATTTATTTTTGTCAACATCAACGGCGTAGATTTTAAAATCTCCACCGTCATATGTCTTTCTAACCACAGAACATTTAAATTTAACTTCTTTTTTATCCATAATTTTTCATCACCTAATCACCTCATACTCTGTAAGGATATCTTCTAATTCGTCTGTCGCTTCCCACTTACCTTCTGCATTTGGTCGTTTCTTAAACTCTTGAGCGAAGTCATTTATTTTAAGAACAGACCACTGACCAAATGGGTCTTCCTTGAAAATTCTTCCTTGCTTAATTCGGGTTTTAATTTCTTTGCCAGTTCTAATTTGTCTCGCTGTAATATATGGTTTTGTCGTATCTTTGTAAGTTTTGAAATCTGTAACCATATAATACAGTGGAGAAACTTGTGAATTAGTATATAAAATTGAACCAAGATATTCTTTTTCAAATTTCATAGACTCTATAATCCCCATTGCTTTATTCTCTGCTTGTCTACTTAATTCACATAGCAATCCAATATTATCTAATTCCTTAAACAACGTAGCGGTTTCTTTTCCTGAATATTTTTTCATCAAAAATTCTGTTACTCCAAGTTCTTCGAGCTTCTTTTTGTTAATTTGTTTTTTACGAGCAAATTTATCAAAATATTGTATTAATTTCAAAAGATATTTATTTTCACCAAACTCCTTAAAGAAATTTAAACCTGTTAAAATCATAAGCTGTTTTGAATTGACAGAAGTTTTTTCATCGATATCAAATAACAACTCAAAGAAATTGCTATATTCATTATTCACTAATTCGTACAATTCATCTGCAATTTTTTCATTACAGAATTTAATGGAAGATATTCCTTGATATATCGAATTGCTATTTTTGTCAAACTGATATTCAGCTTTTGATTTTCTGAACTGAATTGGAAGAATTTCATAACCTTTTGATATAACATATTCTTTGATTTTTAGAGATTTTTCGTCGTCAGATGCATATATATTTAAAGCCGTTGTGAGAGTCTCTAATGGGTAATAATGTCGTAAATATCCACATGCAAATCCTAAAAATGAATATGGGTCGGCATGATTCTTTGAAAACAAATAATTAGATGCGTCAATAATAACTTGTAAAAATGATTCAATAATCTGTTCTGCATCTTCTTGTTCTACATCATAATCATCTTTCATTGTCTTTATAAAACCTTTAATATAGTGTTCAGATTTTTTACCATCTATATTGGTCATATATCCTCCGTCTTTTATAATCGGAATATCTGTTTCAGTTCCAGTTTTCTTACTAAAGTGACGACGTACAATATCAGCTTCTCCCATTGTAAATCCACAAAACCTATGTAAGAATTCAATAATCTGTTCTTGGTACACCAAAAATCCGAGTGTAGGTGCCAAGAATTTGTTTAACTCATCATTCCCATTGTCTCGATAAATACCTGCTGCCAATTTTGTTCTGTATGATTCACCAGCCGGTCGAATTGCTCCATTAGCCATACTCATCAGATCGATGTATGATAAATCAGGATTTTTCTCTTTAATTTTTTCAATAACCTGTGGTCGTAGAATATCTCTAAGATACGATCCAGCAAAATCAGATTCAAACTGAAATATTAAAGTTGTATCTTTTGCAATATCTTCCCATACTCCTTTATCCTCAAAATCCAGATTATCAGGTGTCAAAAACGGAATTCCTACCGCATCACATGTCTTGTAGATAAGCCCAACACAATCTAATCCCAATACATCAAGTTTTACGAAATTTAACGAGTCGATTTCTTTCATATTAATTTGCGAAATAGGTTTTTCGTCTGACGAAATATATAACGTCCCAAATACATCATCTACTGGATAAGGGGCTACAACTAACCCAGCCGCATGTCTACCTAAACTTGTGATCGTGCCAACTACGATATCCACATACTCAAACAGCTCTGAGTATTGCAAGCGATATTTTTCTTCTACAAATTCATGTTTATTCTCATCTTCCTGAACAAGATTTGACAATACCTGTGTTTCTTGTGGAGTCATCCCTAACGCACGTCCAACATCTTTGATTGCACCTTTCATCTTGACAGTATTAAATGTAATGATGTTACAACAATGTAATTTTTCTCTATTGAATAGATATTCTCTTACTTTCCATCTATCTTCTTTAAACCAATCTGAATCGATATCGGCAAGACTAACTCTCTCCTCATTCATGAATCGCTCGAAGTTCAGATTAAATCTTATTGGATCAACTTCTGTAATTCCTAATAAATATGCAATTAAGCTTCCAGAAACAGAACCTCTTGAATATCCATATTTAACTCCATTTTTTCTTAATTCCGTTTTATAATCTTCCTCTAGAAGCATAAAGTCTAATGCATTGTTATGGATATATGTTTTCAATTCATATACAATTCTGTCTTGGTATTCTTTATAATTCTTCTTTTTGTCAATACCTCTCCATTTAATCCCTGATGATATTTTCTTTTTTATTTCTAACAAAGAATCGTCATACAACTTTGGATATTTATATGAATAATCAAGCTTGAATTCTTCAATTCTGTCAGCCATTTTATTTGTTTCTTCTATTGCTTTTATATAAACATCTTTTGCAATAGCAAATTGTTTTTCATATGCAGATACTAATTCATCGTAACTTTTAAAGGTCATATCCCATGCAGATTCACTATCAAATTTAACATCTTTGCTTTTCTGCATAATAGCTCGTCCACGCATATGCTCATCATTTAAGGAATGCGTGTCTGTTCCTGCAATAAGCGGAATGCCATACTGTTCAGAGATTTTCACAAGATATTGATTATACTTTATCTGCATATCATCACAATGATGTTGAATTTCTAAATAGCATCTATCTTTATTTTTGATAAGAAAGTTCAGAAAATCTTCTTGAATATCAGGTGTTCCACTTGCTAAAATCCCTCCAATGCAAGCTGTTGTGATTAAAATATTTTCAGAAGTATTTATTAGCTCTTCAAACGAAATTCTAGGTTGATAATAAAAATGACCATCTCTTACAAAAGCCTTTGAAGATAAAGTATTCAGTTCCTTTACACCTTCATAATTTTTAGCAATTAGCACACAATGATAATTATCACGAACTTGGAATTTATTTTCTTCTAAAAACTCATATATTTTATTCTGCGCTTCTTCTGGATCAGTACCCAATAATGATTCACATAATTCAGTATCATCAGGATATTGATACAATTCTTTTGTTACATAGAATTCTTCTGCATGAATATATTTCATACCAGCCTTTTCAATCGCGTTTTTCTTGTGAACCCATTCAAGAACACTTCCATGTTCTGAGAACGCCATCGCTTTCATACCAAGAGATTTTGCATAGTCAATATATTCGTTGTATTTTGTAACACTATCGATATTTGTGACTCCATTCGATAAATCACTATGTAAATGATAAACCACATAATTCTTCTCCACTTACTCACCTCAGTTCTATAAATCATTTAACCAAGACATATCATCCTCGCCCAGTATTTCGCCCGGTGTATTAGATGTAATGTCCGCCCCAACACCTGCAAAAATATTATCTTGCTGCTCTTTCTTAGCATTTAGCTTATCCAAATATTTTTTATATGGTAGATGTACATTCGGAGAGTAAGCACACAATGTAGAAAAGTAATAGCTTTGTTTCTCTACTTGATCGTCTGAGTCCCAGAATTCATTTTCTGCTTCTGACAAATTATTGTCTTTCAGCTTCTGATATTTATTTTCTTTTTCTTCAATTTCGCAAATTGTGTCAATGATATCTGTCGTCCATTTATTCAAAAGCTCATCTGTAATCGGAACTGTTACAATACAATCATTCATTTTATATTTTTCTTGCACCTCTTCCGGAAGACATTTGATGTCATTTGTTTGCATAAGAAGATCAAGATACTCCAACTGTTTCTCCTCGTATCCACATTTTTTTAACCACATCTTCACACTGGTCTGCAATTTCACACCAATCTGATTTCTTTCAATTTCTCTCGTTGTCCATTTCCCATTTGCTTGCTGACAATCAATTGAGACATACTTTAGAAAATCCCATGAGATGCGAATCTTATCCATTGGAATCCCCATTTGATTCAGAGCAATTGCATACACAATTAACTGTCCGCATTCGTTTTCTGCTTTTTTACCTTTGTAAATGGAACTTGTTTTCCAATCTAAGATATGATAATTACCGTCATCATCCTTATAAACAGCATCAATATATCCCTGGAATACGTTGTTTCCAATTTTTGCAGTAACAAATCTTTCGATTTCCATATGCTGTTTAAACATTTTGTGATGATTAAAGAAATGCTTTAGACATTCATAATATTTTTGTTTGACACTTTCATTTTTCTTTTCGTCATTTCTGTCAAATTTTAGATCCGCCACTTCTGCGGTTAACCAAGAATCTTCAAATTTTTCATCCATTTCTTCATATTTAATATGTCCTAAATACAAGTTTTCCATAATATCATGTGACATCCCACCAGTTACCACATAAATACAATCATCTCTGTCTTCTGGAACATGCTTAATATATTTTAGATAGTACTCATATGGAGATGTATGGTATGCATTGAATTTAGACCAACTCCATAATCGATCAGTTTTGTAATAAGACATAATCTCTTTTAATTCTTCTCTTGTTTTTCTTCCTATGATAAACACCTACTTTCGTAACGATTTTAAATATTCTTTGTGTTCATGATCGTCATATACAGTCCTGTATTTCACCATGAACTCATATATCTGATTTCGCGCATCTGCTGGCGAATCTTTATCACCTATGATTCCCCATCTGTCGTACATATAGCTCACTTTTCTAATATGATAGAATTTCTCGCAGCAATGTCTTACATGATTAATATCAATATCCTTATCAAAACAGATAATTATTTCCTTATTTAAACCGATTAATATCCTTGCCTGTTCATCTGATATTTCATGTCCAGAAACAGCAACGCATGTCGAATCACAAAGACTGTCTCTTTTTAATACAGATTTTTCACTTTCTACAACCACGACATAATTTGATTTTTCAATCGACTCTCTATTTTCATATAAACCATATAAGTTGATTTGCTTTGGATATCCTGGAGTAATGTAATATTTTTTGATATCGAATAGATCATAATTTTCAACCGTTGTCCTCATGTTGTATCCCATTAACTCGCCGGTAAGCCAATACCGTAATGGAATTACATTTCTCTTGTATTTATAGCTGTATCCAAGACTAAATTTTTTGACCGTCCACGGCATGACGCCTTCTTTATACCAGTCTATATGTATATAAGGAACAAATGTATCAAGCTCTTTCTCATCGCGCACTTCAAAGTCAAGTACATTAACCTTTTTTCGCCTTGTTTTAACCTTTTTAAATATCTGTAATGGGTCTATTTTTTCTTTTTTCTTTTCTTCCTTTTTGAATGAAAGTTCAAGATCTAAAATCTTATGTAAATTTTTCACAGCTTCCCATGTTGTATGCTTCTTATGTTTGGCATATAAATTGTATTGAACGAGTGTGATTATGTCTGATTTATCATCAAAAAATGTTTCCCTTGTATAATCTGTGACATTTAAATATTCGTTATTTTTTACAGTCACGCATGATTTGTTGTCGCCATCTATATTTCCGCACGAATAATATTCTTTGTTTTGATGGTAAACAATGTGGTGACAACCTATCTCCTGTAACACAAACTCAATCTTGTTTTCTTTATATATGTAAGTTTTTAATTCGCTAATCGTCACAAAACTGTTTACCGCCTTTCTAAAAGTCTACTGGAACATTTGTTATTCCAACCTCTTTGATAATATTTCTGGACATATCATGCTCGATTACTACCTGATATCTATTTGCTGAACCTTCACGATTCTTAATAATAAATAGAATCTGATAATGTTTGTCCTTATCTAGTTTTACCGGAATTTTCGTCTTTCCATTTTTACCTTCTAATTTATATACTCTTAATTCTCTCTTTTCCCCTGTATATTCATCATCGTATAAATCACGAATCATGATACATGTTGATGCAACATCAATGATATTTTTAGACATCCCGATATTATCCTGTGTATAATACCTTTGCTTCACACTACCCTTTGCCAGCTGAAATGTAATTAAAATATGAAGGTTTTTCGCCTCTGGCTTAATAACATCATTAATCTTTACCATGTTCTGTTGCATTTCAAGCCATGATTTTTCACTTACATTACCTGCGTCAAGTTTAAATGTATCTAAAAGAAAATACTTAACTCCCATACTTGAGTATTTCTTTATTGTTTTTATCGCATTTTCTGTTTTATATTGTTGGAATGGAAGAATTGTAATGATATGATTGTCTGTTTGCTCTTTTAGCCAATCTGCTGCCTTGTATAGAATTTCTTTTGTTCCTTTTTCAAAATGTCCATCTCTTACAACATGCTTCTGTAGATCATCTTTAATGATGTTATTTGCTACAAATACAAGAAGTTCCCTCTGCCACTTTCCTAAACCGTCCTCATTAACAATGATTACAATTCTTTCTTTTTCTTTTATGGCTGTTGGGATAACTGCATTTCTTGCAAACGTTGATTTGCCGACATTACTCAAACCGCCAACCAAAGTAATACTCCCCAGATATTGACCACCGGTTTCTTTCGTAATAATATCCATATTATTATATGGAAGACCGACTGCATACCCCTCGTCCAATTTCTCAATCAACTCGTATATTCCGTCACAAATGTCGTAGCTTTTTACATCGTAATCAATGTTTGAAAAAATATCGTTGAGCTGTGCTTCCCACTCATTGTAAATTTCCTCTGCGGTCATATCGCAATAATCACTTAATCTATCATTAACAGCGCAACGCATCTTTGCCAATTTAATTACGCTATTCCATTTTCGAAGTTCATCAATATATCCGTAAAGATTTTCTGATTTTACATATCCTCCTGCCGCTTCGATAGTTTCATATCCACCATACTCATCATATTTTTCTCTTAACTTTGGATGCTTTTCAAGATACAAACCAACAGTAATTTCATCTAATGTTTTTTTCTTTTCTACCTTTATAATGTCATCCGCAATTGTCCAGTAAACTCTCCAAACATTATTGCCAAACTCTTCTAAATGTAAATTTGTCTCATAAATCAAATCTGAATTTTTGTATAAAATCGCAACAATATTTGCCTCATCAGCTTCTTTATATTTGTTTACTTGTTTGATAGTTTCAATTAATTCCTTTTCAAATGGTGTTAATTTTTTTGCGTTTGTTTTTGTTGCCATTTGTTACTACGCTCCTTACCATAAATTTTTCAATTTGTCGTTCTTCAATTCTTTGGTCTTTGTTTGGTAATGAGCCGCTTTATGTGTCAGAATTTCAGTATCCATATTTTCGACTTTTTCATCGTTGCGTTCTTTTCTTTTAACCATCTCATAAACGTCATTAATATTGTTTTTTACAATTGCACAAATGTAATTAACCTTTTGCATTTCTGACTCAAATGTTTTTCCAGATAATGCAGCCAATATTCTTGGTCTGCATATCTGGAATGTGTATAAAATGATTTTGTATGGATACTCAGCCTGATTTTCAATAAGTCTATTTTCGATAAACTTTCCCGTTCTTATCCCTTTTAATTTTCTGCAAATGTTTTGCGGAATGTTTTGATTATCGTCGTAAAATAAGATCTCTTTTTTTACATAGTCATACAATTCACTCCACTCTTTTTTCTCAACTTCTGTCATCTTTATCGGTTCAGGCTTTACTCTCATTACATCACCACCTTAAGCAACAATACTTAACGCCTGTTCAGCAATCGATAAATCATCAATCAAAGTTGGATTTGTATATCCGTGTTCTTTTGAAAACTCAAGAAGAGGCTTGATTGCTTCCATATTTCCTTTGTTATCTTTAATAAAATCTTTAATCTGTTCGATTACAGATTCGATTTTTTTCTCTTCCTTTTTCTCAGCCTCTTTTTTCGCAAGCTCTTTCAGCACTTCCGCTTCTTTTTCAGCCTGTTCTTTTTCGGACTGTTCAAATGTTTTCCCAGATTTAGCCTGCTCTGCTTTAATTGCATCTGTAATCGCCTGGATAAATTCATCTGTATCAAATGCAACCTCATCAACAATATCTGCAAAACGGGATCCGCTGTCTAACGCCATATTGTCATCTCTAAACTTGATTTTTCTATGCTGATCAACAATTTTATTTACAGTGATATCTTTTTTTGTTACAATGTTTTTCTTTCCGGTTTTTTCTGTAACAATTGTTCTGTCATAGTACCCAAGCCCAAGGAAATGCATTTTCTTTTTCAGTAGATTGAAATAAACCTTTTCAACATCTGATGTTAATGTCTGATAAGTTGTTCCTGTTGCAATATCTGTTACTTCTTTGTTCTTTACATGTCCAATAACAATTGTTGCTACACCAACTTTTCTTAAATCTTTAATGATATTGAACATAAGCTCAAATGCTTTTGCCTGACCTTTCTGGAATCCATTCCATGCTCCATCAATTGTATCTGCCTTTTTATCCATGTGGTCTTTGTTCCACAATCTAATCGCTTCCTGCTCTGCCAACTTAATCCAACCATCGTATGTATCCACCACAATTGCTCTTAAATCTGCATAATCTGTCGTTTTATTATCAATAATATCTTCTACGATATCTTCTACATCTGCCCATTCATCACAATCTTCATACACAATTCCTTCGATTGCATCTGCACCGGCTTCTCCATTCATCTCAAGAAAAATGTATCCTTCTTCTCCTGCTAACTTTTCACATACTTCTTTAATAAGTGTTGTCTTTCCAATTTTAGGTTCCCCTAATAAACAAATGTTATATTTAAGCGGATCAATTTTTACTTCATTTTTCTTTCCAAATCTTCTTGCCATAAGTTGTTGTCCTCCAAAATTAAATGTATTGTGTTTTGTATTATTTTCTGTCTATGCAGTTATGTACTGCATAGACTTGTTTGCAATTCATATTTATAGTTTCTTATTTGTGTTTATCTTAAGTTGTGTATTTTAACCAAGTGCATCAAGCCAAGACATATCGTTTGGATTTGTTGCCTCCTCATTTGTCTCATCTTCTCCATGAGTATCTTCAACTGCATCTTCTGATTCTTCTTCATACATAAAATCAAGAGTTAAATCATCTTCATCATATTTCTGTTCAAACTTCTGAAGCACTGGTGTTTTTGTCCCGTCTTTCCCTTCAACATTTTTAATCAATGGTCTTCTAATAACCATTCTCTTTTCTTTTCCTGAATTCACTGTACATTTCTGAAGAGCTTCTTCCAATGTAAATACTCCAATCTCAATAAGGGCTTTAACATCGTCAGGGATATCATCTTCTGTTGCTGTTACAAGTGCGCCACCCTCAATCAGATCTCCTTCAAATGTAATCTCTGTAACTCCTCTTTTTACCTTGAAAAGTTTTTCAATTACTTTCTGTGAAATTTCTGGTTTAGTTAGGTCAAGTTCATACTCAAATGCTTTGTCATATGGGATATTGCATCTAACTTCTTTACCTTTGTACTCTTTTACATAATCGAGAATCTTTGCATAGATAGGTAAAATTCCTGTTGATTTGTCCGGCTTTCCAACGCTATCCCTTGTAAGCAACATTGTCTGTGTGAAGTTGGCATGATACTTACTTCTGTCATCTGCTTTGGAAAGCACAAGACTAGAAATCTCTTTTCTTACTTTTACATTTCCTTCGTATGAAGAATATTTAAGCTGTCCTTTTACATTAACAACCATTCCATCCTCAAGGTTTTCATTGATATAAGCAATCATGTCATATGGTGTTAAGAATTTCTTATAAAATACTTTTCCATTTTTATCTTTTTCAAGACCAACAGTCATGAAGCATAAATCACCTACAGATTCCAGAATTTTTTCATCAAATCTATCATCCCAATCAATTGTGAATCTGTTTTCGAAATCGTCTTTTCCGTCTTCGTCTTTTCCATGCACATAAACAACATTGTCACGTTCTGCACCATATCCACCCATGAGTTCTGCATAAACTGTTCCACACACATCACCACAATCAACTCCAAGATTTAAGGAGTTATAAACCCAATCAGATTTCTCGGAACGCTCGTCCAATTTGTATGTATAATCAGCATTAATCTTTGCCTCTCCAACTAACACAAATGAATTTGCCCATCCTTTTTTCTCTAATACTGCCTTTTCTTTTCTTGCCATAAATTCAATCTCCTTCTAAATGTATATTTTTTATATGTGAACGACCGCGTAGCAGCCGGAACATAGAGTTACTAATATGTAAATTTCTATGTAAACCCCGAAAATGGGTGCATTTAAGAAACTGTCGCTCTTTCACGACAAATTTTTAAAATATTCAATTCTATAATTGTGATTTATAGAAACTATTGATTTGCAATTTTATATGTGAATTATCTTACTCAATTGATAATTCTCTTAGATCTGCAACTGTCAAATCAGTTACATAGAAGAATTCTGTGTGTGATCCAAAATCTATTTTTAATTTATCATTCTCAAGATATAATCGTTGGTAATATGCCTTGAATCCTCTGTCTTCTAATACTTTATGTATATCTCTCCAAAGCTCTTTTTTGTTCCTCGGATGAGATATGCCCTTGATCTCGTTTTTGTTTGTATGAAATTCCAGTTTCATTCGATTTTCACCCCCAACAAACGTAGCAACCATGCGGGTTCGTGAAATACAAATTTTTGAATTTTTATATTATTGCACATCTTATTCGCCATTTTATTCTAATTCACTCTTGTCAATTCTTTGTCCACACTTCGGACAAAAATCATATTCATCATAATCAATTTCATAATGTTCATTACAGTTTGGACAGATCCATATGTCCCATATAAATGTTCCATCTGGGGCATACCCGTCTCCCTCGATACTTGGTTTCTTCGCTGTATCACGAGATTCCAATTCATGTATATGTTCTGTTGTAATCCCAGGCATGACTCTAACAAAACGGATGATGTCTAACAATGTTCCATAATTTTTAGGAGCCTCATCGTCATCTTTGAAGCCATACAAAAGATTCAATACATCTTCTTTTTTTATTAACTCATTTCCCATTTCTTATTCTCCACAATCAAATACCTAGTTCTGTTTTATATGTAAGCCTATCCATATTACAAATCCTGTCTTTCTGGTAAATTTGCAATTTGTCTTGCTAATTTTGCCTGTTCTTCCCAATCTAGTTCATTACAACATAATGCATATAATCCTTCGTCATCATCTTCTTCATATTTTTGCATACACATAAAATCTTCAACCTCACTTTTCCACTCAATAGGACAATAATCACAAATGTATTTTGTATATTCACAACAAAAACAATTACTTGTTACATAATAAAACCCTTTTCCTTCACAATATTCTTTTTTTAAAACGTTAATATGTTGATATTCTTTTTCTTCTTCAATCCTGTCAGCAATCCAATTCCACATTTTTCTGTGCCATGAAACTGTTTCTTTTCTTGTTAATTTCATCTTATTCTCCTTATGAAATAATGCTTCTTTCATTTTTTTACTATCAACAAGCCAAGTAAATAAGTGCAATCACATAATGTATAATTTGATCCTGAGTATAAGTTATTTTATTCCATCTTGCTTTTAATGCATCTGTTACTACATGAACAATAAAAACAATTGGTAGCTGCCATGTAAATCCAAACACAATATAAAATGGGACACAATACAGAAGACAGTGTACAAACAAGTGATACCAGTTCTGACCTTTTGTCTTTGCAATAAAATCACATTGTAAAACGTAGTCACCGATCAAATGACACATAATAATATTTAATATCGTCATATTTCTTATTCTCCTCTAATCTAATAATCCATCAAGAAATTTTGTAACTTTATAAACATCAAATTTAGATCCTGCTGCTTTAGGATGACCACCTCCACCATATTTTTTAGTAATCATACCCATATCAATATCATCTCTTATTGTCCTGTACGAAACCGAACATGTACTCATATTTACAATTGCAATATAATCGAGTTCTCTATTCAATTTGCATAGTTCGTTTCCTAGCTCGCTGATGTATTTATCTGCAAAAACAATTCCATACATATATTCTCTATCACATTTAACAATAATCATTTTATCTTTATCTTTGATATATTTTTCAATTTCATTCTTATTAAAAGTCAACATCAAGCTTGATTCTTCATCAAAATGAGGGAAACTACCAGATTCAATACTTCTAATACACCACGTTTCAAATCTTTCTCTTCCATATAAATACATCAAGTCATTTACATCTTTTGAAACGAGTCCGGCTTTGCCAAGTGTTGACCATCTCCATGTGTCGTAATCTGTTACAATTCTTACAAAATCACTTACATCCACATCTAAATATTTATGGTCAATCAGGTATTTACTAAATAATTCTGTACCGCTTGTCATAAGTCCTGTATCATTATTCTCTGTTTTAACAGTACACCAATCATATTTATTGAGTTCTAATGCTGTTTTGTGATGGTCAAATAATTTAAAATTATTTTTATATTCCCTGTCAATCACAGAAGCCAAATCATCCTTAATACTAATGTCTGTAATAAAACATGTATCATGACCTTTGTCCATTTTGGTGATATATTCTCTTACAAGTGTATCTACTTCATCATAGTCACAATATGTAATGTCTACATTTTCACTGAATGTTAATCGTGCCAGAACTGTACAACCAATTCCATCAAGATCATTATGTGTGAATAATTTAATCATCCTTCCAATCCTCCTCGTTATATTGCATCGTCAGCCAAACTTGTAAAGACACCTCTGTTGTCCTTCCTTTATTCTCCCAGTTCCCATTTGGCATATGCCATCTTTCCCATGCCCAAATAGAAGGAATTGAACCATCATCTTTTACATAATTTGATTTATTGCCAACGCTATTAGCCCATTTACTAAATGCTGCTCTTGCTGCTTTAAGTATTTTTGGATATTCTATTCCAGATGTCTTAATCCCATAATATCGATACACAATTTCTGCAATTTCTCTGTCACTTAATCTTGCTAATTGTTCTTTTATAAAATCCGCATTTGTCATACTCTTTACCTATTATTATATTTCTCAACTAACTGATCTCTTGTAACACCGAGTAATTCCATACAATAATCCAGTAACACATCATCCGAATAATCTTCATTTCTACAATACTTGCAGCTACCCGGCACATAATGCTCGCAGTCTGTACAACTGTCGTATTTACAATGCTTTTTTCTATATTCATACATAAGGTCATAATCGTCTAAATCTGGATGTAATTTGCAATGTTCTCGCACATAACCATCTTCTTCAGCGCATTCATCACAGCACCATTTTGTACTACAGGTTTCGCATGATACATATTTTCCATAATCAGAAAATGTTTCTCTGCAATTTTCACATGTATAAAATTCCACTCCCATTATTCATCCTCCTCATCAATCGTAACTACTGTTCTCTCCGGGACAATCTGTTCAGGAATAACCTTCTTTACGATTTTATGTACTTCCGGTTTTTCATACTCATAATAATAATCGCTAAAATATGATCCTGAACGAATAATACACAGAGTTAATGCAATATCAAATTTCTTAACAGTATTCCAGTTATCATCGCACTCACACAAAATACCTGTCTGATATTTGTATTGATATTTCCCTTGGTCATCCCAATTTTCGTCTTCTAATAATTCTGTTTTGTATTTTTTACTATTTAAAACCGCTCCAGAATATTCTAAATTACACTCGTCAAATTCTTTCACAATTTTCTGCGCTTCTTCCAAAGACATTTCTTCTAATTCTTCATAATTAATATCAAATTCTACCATATTTAATTCACTCCTTAATGAAACTAAATTTTCAAATCTTCTGAATTTATTTCTATCTTTCCACCAGATTTTAAATCAACAAGATAACATTTTTTTACGGAGAGATTTCCAAAACATTTAATTTTAATAATCTCATCTTGTCCATCGATTTTTTCTAAATCATATATACAAAAATAGTCTGGGATTTTTAATTGATACTCTTTCCCATTAATATACACGTAATATTCACCATCACTATATGATCTACATGTTATTTCTCCATCTGAATGTTCTAAAATTCTTTCGATACGATTATACTTTTCTTCTAGCTCCTCAAATCTATCCTTGCTAACCCACACTTCTTTTAACACCTCTTTCATTTTTATTCCCATCTAAATCCAACAGAATATCCAATAATCTGAAATGCTTTGATTACTACAAATGTCACAACTGTTAATTCCAAGTTAAAGTCAATAGGTAAAATCAACGTTAATAATTTCATCGCTCCACATACAAGCAAACACTGAATGGAATACAAAATGTTGAAAAATATAAGCGCTGAGAATCCTGTAATTTTAAAGTTCTTTTTCATATCATTCTCCGTTTTAAATCTTTACACAACTGCAGCTTTTTAAATTAATTACATATTTATTGACATTCTTCTCTCTATACTTATCCATGTATGTTTCTTTCAACTTAATAATATCTTCGTCATCTTTATCCTGCTCTGCTTCAAAAACAGCTCCTGGATCATTATCTTTTCCACCCAAAAGAACGCCTTTTACTTTATATTCTCTACCATTCTTATAGATATAAAAACAATCATGAACGCATTTTCTTCCTTTGTCAGTATCTACAAAATGATCTCCTTTTGGATTAACAACAACTATACCTTTTTCGTTTCCATATTTAAAATGTCTGTTAATTTCATCAAACTGCTCTTTTAAATCTTCGTAAAGATGAGTATAGTACCAAATATCACTATAAATTTCTCTAACTAATTTATTTGTATCTTCTACTGTTTGAAGTAATGCATCATATTCCATCTTGCTAACCCACATAATCAATCCTCAACTTCAAAATAATATTTCTTTAAGCGTTCCTTTCCAATAGAGTCAACCGCTTGCGCCCCGATCTTTTTGGATGAAAAATAAATATCATTCCTCTTGTGATAATATGCATTTGTAAAATATACGTCTCCATCCATATAAGAATAGTACATACACCATTTTTCTTGATCCTCATCTGTCCAATCAATTTCGTATTCATTATTCTCTTCTGCGAATCGTCGAAGCTCTGTTTCTACTTTTGCTTTTTCTAAAGCAAACTCCGCTTCTTCTTCTGTTTTAAAACAATTACCAATTCCATAACAACCATTATCTGTAGAATCATTAATCCACCTAAAGCTATTAATTACACCACATCCAGATATGAAAAAATACTTTTCATTGTTTTTAGGCTTACACACCTTCCATTTTGACCCGTTAGATTTTTGAATCAGCTTCATCAACTGTTTTCTTTCTTCCTCTGAAAGATTCTCCATATTTACGGTAATATTATTCTCCATACTTAAACTCCTCTTCATTCAAATCAATTTTTACATTCTGCCATTTCTTATAAGCACCCAGGTATAATTCATTTTTATCCCCGTTATATGTAAGCTCATAATACATGCCATCAGAAATATTTGTACTTAACAATGCTTTATGGTTCTGCAGCGTCTTGCAGTACCAAACAACATATACATCTTCCTGTGTAATAGACATATTATCTGTTTTATCTGAATTTTCGTTGAAATACTTCACTACGTTTTCCTTACACAAACTAATAAACTTTTCACTACTCATAATCGTATTCTCCTTTTTCTTTTCTAGCTTTTTTACAATTTCTCTTGTATCTTCTAATAATTTTTTTAATTCTAAATATGATTCACTCGGTTTGCATTCCTCATCATGATCTCTTGTAAACGATACACATTTGCCATTAGTCTTATCTTCTACAATTAAGAATTCACCTTTATTTTTAATAGCTTCAAACTGTTCATGCCAAACTCTTACATGTCTTACATTACTAAAATCTAACCCTGATGGTACTGACATATTATTCACCTCCTACGAAACGAAAGTTTCATCTTAATATTTTTCTAAATACTGCATATAGCTGTGACACCATATGCAGCTAAATTTATTTACGTTTTCTTCCAAAAAAGAACCCAATGCAAGTTGCCATTACGATACACACAATAAATACCCATATATTTAATACAATCATTTATTACCTCTTTTTCTTTTCATTTCTTCAATTGTTTGTCTTGCATTTCGTTCTCTCTCGCTTGCTTCAAGTCTCATGTCTTGAGCTTGTACACTAGAGTCAAAAGCAATTCTACTTCCTTCTGCTCTTCGCCTCGTTTTCTTGGCTCCTTCTCTGACTCTCTCTAGCATTCTTTCACTCTCATTATTCATATTCATACTGTCCATACTTTGATGGAGTTCAATAATCTGACTATCTGCTTCCATCTGGAATAAAACCTGTTCTTTTTCCTCTTTTAATTTCTGAAGATCTGAACTTGCCTGATTCCTAATTTCTTCCTGATGCATTTTAGCTTGTTTCATTTCTTCTATCGTATCTTTTAATACCTTGATTTTGTTCTCTACTGTTTCTTTTTTCATAGCATATTGCATTGCAGAATTTTCATCATTATTATCTAAACATGCGTTAATTTCTTTTGTGATACGCATAATTTCTTTATTCGCATTGTATAAATCCTTTTCTGCGCTGTCTAATCTTCCAGAAATCTCCGCATATGTTGTAGATGCTTTATTATAAAACTCTTCTTTATCACGAATAGCTGCATTGTAATAATCTTTTGCCCCTTCTGGAGTAGACGCATCTTGTCTCATTACTTCGTCTGTTCTTCCTTTTAATTTCACTCTTAATTGTTTTCCAAACGAAGAATTTAAGAAAATAACGACTAAAATAACAACGATTGCGACCAATACAATAAACATAAAATTTGTCATATACTTATTCTCCTATTCAACATCAATTCCGTATGTGCGACATAACGCTTCAAGCCCACCGTTATAACCACTTCCAACTGCTTTAAACTTCCATTCATTGTTGCGTCTATAAATTTCTCCAACAACAATCGCTGTCTCAGTAGAAAAATCCTCGCTCAAATCATATCTTAATAGCTGTTCTCCTGTTTCTTCGTCTAATACTCTAATATACGCATTTTCTACCATTCCAAAATTTTGTAACCTATTGTTTGCATCATAAATTGTTACCGCAACGGATATTTTTTCACTATTATTCGGCAAATTCTGAAGATTTACTTTAATTACCTCATCATCACCTTCTCCATCGCCAGTTCTGTTGTCACCTGTATGGATGACACTTTTGGTTGAGTTTGAAAGGTTTCCATAAAACACAAAGTCCTTGTCATTACCAACTTTTCCGTTTGCGCCTGTAATAAATACAGACGCATCTAAATCGAAATCAGATTCTCCATCATAATGATTTGTATCCCATCCAAGTCCAATAAGAAGTTTATGTAATGATGGTCGACCTTTTGTTAGATCTACTCTTTGTCCCTTCTCAAGATTAACAGACATTTCTCGCACCTCATTTCTTATCTGTAATTTTCTGTTAATTCGCTAATACTTTTATCTGTAGTTCCTGTTCCAATAGCATTGAATTTCCACTCATTATTTTTCTTATACAATTCTCCAAAAATCATTGCAGTTTTACCAGCGTAATTATCGGACAAATTGTATCTACAAATTTCATTTTTGCTAGACTGATCTACAATTCTAATAAATGCATTTTTAATCATCCCAAAATCTTGTTTTCTTGCATTACATGCATAGATGTTAACTACAAATACAATTTTACCAACATTTTCTGGCATATTTTTTAAGTCAACTGTGATCTGTTCATCGTCTCCGTCACCATCTCCTGTTAAGTTGTCTCCATGATGTAAAATGCAACCATCACTTGACCGGCGTGATCCGTAATAAATAACATCCATATATTTATCTTCGTTGCTTAAAACAATTGCTGAAGCATCACAATCAATATCATGTGTTCTACCAAACAATCCTTTTTTCGCCGCATCCCAACCAAGCCCCACAACTACTTTCTCAAGACCATTTACTTCTTTTGATAAACTGATTTTCTGACCTTTTACTAAATTTACTGACATATTCTTATTCTCCTTTTTAATTCTTTTTTTCTTTTATACATTCAATCCAAAGTTCTTTGCAATAGCTACAAATCCATCATTATATCCGCATCCAATTGCGTTAAATTTCCACTCTCCATTTTTACGATATAGCTCCCCAGCAACGATACCTGTTTCAAGAGAGAAATCTTCATCTAATTCATACTTAAATAGTTCTTCATTTGTATCAGCATCATATGCTCTAATATATGAATTGGACACCATCCCAAAATTCTGAAGCCTATCTTCGGCGTTATAAATTGCTGCAGCAAAACTGATTTTTTCAATATTCGATGGAATCTTATTCAACTCTACTTTCATTGTTTCGTCATCGCCAGCTCCTTCGCCGGTTCTGTTGTCACCAGAATATACAATTGCTCCACTTGGATGACATGGCTGGTTATAGAAAATAAAGTCCTGTTCACCAGTTACTTTACCGTTTGCATCTGTTAAAAATGCAGATACGTCAAGATCAAATGGTGCATTCCCATCATATTTGTTCGTATCCCATCCTAAACCAAATACAACATTTTTCAATCCGTCATTTCCTTTTGTTAAATCAACTTTCTGACCCTTTACTAAACTAATTGACATATTCATGTTCTCCTTTTTAATTATTTGTTTTTGCAACTGCTTTTCTTACTAAATCAACTGGTATTACCATAAACGCAAGAACTACAATAATTAACCAATGATTGAAATCTAACGGTGTTACCTTAATCAATTCACCTGCAAAATTGCAAAGTATTACAGTAATCATAAAAATGCTAATTGCGATATATCCAAATAATTTATTTTTTCTAATTCCTTTTAATAGATTGAAACTATCTGTTCTAATATTAAATCCGTTAAACACTGCCATAAAACATAACAATGCGAATCTCGCAGTCATTGCCTCTACATCCGTTAAAAACATTTTAGAAATAGGACTAAGAATGATTACTCCATATAATGCAATAAAAGATATTGTACTAACTGCAATTCGTGTTTTGGCTCCCCTTATAAATAATCCGGAACCTTTTTTAATTGGCTCTTCATACATGTATTCTTCTTTTGGTGGCTCTCCTCCAAAAGAAAGTGAATTCAACGAATCCATAATAATATTTACAATAAGAATCTGTACCGATGCTAGTAATGATCCAACTGCTACAATCGGATACAACACACTCAAAATAAGTAAAGAAATGTTAATCGGTAACTGGAACTCTAAAAACATCATAATGTTGTGCATAAATGTTCTTCCTAGTTCTACCGCTTTTACAACTGAAGCAAAATTATCGTCTGTAAGCACAATGTCTGACGCTTCTTTTGCAACATCGCTTCCTGTTTGCATTCCAAATCCAACATCAGAACGTTTTAATGCTGGCGAGTCATTTACCCCGTCTCCTGTCATCGCAACAGATCTACCAATCTCTTGAGCTAAAGTAACAAGTCTCAATTTTGTATTCGGAGAGCATCTTGAAATTACTCTCAATGATGGGATAATTTCTTTGACATCTTCATCACTCATATTTTCGAATTCATCATTTGTGAGAGCTACATCACCATCTTTGTAAATTCCGCATTCTTTTGCTACCGCAATTGCAGTTTCAATACAATCTCCTGTAATCTCAATAACTTGAATACCAGCTTTATGTGCAATATTCACTGCGTCTGGAACCTCGTCCCTAACAGGATCAACGACTCCAATAATACCAAGTAATGACATATCTTCCGGTAGTTTATTCTCTTCTAACTTTTCATTTTTAGAAGACAACGCAATACATCTCATAGATTTCGTTGTCATTTCTCTAAGTTTATTCTGAATCGCTTCTTTGTCCTTAGATGTAAAAGATTTTCTATTTCCTTCCTCATCAATCATAAATGAACACTTTTCAATAATTCTCTCAGGCGCTCCTTTATAATATGTAAGGTTGTCCTTTGTAGTAAACGCTGAATATTTATTACTACTGCTAAACACTTGCTTGTCTAACATTTGAATATTCTTATTAATATTTTTGTATTCATCTGAATTAACTAAGGACATCATGGCTCTATCAATTGAATTTCCACCAGTAATCATCCCATCTTTGTCAAATGTAGAACTGTTGTTCAAAACAATGTTGTTTTTCATTTCATTCCACAATTTTGAATTCATATCAATTTCTTTTGTATTTGAACCAATAATTATCTTTGGAGTCATAACACCTGTTGTTAATGTTCCTGTCTTATCAGTACAAATAATGTCAACATATGCTAATTCAGGAATTTTACCTGGATTCTTGGCAAGAATATTGAACTTCTCCATTGTTTTTACGTTCTGTTTGGTAACAAGTTTTACAATTAATGGAAGTCCTTCCGGAACTGCAGCAACAACAATGGTTAATGCAACTGAAAAATTCTGTGCAAATTTCTGAATTAAATTGAAAATGTCATCCGAAAAATATTTTGAAACACCAACTTCCATAATTCCAGAAACGGTAAGAACAATAAACGTAATTGATGCTGCAATCGTTCCCCACTTAGAAATAAAGCCACTTAAATTATCTAACGCAATATCAAGAGCTGTTTTAGGAGCCTCTAGTGTTTGCATTTTTACCAATGTATCTCCATTGACTGTATTTACACCAACATCTGTGACAACCATTTTTCCTTCGCCGGACATCACGGTTGTTCCTGCAAACAAACAATTCTGATTTGTATACGCATCTGTCGATGTTGTTTTCTTATGAATATATCCATCAATCGGCGTTTTCTTACACTCTTTTGTTTCTCCATTAATTGCAGCATTGTTAACTGAAATTTTACCTTCCATAAGATATCCATCTGCAAAAATCTCTTGTCCCATTCCTACACAAACAACATCTCCCACAACCAATTCATCTTTATTGATTGTTTGCAATTGACCATTTCGTATTACATCACAATACCTAATAGATGTTTTTGCTCTTAATTCTGCTGCTGATTTTTGTACACCCAACCCTGTCTTAACCGCGATACAAGTTACAATTGCAAGAACAAACATAATCATAAGCGGTTCAGATAATTCCATTACACCTAAAAACCCCAACACCATTTGCAACATGGCAATTGCAATTAAAATCATAGTGATTTTTTCACATAGAGCATCTTTTGCAAAATGATACCATTTTTTTAATTTCGGCTCTGGTAATTTATTAGAACCGTACTTTTCTCTGTTTTCCACAACTTGTTCATTTGTTAATCCGTTCATCTTACTCTCCTTTTTCATTTTCTTTATGTAAATCACCAATCTCTTTCATGGCGCGTACATACGCTTCTTTCTGAATATTAATTGCTCTTTCACGTTTTTTCTTATCTCTTTTTACTTTTCGCTCATGAGCAAGTCTCTTTTTCATTGCTTCTTCATGTTTCTTATTCTCTTCTTCAACAAGTTTTCTATCATGTTCTTTAATTGCCTTATCGACCATCTTTACATATTTCTTTTGGTAAGAAAGTTCTGTTGCCATATGCTCAATTCCTTCTAATGTATATTTGTCTTTATACATTTTTTTTGATAAAGCAACAAATAAACCTCTCTGTAAATCAAACTTGTCCTTGTCATCACAAACAACTTTCTCCTGTGTGTTATCACTAAAATCAACTCTAATTACTTTATTTGGAAATAAAATTTCAAAACTAGAAATTTCAATGTTATTATTATCTTCGTATACAGATGATTTAGAAATTTCTAATCCAATTCCACTGCACATCTCCTTACATAGATTATAAGTCGTCTTTACTTTATAAAAATCTTCCTTCATTCTCTATTCTCCTTTTATCTATATGTTTTATAATATCTATAACAAAAATTAGTCAAAAAATAATAAAGCTATATACATATTAAATTTATTTCATTTTATTTAATCATAATTCCGAAAAATCAAAGTGCTCACCGCAGCTACACTCAACTGTTCCAAACACTCCAATTGATGTTGGCGTAAATTTATATGTATAGCTTCCGCCAATTGCCCCACCATATCTCATCTTTTTAGAATATTTTGTAATTCCATGAACTTTTTCTTCGTGTTCATTCTTCCATTTCTTAATTCTCTCATTTTCAATCTTTGTAATTGGGAATCCGCGCCGAAGATCTTCTCTCATATTATCTAACTGTTGATTCATCTTCTGAATTTCTTCATCTTTGCTATATTTGTCTGTCAGTCTTTTATTCTCTTTTACAAGACGGTCAATGTGCATGTCTTTGTTTTTACATTCATCCATAATAAAATCAACTGCATCCTGAACTGTCCTACAAGTTTTCTCTGATCTCACCAGCATAATTAGTCCTCTTTTTTCTTATTCTCTTTTTGATTTACTCCAACATTCGCTATTTTATAAAGAATATCGTATAACCATTCACGAAAGCTACACTTTCGTGATTCAAATTTATCAGCTATGTAACAAAGTAATATAATTACAAATATAATTACAGGTGAAAACCATCCGCATAAACATATACATAATAAATCTCTTACATTAAAATAATCCTTTAAATCTTCTTTGTTATATTCACTTTTCCTTAAAGTACTAAGAAGCAAAAACAGCCATGAAAGAAAACCTACAAAAATCCACGATACAATAATCACTAAAATCCACCTCCGTTCTACTGCAGTATAAAACCAAGATTTAATTCATTTGACTTGTTCATTTGTTCTTCCTTACAATTCAATATAATTCCATCTTTTCTTATCTTCGTATTTCCACTGGATCTGTCCCTGGTAAATTCTCGTCTCGATATTTACTACATTGTCCATACCTAGGATAAATTCTCTATACGCATCAATATCTCTTTCTGATAAATCATGAATCGCTTTAAAAATATCTAAATTCTTACAAATGTGCTCCACCGACCACTCGTAGTCTGTTAATGAAAGCTGTCTTTCAAATTATTCTTGCACGATTACATTATTATCTTTAGGATTATCTTTTACATGTAGTTCTGCATAAACTTCATAGACATCCGACTTAAAGAATGAGTTACTGTAAACAAGTCCATCTAATAAATTCACCGCACAATTTTCTCCGATATCTGAAAGTTTCATATAGTAAGTTTCTCTGAAGCAAAATACATGTCCTGATTTAATATTCATTACATTTGTCATCATTTTCTTATTCGATACAATTTTCATATAATCAGTCATCCTTCCTATTTTTATAAATGACACCATTTATTTACTAAGTCCGCCTGCTTTTCTGTGAGTTCTGTAAGAAGAATCTCATTTAATAAATCAAGTTGCAATTCAGCCATCTCTCTACAAATCTCTCCGCACTCTGGCTCCGGTTTTTCGCTACATTTTTTACATGCTCCTGTACAAATCTTCATATTTAAATCGCTCCATTTCTTTCTTCTGTTTCTGAATCTTAATTGCCTGATCACAAATAATCTCGCGTAAAATTTCAATATCTTGTTTATGCATATCAGTAGATGTATTAGCCATTGTATTTGTTTTTATCAATGAACAAATACACTCCATACATTCTGTCATATCGACTACAGTAATATCTGATTGACATCCATTTTCTACCATCAAATATAATTCACTCAAATTCTTGTTATATTGTCTAATTGTATCGAAATTTTCTTCAGATAATTTTCTCATTATTCACACCTCGCTTTATCACACTCATGAAATTTTAATAACATGTTATATTTTTCTTCGCCAAATATGTTTTTCCATTTATTTTTAGTTTTTTCCGTGTTCCAATTAAAAGGCATCATGTGATAATTAATTAAAAAACAACAATCTAACAAAAAAACATCGGTATTATATTCTTCAAATGGATTATACAATGTTGTTAAAACACAATACGATCCGACATTTTCATGTCCAAAATAATGAGCAATCCCATTTTCATCAATCGTCTGCGTGCACAATTTACCAAAATCATGTATTTTTGCACCAAGAAGAAAACCGCTTTTATATACATCATAAGGATGAGCCAAATCTGAAAACTTGTTATATGTAAAATCACAATGGTCTTCTAAATACATATTGTGGTGCGGATTTTTTTGATCAAATCCTGTCATTGATATCGTAACTGCATTTGGAAGGATTTTTTCAGCATATGTATATCCCATATCATGAATAACAATTTCACTAAATCCTTCTTCTTTAAAAGGAATTTGAAATCTTCTTAACTGCTTTTCGAGTACATATTCTGGTACCGTATGTTCTCTATTCTTATTATCTTTAACACAATCTTTGTATTTCTTAGGTACAATATAACAAATCTTCTCAACATCCAATTTTCTCACGTACTCAACAATCGCACGTCGTGACTTTATCGTGATATTCGTTGCATCTGCAATTACATTTTTATTCTTATTTAATGATTCTCTTATTCTCTTATTAAAAATATTAAACACTTTTTCATTATCAGATTGATTTTGGCATGATCCAAACAATTCTTCTCTAATTGCATCTGAAGATACAATCTCTGCATGATATTTGACAGCTAAATCTTTTGCAATGCTGGACTTTCCACTTCCAGAAAGTCCACACATAATAAATAATTTGGGCTTCATTTACATTGCTTCCTCCATCAGTTCTTCAGCCTCTTCCATATCCGGAACATCTGAAGTATCTTTAATAATTGATTCAATTACCTTAAACTCAAACACTTTGTCCTTATAAGCTGTGAATGATTCTCTATTATCAATACGTACAACCACACCTTCAGCAATATGTGTTCTTCCAATTTCGTCTGCCGGCATACCAGATAAATATTTATTCACTCTTTCCATTAGATCTTCTTTTGTTGTATAAATAAATTTTTCTAATTCTGGAACATATTTTACACCAAATTTTAACCACTTCCCAAGGAACTTCCATTGCTGTTCCATCACCGGTTGTCATAGTCATACGATAAACATACATCTCAGATTCTCCTGGCTGACAACCATAAGAAAATGTTGTCTCTTTACCAAACTTCTTTGTAAACTCTTTATCTTTGACTTTTGAATTTGATACAGAACCCATAATTGGTGTAGTCTCATTTACATATCCTACAATTTCGTAAAACACTTCACATCCTTCAGGTAATTTATCCTTTAATAAATCATGATATTTTTTTCTGAATGCATTATCAGAATAATATCCATCTGTGCTATTCAAATCTTTAATTACAACTCTTCTACTTCCAGACACAACAGAAATTTCTTTTGTCTGTTTCTGTTTCATATGTAATAATTCTCTCAATTTATTGTTCTTCTTTGTGATTTTTAATGTCTTAGCAGTACGAGCAGAAGTTCCATGAAGCTTACGTGTAATATAGATCGTATCGCCAGGCTTAAAAGAATTTAAATTATATGCAAGCTGCGCAGTATCTTTATGTTCTTCAAAAAATGGATAGGAAATATTTTCTTTATACTTCTCTTTCTTTTTATTAGAGTTAATATTACTTCTTTTATTTCCTCTTGGAATATACTTTTTACAAATCTCATGTCCTCCAAGAACTGTAATTTGATCTCCATCTTTCAGTTTATTAATATCAGTATATTTCGAAAGTGTATCAATTGGTAAAATCAGCCCTTCAGATTTTTCACCTCTTAATCTGATTGCAGTTACATTTCTCTTATTTGGATCCATATAACCACCAACGTTATTTCCGTTCTCGTCCTTTACTCTCACGAGTTTGTTGTCATTTGCATACTCTTCAGAAAGCTGTCCATCAGACGGAAAGAATACAACCCTCTGTCCATCTTTATAACTCAAATCCACAATCACATTCTGTCCGAATACCTCTACACACTGTAAACGATCAGCATTGCTATGTTTTCTTAATCCTTTAAGTGTTGTAATATATCCACAATACATAATTACTATTCCTCTCTTTCATATTCGTCTACTTCTCTACATATCTCCCTATAATAATCAGATGTTCCATTTTCATATTTATCTCCATCATCTACATCTTTACAATATGGACATATATATCCTTCTCCGTTTTTAATAAGGATATCTGTTCGCATTAGCATCCCGCATTTATCACACACATCTACATCTTCAAATTCAACATCAAGTTCTCTTTTGATAATATCAATCTTATATCCTAGGATGAATTCTTTCTCAATTAAAACCCCAATTATTTCTGAATCAAAAATATCTGAATCATACCATTCCAGTGAATTTCTATAATCAAATAATTTCTTATTATCTGTGTCAATACAAGCTTTTCCAAAAGCTGCATACTACGAGCACGTTCCCGTCACATACTCAATTCCTTCGTCTGCAAAGTCGTACGGTGAAATTCCTGCAATTCGAATAAGTTGATATAAAAATTCATTCAAAAAATCATCTGTGATCAAAATTTTAATATCTGATGGAATTGTATATTCAATATGTACACTATCTACGCTTCTTACTATTGGCATAGATTTATTCTCCTTTTATCTCAACATCTCGCATATTCATCTACAAATTTCTTCATTACTCTCGAAACATGTGGCTGAGAACATCCAGCAATTTTCATTATTTCCACTTGTTTATATCCTTGTAAAAATAATGAGATGATAGGTTTATGTTTTTCTTTCATTTTATTAAATGCATTTCGAATAGCAACTTTATGAATACAATCGTTTTCAACATTTTGATCCGATTGAATTTTATCAATAAATTCTACCTTGTTTCCGGATTCGTTCTCATACTCTGTGTTATAATATAGAATCTCATTTTTTGGAATTGTCCTTTGACGTAACTCTTTTTTCTTTTCGCTATACACTTCATTAAACATACATTTGAATGCATATGTAGAAAATTTGGACGTTCCTTCATTAAATGTTTTCGCTGCTTTACACATTCCAATTGCAGCCAAATCATACCAATCTTCCATATTTAATTTTTCTTTCTGTAAAAATCTATAGATCAAATTATGATTGTCAGTTACTAACTGTTTTTGATAATCGGTCAATTTGTCACCTCATTTATAACAAAATTTTTAAATACAAGATTTATCTCTTTTTATTCACTCATTTTCACTATACAATCTGTAATTTTTACAATAGTAAAAAGACATTTATTCTCATTGGTCAGAATTAATTAAATTACATACAAGTTCGTTTAGTTCATTCTTTTTACTTTTTGGTATGTAACACACAAATTCTGTATACATATCTAAACCTTCCTTATATCTATTAATTTCATTTTCTTCTTTACAAAAATCAATATTGTGTTCATTGCATACCTTAACTAAAACGTCCCTTAAATGATACCCATCGCAACTATCCAATCCTGTTTTCTGAATATCAATATCTTTGCTTATAACATTATCAACTTCAATGTTCGTATAACAATTATTCCCTTTTCCGTCTAAATCAGTTATGCAAACCTTATTGTTAATTAGGTTACACCATATCTTTTCGAACGTTTCACTCTTGACTAGTCTATTTTCTTCATACCTTGAAAAACTATAATATCCTACGGCTCTTACCCTTAAATTAACCAAATTCATAGTCTATATTCCTCCTATTATTGTTGTCAATCTACCACCACAGTTAATCCACTCTTTATATTCTCTTCTGGTTTACTCCACTCTTCATATTCCAAGACTGTATCATCTTCTTCATAGGTGTCTCCATCCATGGAAATCAGTTTCCCATCCTTACTCGCAGCGCAACCGATGAATATGGATTTTCCGTAATATTTTTCTTTATCTTTTGGAATCTTTAATCTATATGAGATGTAATCGTAATCTTTATTTTTAATCAGATCTTTAACTGTCAAAATATTCTTTCACCTCATCGAATCCTTTATAAGTTATTCCTTCTTCAATTGGTTTTAAAAAATCGCATAAAAATTTTAAAATTTTCTTACAGTCATCAACTGTTTCCACCTTATCCAAATTCAACTTTGGAGTATAATATGTTCTTGTATTGGACAAACCTTTTATATTCTCTTCCTCTATATCTTTGCTATGATCAAATGCTCTTAATTCTTCTTTTGATAACCATTTAATCCATGCACCACAATCACTACAATACAATCCCGTATTGTTACCCTTTTGATTAGTATATAAATCTGTGCTGCCACATTTTTTACAACAATTTTGATACATTTATTTTCCTCTTTTTTTTAAAATTTTATTCTAAGTCAATTTCAAACTCATTTTTTACAGTACCTTTTGGACAATAAATGATATATTTATAGTTATCTATTGGGATTCCCCATAAATATAAATTATCGTTTTTAAAAAAACTTTCGTATCTTTCAATATGTGGATCATCATTTGTGTATTTAATATACACTTTGTCCGCATCGATTTTTTCTTGTCTTATACCAGATTCTGTCTCTATAAAATAGTAATAATATAATTTTTCATCTACACGTCCTCCGGTAATATAAAAACTACCAGATATATTTTGATTATCTTTTAAAGCAACTATTTTTTTATCTGAAACAACTTTATATTCTAATTCTATAAATTCATCCATAATACAACTTGACAAGCTCAAAATTAAATGACTGATTATAAAACACATTATTGCGATACAAATAGGTACTATAATTTTTTCTATCCAGCTATTGTATTTGTCAAAAATTACTCGGATAATTAAAATCACCCCAATAACAAATCCTAAACCCAACCATATCATTATTTAACCTCCTAAATTTCATCCTTCTTTATTCTGAAACACTTTTATTCCAACTCCTTCAACTTCAACTTGACAAACTGCTTGTCTTACAAAAAATCTATCGCAGCACTTATTAAACCATTTCTCAATTTCATCAAAACATCCATAATCTCTCAAATCACCAAATACTGACACAGTTGTTGAAGCCATACATGATTTATCAGGATTATGCCATATGCTCATCTCCAACGTTCCTTCTGATCCCATTGGAAGATATTTATGTTTGTCTTTTACCTCATAATTCTCATCATATTCAATATTGCTCATACCTCTGTAATCAACTTGTTTTCCAAAGATATCAATAATTTCTTCATCTGGTATTTCGCCAATACTATTTAATCGGAAACTTGCATTCACATGTGTCCACTGACTCATAATTTTCACCTCTTAAAATTAACCTTTCATATATTTGCTCAAACAACAAGTGTCTTTTCCAATATTTTTGTCATCATTCTGATATATAATTTTTTCCACCACGTAAGCTTTATACCCATATAATCTTCTACAAAATCTTCTGTTTTCATATTTCTAAATTTCAATATTAATGAAGTTTCACATCATTCATATATCAATCACAGTTCACCATAGTAGCTGTGCAGCTTTACTCATACGTGAAATCCTTTCTTAATTTATAATGTGACCTCTTCCATAACCGCTCTCGCCTCAAGAACTGCAATATAATCTGTCATTGCTTTAATCTGCATATTATATGTACTTCTTGGACAAGTCGGTTCAAAATTCAACTCTCCTCTATCCCATTTATCCAACATATTCATTAATCCTTTATATCTAATTACAAGCTGTTTATATTCAGCGACAAACCGATCTCTATAATCTTCGCTGTTCATCAATTCTACTGTATCTTTTAATAATCATCATTATCCCTCCAAATAAAAACAAATTTTGCTTTATACTTCATATTTTCTCCATTTGAAACGTGAGTTTCAATCAAATATCTCTGCAATATAATTATCTTTTTGAACTGTTGTTATTGTATTGCTACATCCGTCTGTCCTAAATGTATATTCTCTCATATTGCATCTGCGCTCTTTTATTATTCCGGATTCGTATTCTTTTCGTATCTTCTTTGCATATTCTGTTCTTTGATATTTAAGACAGAAATATTCTTTCCCACAAACAGATTTTACTCTGTCTGTGGATTTATAAAATTTCCGGAATTAATATCCTCATATAACCTATCAAGTGCAATCTCAAATGCGCCAACACCTGAGAAAAAACTACTCAATTTCAAATTATCAAACAAATAAGGCATAGCTTTATAAAGCTCTACATATATGTAATAAAGAACATCTACCACAATTGAATTGCCTGCCTGCTTATACAATTGACTATTTGAAACTCCTACTTTGTGTGCTGCGTCAAAATCTTTATCAGAAAATCCCATAAGTCTGAAACACTCCTTTGGAGTTAGTTTGCGAATACGGATTGGAGATTCAATCTTACAAATACCAGTTTCTGTCGCAGTAATAGTTGGACTAATATTCCCATCATCCTGGACTCTACCTCTTCTCGTTTTGCTATCTGGATAAGACAAATCTGCAACACCACCAATTTCACATTCGATATATCCCTGTTTTGTTGCTTGTTTGATTGCAACTTTGTTTCCTTCTCCTTTATTCGTAGTTAATGTTGGAGACAATCCATTTTCCGAATAAACAGACCCATTCATACCATTACCAGATGGGTTGATATTCCCAATTTTTAGAACAGCAGTTCCTTCAGATTTTCTGTTGCTAATTCCTCTATCCTCTCTCGCTGCAATGCAATTTGCATATTCGATTAACTCTGGTTTATTATATGATTTATCAATTCCACATAATACATGTGGCTGTCTTCCACCACCTTGCATAGTCGTTAAAGTAGGACTAATATGACTATCATCCCACACGCCTCCGGCATATCCTGTTCCGAAATCTTCTCGATTTACATTTCCAATAAATTTAGGTTGGTCAATTTCTACAACTCTTTTATCACCACATGAATCAATTGTTCTTAATGCACCACATACATCATTTTTATAAGTTCGAAGCCCCTCATCTTCTCTTTCTTCACACACAAATTTATCATTTTGACTTTTCTCATATTTACTTTCAATACTCGATATAAATTTTTGGGTTTTCTCATCAGAAATATAGAACTTCTCATCGACTTCATCTTCCAATAAATCCTTCAATCTTAATCCATTATCAAAAGGTTCTGGAAATTCAAACTTACCATTATCCAAATCCTTTTTAATAAATAACAGATACACACGTTCTCTGTTCTGTGGAATTCCATAATTTTTAGCATTCAGAACCTTCCAATATACGTTATATCCATATTCTTCTAATTCATCAGTAAATAATTTAAATGTTGTGTCTTTAAACTGTTTTCCAACGATATTCTTTACATTTTCATAAATTCCAAAATTAGGTCTATTTGATCTAACTACTCGTAAATATTCAACAAGAAGAGATGATCTTGTCTTTTCAATATTTTTACTTCCACAATTCGGACAACAATCTCTTTTACTCCAATGAACTGTTAATGGATTATATTCAAAATGCTTTCCATTATCATCCACACAATCTTTACAAGTCCACACAGAGCCTTTTTGTTTACCAGCCACACTGAAATCCTGGCACGGTGATCCTCCACAAATCATATTAAAATTATCTAACTCAGTTTCATCAACCTTTGTAATATCGCCAAGATTTTTACTTTCATCAACATTATGAATAGCACAATAACTTTTTGTTGCATATTTATCAAATTCACAAAAATTTACAAGTTCCCACTGTTTATCTGAATTATATTTTTTATCCTTATTTTCTACCATTTACCTCTATATAAGAGGTGTGTACACACATTTTACCTAGGATTACTCATTTGTCCTTTCTTAAATATCTATGTAATAAGACCATTTGCAACTGATCTGATTCAAATGAAAAATATATTTTATTTGACGTTCATGACCGTCAATATTTTATTCTCTGTTACTAATTAATACTTCCCTCCAAGCTCGTATAATAATAAATGTCTTGGAATAGTACATATCTTCGTTCCGTCCGGGAAACGCAAGAAATTTTCATTGTTAATACTCCGCTCAATTTCTTCTTCTGACGCTTCCTTAATTTTAAAATATTTAAATTCTTTTAATTTACATTCTAAATCATCGTCCATACAATACCTAATAATCATTTTAATACTATTCTCAATATTCTCTTTTGTCGCAATAATATGAGTTTGGACGTATTTCCATTTACACGACCCTTTATATTTATATTTCATACCCACATAATATAAATAATGTTTCATATCTTATATCTCTCCATTCTTCTTGTTATTTATAACTTTTTGTTTTTACAGCTCGCAAAGTTTAAATTAATTTTCTCCCACATACTGGACAATAATTGATTTCAAGCTGCTTATTTCTCCATGGTTCTGGAATCATCCCCAATGGTCTTTCTATATCCAAAGCGTAATATTTCCTGTTGTCTATATCTTCACATTCATACATGTTAATTTCCTTTAATTTTGGACTTATACGATTGCAAAATTCACAACACATTATTTACATCACCACATTTCTAAAATCCTGTCTGTTTTGTTTCAAAATTGATATTACCTCTTCCAACAACACTTACAGAATTATCTTCCCATTTTTCACCTTTACTGTAAAACTTCGTGTCATCTTCATATATACCCTCTGTATGGATAATTTCAAAATCAATTTCTCCATCAAAATCTTTAATTAATGTTGTTGTCCATGGACGCTCAATATGGTAGTTAAAATCTGGATTATATTTCAAAACTTCATCTAGCAAAAATACTCCAACCATTCCAGAATCTGCACAGAACTCTCCAAGTTTTTCATGTGTATCTGAATTGTAAGTTGTGCAAGACCAATCACCATACAACGTGTCTCTACAAATGTAGTTTTTAATCCCTAACTCTTCCATGTCTTCTCCATAGTTGCATAGTTTCCAATCAGAAACATTATTTTTTCTATATTCCTGAAGTGCTGCTTCATATCTTTTATTCTATTCTTCATACTGTTCAGATTTATGAATCCATTCTTCTAATAAAAACTCTTCTGGGAAACCAGTATCTTCTTCTAACGCTTTAATTTCGTTTTCATCCATTTTTCTGTAATCTGGATAATATTTCTCTCTACTATGAGAAAAATAATCTTTTGCTTTAGGATATTCTCCTACCTCTTTCTTTTCTTTGCAGATATAACATGGATCCGTGATAATAATGTCTCCTTTAAATCTCATTTTCTCTCCTTTTCACACCATTCAAAGAAATCATAAACACCGTGATTTCTAATGCCGTCTGATTTCCTTTTCAAAAACGGTATTAACTCATGCATAAAACTATCAACTCCACCAATATTCAGTTCGTAAACATAATTTGAGAGCGCATAAAAGATATACTCTGCGACATCTTTTCTACCGGTTGCTCTTGATTCTGATTTTATTTCTTTAAGCTCTTTTTCTGATAATTCGTAAAACACTTCAGAACTAACAATATTTTTTTCTATTCTTTTCAAAACAAAAATACCTCATCCCACTATTTGAAAATTGTATTTTATTTCGGAACAATGATCTTATGTTTCCCCGATGAATTCCTTAACACTTTTAAACCGCAGCTTTTAATGGTATCAAGCTGCTTATTATAATTAACCAATTGTACAACCATCCCTCTGCTATAATTGAGCCACATATCATCTAAGTTCTTTTCAAACTCCTGACGACGAAGCATGATTTCCATCTTAAAATCATCTTTGTATTTTTGTGTACTTTTATACGCATCAATATACGCATCAAAATAGTCTCCAAAAATATCTTCGAAATTATTCATATATATACTCTCCTTCAAAATACCTTTAAGAAATCGTCGGAATTATTATCAATTTTATCTTTCAAAACAAATTCAAATGAACCTCCCATTGTTGCGTAATGTTGAACATAATCTTCTGCTTTAATTTCAATTACATCTGCATTTATAACTCTATCTGCAAGTATATAATACTCCTGAGCATACATTTGTGGATGAATAAAAGTTTTCCCATTTGTGTTCCTAATATAAAATGAAATCTCTTTACATGCATTGTTTATTTTGCCAAATACTTGTATGGTGTCTAAAATCAATCCATTTATATCATCTACACATAAACAATCTCCAAATTCTTCACTTTTCCAAAGTACTTTTACAAGTTTGTTCTTCTCTATTTTCAATCTTTATTACTCCTCATCTAAAATATTTTTATACATCCTTTTAAAATCGAGATCTGAAAAATAAAACCACCAAAATCCATATTCCCTTCTAGCTATATGTTTGCTTTTACAATTAGAACATTCTGTTAAAATAATCTCTTGATCAGTTTGCAAATCATAATCTTTAAAAATGTGAACTATATGACCACACTTTTCACATATTGCTGGATCTTCTACGATTTTTACAATGTAATCACTATTATCAACAACTCTTACTGGACAATAACATTCATTTATTTTCATTCTTTATCTCCGGTTGAAACAGACATTTCATCTGTTTATATATCCGTTATTCTTTTACCAAAATTGCCATCCAATAAGGAAAGCAACTGTCACTTGCGATACCATAATAACCACATGAACATGATTTTAACTCATATCCATATTCTAAAAATGATCTCACTTTTCGTTCATACTCTTCTTGATAGTCAGTATTTATTGTTATAACATCCATGTTTATATTCTTATTCTCTCTTTCGCAATTTCAAAATATTTTTCTTCTTTTTCTATACCTATAAAACGTCGGTTTAAATTCTTACAAGCCAATCCAGTTGTTCCAGACCCCATACAATTGTCTAAAACTAAATCGCCTTCATTTGTATATGTTTTAATGAAATATTCACACGCTTCTAATGGTTTTTGACATGGATGAAAATTTGATTTCTGAGTATCCCACTTAAACTGCAGAACATCTCTTGGATATCTTTGTGTACTTCCACCACCACTGATACCTATTTTTGTTACACCGTAACAACTACCATCTGTAGTGTGTTTTGTATAACTATGTACTGGTGTATGTCCTTCTGTCATTTGAGGATTATATGTAGGTAACTTTCCATAAAATATCTGCAGTGTTTCAGGTATGTCCTCTAAATCAGCAAATACCATTACATTTTCATGTGCTTTCATTGGCATTTTCTTAGCATTAAGATGACCTGTTGCTTTAGTTTTTTCAATAATCCACTCATATCTATACTGACTAAGGTTACTTAAAGCCAATACGTGAGAGAATGGAGCTTGTGCCCATAATGCAATACAACCATTCTTCTTAATAATTCTCTTATATTGTTTCCACAATTCATCAAGATTTATCATGCAATCCCATGAATTTTGTGTAGTGGAATAAGGTAAGTCCGTGAAAATCATATCTACTGATTTATCAGGAATATTCTTCATTAACTCAAGACAATCGCCATGTTGTAAACTAATACTACTCATGGGAAACACCGCCATTCCATTTGAATAATTTTTCTGTGGCTTTAACTCTTTTGTTGTTATCTATCGTTCTATTAACTTCCTGTTCCCAAATACATTCAAAATCTTGCGGTGCGTTTTGTTCGCTGATAAGAACAATATTTTTCTTGCTTAATTTTCTACACCATTCCCAAAATTCATCATGATTAAAATTCTTGCTTATACCATACTGTTTTACATTTTGATATGGTGGATCGCAATAAAATAATCTATTTTCAAATCCTGTCCAATACTTATAATCACATTGGATAAATTCAATATCTTTAATATTGTTTGCTTGTGCCAACAAATTTCTTTTCGCCTCATCATAATAATTTCTTGTGGCTCCTGATTTTGTATTAACCAGCCCTGCATATCCACCATCAAAAAATCTACCATTATAGCTTGCTAAGAATCCTATTGCCCCAATATACCAATCTTCAAGACAATTATTATTTTCATTAAAACATTCTCTTACTTCTGAATAATGTTCTTTTGTAATAAAATCTGGAAGTGTGTATATTTTATCTATATTTTTAAACAATGCTATTAAGTATCTATGTATATCAGATGCAATTTTATATTCACATTTAACTTTGTCTATCACATTGAGTCCGCCGCAAAACGGTTCTATGTAACATTTAATATTGTTTTCATCTATATATCTCTGAATAATCTGAACAATATGTTTCGCTATTCGAGACTTACTCCCCATATATTTCAAATTTTTTCACCAGAAAGGTGACATGTCCTTAGTAGCTACCCTAACTTTTATCCTTTCTGATTTAGTTTAATTTAACTCTATTTTCTGTAGTTTCTACATATTTTAAGTCATTATCATTGACTATATAAATTCTTCCTGTATTCTGTGCAGCTTTAGCAGTTGTACCACTACCGCAACATACATCAACAACTCGTCCTCCCTCGTCAGTATAAGTCTTAATAATATGTTCAAATAATTTAGTAGGCTTCTGTGTAGGATGAAGACCTTTCTCTAAATTGAATTTGACAACACTTCTTGGATATCTTTTACCTTCATATTCTCCGTCTGTTCTTTCATAACCAGATGACGTAGCCAAATTCTCAGTCATTCCACTTCTCTTCACCTTATAAGGTTTACCGGTTGTAAACTGTGGATTATACTTCATATATCTTTCAGCTTTGTTGTATGTGGTTGGTGCTTTCCCAAATATTAGTACAGATTCATGCACCTTAAATGGCTGATGATTGACGCTTGCAAAATTACTTCCATTATCTTTTTCCCAAATCCATTCATATTTAAAATAATCCAAGTGGTTCATTACTAGATAACTTGTGAATGGTTGGCTTGCTGTTAATGCTATGCAACCATTAGGAACAAGCATCTTCATAGCAATATCAAAGAATTCCTTATCATCAATTGGTAAATCCCACTTATTTGCTGTCACTCTATTTTTCCCTTTGAATGTATAAGGAAAATCACAAAGAAACATATCAATGCTTTCATCACCGTAATCTTCATATAGTGCGTGAAGAAAATCTAACGCATTATAATTGTATATTCCATTATCTCTAATTAAGTCTTCTTTCATATTACTATTCTCCTTCATATTTATCCGGCAGCTCCATCCAAGCAATAACTGTACTCACCACCTTCATTTTTCTTCCACCAGTTCCATATGTATACCAGTTGATTTCATCTCTCCATCTTTTGTCTACATACACTTCTTTTCTGCAATATGCTACAAACCGCTCACCTCGTTTGGTTTGAATTAGAACTTCTTTGCTTTTATATGCAGAACTGAAATTAGTTGTTGAATTTTCCTCTAATTCAGGTAATCAATCTTTTTTAATTGAATTCCAATCTTTATTCATCCCATATCTCCTCGTTTAACAAAACTCAAGCGCATACCAATCATCTGCAATTTTCACTATTTTTAATTTGTTTTCATATCTTTCTTTATAGATATCGATCAACACCTTTTTAGCTTCTGATAAGTTTGTAAACCATCGTTTCCCATACATATCATAGTTCCATTCCCAACTACTCGGATATGTCGATAGTCCATAACCTTCAACTATAAAGCTATCTTTCCCTACATAACCAACATAATCAACCATGATTCCTGTACCATAAATACAATATACTTTTCTACCGATTTTAGGTTTCATTTATATCTCCTTTTAAAACATAATTTGAAATCCAGTTTTTATTTAATAAATCTCCTACATTTAATTCCATTTATACTTCCTCTTTAGTTCTTTATATTTTTTCATTGCTAATTTAATTTGTTATATTTACATAAAATACAATTATACTTCTCAATAAAATTCATTTTATTATTTCCTTTTTTATAACTCATCAAATTCTTTCTGATACTCAATCATCTTTTTCTCTAACCACTCAATTAATTCTCTTTGGAATCTTGAAGAAAGAACTTCATCTTTTCTAAGTGGTGTTGAAATTGTAATCCATGTTTTGTCTTCTTTTGCTTTGCGTAAGTGATAATTAATCAACCAAATATCATCGTTTAGTTGCATTGCCTTTTTGTATGTTTCTTTTACCATATACTTATTCTCTTTATAATACTTCAGTAAGAATCCTAAAATCTTTAAATGTGTTATTTTCAATAGTTACTTCGACTGGTTTATTAAGTAGCTCAGATACATAATTGACTTTTGCATCTTCTAATATCCGGTCAATGTATTCGATAGTTTTAGTGATCGCTGCTTCGCGGTTTAAATCTTTCCAGTTACATTCCGGACTAATATTGACTGTATATTTTCCGCCGTCACCAATTCCGCTACTTCCCATTTTAAAGCAGAGATGTAAACCAATTAGAAATGGATAATCTCTCATAGTTCCAAACTCTGCAAAAGTAATTTTACCTAATTCTTTTGTCACCACATTATTCTCCTTTTCCATATTCTCGAAGCCGAGTTTTTACATATTTGTAATAATCAATCTTTGTTTCATACTTTTCCTTATCTTCCCTACTCCAGAGCACTGGTCTCATCTCAACGCCAGCATCTCGAAGTTTCTCCCAAATTTCTCTAAATTGCTGACGGAATATGCGTAGTCTTTTGTTTCTAGGCGGCTCCGTAAAGTCAATCGGATTATCATACTGATCTTTGTCAAATAACATCTGAAGTACCTCGGCAGTAGTTCTTCCCATTCGTCTAAATCCTTGATGTAAAATATAACTCTTCTGATATCCGAATAACCGGAAACCTAGAGCTTTTTCTATAACGTCGAAATCTACTATCCCGTAATTCTCTTCTGGAATATGGTAGATCCATTCCAAGTTTTCGGTTTTCTTTTTTTCGTTTTCATAATCATCCAAGATATACGAAATACAATGTTCCATTGGATAATTAATACCTTCACACCATCCAGAATATGATGGACATCTGTTTTTGAATTTACAACCCATAATTTATTCACTTTCGCACCATAATTCTTTTATCCATTTATATATTTCATCAAAAGTTTTTGTATTCTCATATACTTCCACCAACCAATCAGCCAACTCTTCGTCAGACAACGCGCGAATCATATCACCATTTGTCATTGAATCCTCAAACATTTCGTCTGTCCAACAGAAATAACCTTCGTCTTCTTCCATAAGATAATATTCCCCTTCGGTATCTACTTCATTGATTGTTACAATCTGACCTCGCAAAGCATACATCTCATCTACAGCTTCACCCTCGCCATACTTAATATCTGTCCTTAAATCAGGACGAATTCTAACTCGATCTCTAACTTTATGTTTCATTTACTTCACACCTATTCCTCAAACTCTGTTTCATCTGTTACTGTTGAATTGTCGCAAATCGTCACGATTGTATTTTCATTTGGAATAATAGTCACTTCTTCGTCGTCTAATCCCCAAAATGAAATCTGGTATCCTTCTCCATGCAGCAATTCACCATCCCACTCAAGAATTTTTGTTGATAATTTAACTTCCCCAGGAAGAAGTGTCATTAACTTTGCTCTCTTGCCTGTATAATCAATATTCTCTACCAATGACCTAATTTCCGGATAAATTTCACACACTCTTGTATACATATCAGGCATAAATCTTTTAAGTTGATCACAAAACTTTGGAACATATTCTTTCTGATAAGAAGATATTTCTCCGCCCATGAGTGCATATGGTCTATATTTAATAAGTTCCACAATAAATTCAGGTGTAAAATCTTCTTTCTTAATCATGTCATTATCTACAAAGAAATCACTATTTCGAATCGGATTATTATATCCATTAAGATGTGGCAATCCAAGATAAACATAATCTCCAATTTCGCATACAAAATTTAATGGTTTTAACGCATATTCAACATCTCCGTATTTTCCCTTATATTCCATTATTAAATATCCACATTTCCGCGCTGCTTTTGTAAAACCTTCTTTCTTTTCAATTGTGCCGTAAGGACACTTATGCCGCCATAATCCATTCAGCATCACACAACATTTGCGCTTATAAGCATCGCAATTTTCGCAATTATTACACTTATAAACAGAAATACGTTCTCTTTCACTTTTCCCAGATTTAAAAATGCTGGTTCTCGGATTATAATATGTAAAATTAATTGGCTTGTACTCTCCGATAATAATCACTCCCACCTATATTTAATTTTCTCAATTTGGAAATCCATGCTTGACTAAGCACAAAAAGATATGTAATATATTAGTTGCGTTGGATTCCTAATTGTCCAATGTATTGTGTTTTCAGACACCCATCAAAGTTTGGTCGCGGAGATGAGTGTCTGTTTTATTATTCACTTGTCTTCTATGTTTCATTATGTATCTTCTTCTGGTTACTTCTCTCAGAGCATATCCATCATGCAATCTTCTGTAATTATTTGTAATACCATATAACATTTGATAGAGTTTCTTTGTATTCAAATACTTAGGTTCAAATGTGAAAGTAGTGTCTTCAAATTCTAATCTTCTAAAATTTGACTGATTATTATTGCAATCTATTTCTTCATTTTCAATCGACACAGAAGCATTACCTACATTTATTTTCTTACCAGTTTCAAGATTGACAAAAAATGCATCTCTAATTTTATACGTATTAATATTTTTCACCTCTATTCTTCTGGAAATATCAATGTTCTTCCGACAAATCGTTTCAGTTGCTCATTAATGTCTTTAGAAAAGCAGTTATTCTTCGACATAGTATCAGCGTCAATGCAACACTCTACAATTACATTTCTATCATCAAATTTAATACATCCAATTGTTGATCCTGGCATACGAATTACAATTGTGTTGCCCCAAATGCTTCTTGAGTCATATATGTAACATAAAGAATATGGATGAACATCTCCAAAATTATATCTAACATTGTTGTTAAGATATTCTGTAATTTCGCATACACATTCTTCAGCAATTATGTTTGGTTTTCTTTTAGTTAAAATAATTTTATCACCGATGTTACCACCTCCAAAAATTGAAATCACGGTTTCATATTTTAAACTTACGAATATCATGAATACCATTTAGGAACTTCTCTGTATGCTTTTACAACATCTGCATATCCTAAATCAGATAATAATTTTAATAGTGTATTATCCGCGTGTTCCTGATATTTTATTGATCTACATTCTTTTAATATCTCCACATATTTGTCAGATAACTCCTGTACAAAAGTAGACTTTTTGTTTTTACTAAAATACCCTGTTTCATAATCAAAAATCCATTCCCCGATTTCGGTAATGTCATTGTATGAATAAAATCCTAAACAGTCTGCGGCATATTGTAAATCAGATAACTCTTCTTCTGAATGAAGAATAATTTTTTCACAATTATTATATGTATCTTCATCCAAGAGATCTGTCATTTTTTCTCCGTCTTTATTGTACGCTTCAATTGTTTGAAGATGTGGATATTTTAACTCAAATTCATGATGTTCGCATTCATACTCATCTTCAAACTGTTTTCCATCGTCTGCAATATATACTGTTCTCATATTTAATCTACTCCATTATTTTATTTTTGTTATCAACTTTTATCACTCTCGTGTTTAAAACTAAACGACGGCATCATTTGCAATTTAAACAAATTCTTTTCGTGCATCTGGTCAATTTTCTTCTTTAATTGTTTATCATCAATTAGACCTGTTCTGATATATTTATCGAGAACTTCATATGTAAATCCTAAGTTATCTTCATCTGTTTTATCACAAAGACCATCGGATGGAATTTTCTCAATGAACTCTTTCGGAAGTCCTAATGCATATCCGACTTCCTTAACTTCCGTAACAGTCAGATTAGACAATGGACTGAAATCACCAACACTATCTCCCCATCTCGTACTATATCCAATCCAATCTTCAGATAAATTACATGTGTTCGCCACTCTTCCATTTACTGTTTGAGATACAGCATATAATGTAGCCATTCTGATTCTAGCTGGAAGATTAATAGAAGACTGTTTACTCCAATGATCATCTAATTGCGATTTCACTTCATGCTTGATATCCCTTACTGTATTAAAAATATTTACTTCAATGCTTTCAATTCCAAGATGATTAACCACCTTCTTTGCAACATCGATATCTTTTTGTTTACCGTTTGGCATTAGGACTCCAAGTACTCTTTCTTTCCCTAGAGCTTCAATGCAGAGTGCAGCAACAATCGTAGAATCCTTTCCTCCTGAAATACCAACAACTGCTTTACAACCACACCCGTTCTCTTTAAAGAACTTCTGGATCCATTCAATAATTTCAGTTTTAATTTCATTTGCATTAAACATTAAAATTCACCTCCATGCAGCCTATCTCTGACTTCTTTTAACGATTGTTCTTTTAGTAATTCTCCATCTTTAAATACCGGAATTAACATATTTCCGCGTTTTTCATAATCAGTAGCCTGTTTCCATGTAAGCTCGTCCTCGTAATAAATACTTCCATCACATCGTGTATATACTCTGCAACATCCTTTCTGCGATTTCTTAAAACCCCCGTCTTTAGGATTTTTAAAAATCGGAGTAGGTTTTCCGTCAATTTCACAATATGTTGCTTTAATACATGAACTGAAAGTGTCTCTTGTAAATGGCTTTAACTCTTCGTCTTCTTCGATGCACTGAAATGAAAACGATCCAACGCCTAACGCCACATTTGAACATGCAAATTCGTTTTCCATGAGAATTTTGTAAATTTCTTCACATCTTTGTACTGTAATTGAATCACCATAAATTGCTTTTACATGTGGATCAAGCACTTTATATCCCTTGCTATTAACTGTTCCGCCAAATTCTTCCCATAATTTAAATACAGTTTTTGTTACAACTTCTACACAATCTCCAGAATCTCCACGCATTAACATACAACCGTTATGATTCATAATTTCTGTTTTTAACTGAGGAAGAATATTATCGATAACATTCCAATAATCATAAGAGTCAAGAACTGCTGAAAAACTTGTGTTTGGATAGATTTCAGTAAGCAATCTTCTTAATAATGTAATCTCGTCTCCATCAACTGCATAATTACTGCACATTACAGAATGCTCTGTGCTAGGACTTCCATATGCAACAGGTTCTTTTGTACAATCACAAAAATAATTATTCTCAAGATAAGGAATCGTTGGAACGGTTGCTGTATTCAAAAATGATAAGCACCACCCAGCGCCCGCTTTTACCGCTGATTCTAAGCACTCTTCTCCTCGAAAGTCAAAGGCTCCAATAGCTTTTGATCTCGGAATATAGTCATCACAAGTTAAATCATAATAGTGATTAACGATATCGCGATAAGTCATTCCTACTGTTGCTGCCAACATTGGATGCCACATTTCTGCCGAGATAAGACTTTCTAAACTCTGAGGCAACCACGCAAAATCTTTATGTGTATTTGTAATACCAAACATAGGCACATGCATTGGAACAATTGTTCCTTCCGGTAATGCAACGATCTCAATTGGTAAATATCCTAATTTATGTAGACTTTCAATCTTGTCAATTTTATACGCATCTTCCCCAAGTGATGCATCCATAATTCTTTTATATTCATAAATAATTTCTTTAAAAGGCTTGTCAAAGAACTCTTCATTGAAATAATCAATCAGATACGTCTTTATAAACCCCTGCAATCCAAACATTACTACCTTATCCCATCGTTTTACACGACTCATTCTAGGGGTAAAATAGGAAACTGATTTTGTAATATTCTTCGGTAGCATTTCTGCATGAACCGCTTTATAAAAGTCAATTAATAACATAGGATTCGTCTTACTCTTCATATTCAAATACCTCTACTTTCTCATGTTCTTTTGTAAAAATGCTATTTGTTGTGAACACTCTGTCGATTAATCCACTACTTAATACTTCTCCTTCAAGAATTGTATTTTCACAATGAGATACATATAGATAAATTTCTTTTGCTCCAAGTTCTTTTAGTTTCTTTGAACTATGATAGAACGTACCGCCGCGACTTGAAATATCGTCTACAATTAAAATTTTTCTGCCCTTGATCAAATCCGTCATACCAGAAACATCTAATCCTTTAATCTCCCCTGTTTCCCAATCGCGCTTTTTAATACCAAAAGCATATGGAAGATCAAACATTGTAGAATAACGTTTCATAGCTCCTTCATCCGGGAAAAACATTGTAAGATTATTTGTACCACCGATGTATTTGCTGTCGATTGCTTCCCACACATACTTATCCGGTTGCTTAATTACGATTTTATCAATAAGAGCTTCGCTTACAGATGAATGTGGATCTAATACTGTTACAGAATCAAAATTCAGCCAATTAATAACTTCTGCAAAATACTTTAATGTAAATACATCTTCTGTTGTTTTAACACGATCTTGACGACTGTTTGGAATATATGGCATATTCAAGTACAAATTTGTAATACCATGAGAATTAAGGTGTTTGACAATATAAATCAATGTCACCAATTCTTCATTATCTTCAAACAACCAGGTAATAGTTGCTTCTCTATAATTTTTAAAATCATAAGAAACATCCTCTTTAAGCAAGAGAGTTCCATCTGGAAATTTCTTTGTATTTACTACTTCTCCATTAATTTTAATCATAAGACTTTTCTCCAATCACATTAATTTGACAAGATTTCATTACTTCTAATGCAGCCCTATGCTTTTCAGGAGTGACACCAGCGCAGCACGACGCATCGACTGTAATTTCCATTTCTGGCACCCATGCTTTAATTAATAGAGCATTCGACACTATACAAATATCAGTACATACACCAACAAGTTCAACGCTATCATAATCATTACTAGCAAAACCCCCATGGATACATTCTGCAAGGTCATTACTTCCAAATCTATCTTTATTAATTACGTGTTTTGCGTAAGATTTTAATTCATCTACAATTTCCCATCCATTTGTTCCAATAACACAATGCTCTACAGGCAATTTTTTACCTTCCTGAGTATCTAAATAACCGTCCCAATGTGCATCTTTCGTAAAGTAAATCACATCGCCGTTAGTGGAATACTCTTCAATTTTTTTCTTTACATTCGGAACAATTGCAACTGCTTCTTTTGTTCCCAAATTTCCACTCACAAAATCGTTTTGCATATCTACTACAACTAAAACCTTCATATTCCCTATTCTCCTTCTACCAATTCCAAGCATTCCTTCAGAAAATTTCTTACTCTATCACGCCCACTTTCGCAATATATACCTGTATAACATACCGGCTTATTCCAGAACGCCATCCATGCTCTTTTAAATCTTCCAATAATTCCTTTAAAATCTCCACCGCAATATGAATCCTCAAAAGAGATTTCAAAATCAATCGAATCTTTCATTGCATATTTAGAAAACACAACTGCTTCTGCATTATCATCGCATCTGATTGTGGCTGTTTTTACATTGTTTTTCTTCATATATTAGTTCTCTCTTTCTCCGTTTGAAATTCTGCTTTCATTATTTAACTAAGCTGTCAATATCTACTGAAAATCCATCAAACTTTCCTGTTGATAAATATTCTTCCGTATCAAAAAACATTATTTTCTTTTCTGATAGCCCCATAGAAACACCATTATCTATCAATGATTTTCTCAATAAATCAAGAACAATTTGCAACTGCTGTTTTGTATCTTCTGACATTATTTATTTCTCCTTGTATGGTTCTGGAAGTGGCTGCCATGCGAATATTACCCCGTCATAAATCCCATGTTCGTCATACCAAAGACAGTACTCATCTTCCTTTTTAAACCTCATTCTCTTTACCGGATATTCTTCATCGTCACACGTTACAAGATATACATCTTCTTTCTTAGGCATATTTTGTACTGAGTAAGGAATCCAGTCATTGTCTTTCTTTCCGTCCTCGTATCCTTTTTGATACCATTTTCTTCGGCTGCAATCTCCACAGTTTTGAACTTCATCCATGTGGGAACGAATGATTTCTTCGATTTCGGTTACCATTCCAGTAGCCCCTAATGCAAATAACACTTTATGTCCGGCTACAAACTTTTTCTCTACTTCTTTTATTTCTTCCAGAATCTTCTCTAGTACGTTCATTTACTCCTTCTCCTATATTTCTTATCCATAACGCAATAACCTTTTTCACAATAACATTCTGTTGATTTATAGTAGTTTTTATAATATTTGCATTTTATGCACTCTTTTTTCATTATTCCACCTCCAACAAATCTGCATTATCGAAAATATTGCCTATTACTTCCCAATCTTCAGAATTCCAATTTTCCATAAATTCTGTATTTCCTTCTGATATACCACAAACATTTGATTTTGGATTCTTAAATGTATAAATACCAAACGCTGGACAATTTTCAAACCATGTTACTTCTGCAAAATAGTTATCATTACCATCAGACCTATATGGATATTGATATCCTCTCAAAATATCATTCTCCCAAATCTTCTTACCGTACTTGCCTGTAAGTCCGGTGTATTGGCAGAGGGTGTCAGGGTTGATTTCGTACACTACTGTATCCCTCGGCATATTCCAATCAGAGAAACCGTCTCGCATAATAACATGCTGTTCATCTTCTGGTTTAACACTATCTCCAATTGGACATATTGTTCGTTTTATGTGGTAAATATAATACCCTTCCACCCATTCTCCATTATCTTTTCTCTTTGCTTTAAAAAGGATTTCTCTGTTCATAATTACTCTTTCTCCCATGACCAATTAACCTGTTCCATAACCATATCTCTCATAGCTTCTTCGATTTCCTCATCAGTTACATCATCACCAAACTCTTCTTCAAATTCCATATTTGTTCCAGCAAAACCATAATTTGCCTCCGCTTTTACTTTAATCATTCTTCCACTCTCCTATTCCATTTCCCTATAGCAGTTGTTTCTAAAGCACATCTTCGCGTTGCGACTCCGCATTCTTCGCAGTACACGAAAGCTGATATAACTTTTTCGTCAAATCCATAATGGATTTTCAGTGTCGCTTCTCCGCCACAAAACGGGCATTTCTTTAGTTCTTCCATTTATATTCTCTCCTTGTTTTCAAGTTTCTTTCCACAATAAGGGCAGTAATTATAATTACTTTCGTAGCCATCTATTAAATCATTAAACACTGTTAAATAACTTGATGAATGCCTTTTTCCGTTCAAAATATCGCAATAAATATAAACTGTTCCATGATTGTTTTTATACTTCCAGCACATTCCATTCCTTTCCTGAGTCAATACAAGTTCTAAAGAGAGTTCTCAGGAAACCCAACTCAATTTGTTTTGACTCGACTCTAACGCACTTTTAACACGTTCTAACGCTTCCTAACACGTTTTAATGCGCTTCCGACCAATCAAGCATCTGTGTGCAATGATTGCAACTTTTATTTCTGTAAGAGTCAACAACGTTTCCGCAACTAGGGCAAAACCCTTTGTAACATATCAATTCATCGTTTAAGTCTCTGTATTCTGTTCGCATCTTCACTTTCTTCAGCAACTGCTTTTCTAGTGCTTCGATTGCGATATCTAATGATTCTCGCAACATATAATATCCGCTTGTAGGATAATTCGCTTTTATTACTTCTATCGCTTCTCTAACTTTCTTCTCGTTCATATTTATAATCACTCCAACAATTCTTCTCTAAATCTATTACTAACAATCCCAACCATTTTATCTAATGAACTTTCATTTATATCACGAAATATCATATATGCATGTTTATTTGTATGATAATTGTTCAATCTTACCTCAAATTCGTCATTGAAAGGATAATATCGTAATGAAACTCTCACTGACGGATTATATTTAAAAAATTGTTTAACTGTTTCGTCCATCTTGAATCACCAAAATCCCTTCATCAATCAAATAGTTTACTGTTCCCAACAACCCTTCCTGTGTTTTTAAATCTAATTCATTTTCAATATCTTTCTCTTGATAAAATTTATCAAACTTATATGTACACATTCCACCAAAGCAATCACATCTTGTATGAACTCTTTTATTGTAATATGGCTTATCATAAATACCTATCCAAATATCGTTATTTGCTCCATACTTTACATCCTGATCTGTTCCAATAAGCTTGCTAATACACCATGCATTGATAACATTATTTCTCCAAAACAGTGGTTCCTTAATCTTTGATTCATCTCCAACCCTGAGTTTATTAATCTTTTTCATGGTAAGATTGTATTTATTCTCAACTTTAGGTTTCCTCATTCTTTTCACTCTCTTTATTTTTAGTATTTTCAGTATTCATAAAACAATTTACACATGCATCGATCCATTCTCCATTTTCGTCAACATAATAATCATCACCATAAATCCTACATTCGTCACAATGGTCATATAAATCATCCATATAATCGTAATTACACATTTCTCTTTCCCGGCTTTCCACTTAATAAATTTCCATCTTCATCTCTGTCGTATTCCCATATCAGATAATCGCACCAATTGTCTTTATCGAAATCACTCATGTTGTAAAACGGATCAGGATCGTCTATAACATATTGCTTGTCAAATCCTTTAATTTTCACATTTACATCATCTACAATGATTCTTTTCGATAATCTACAAATCCACTTCAAGAATTCTTGAAATGTATCTTCAAATTCTCTATCACGCAATGCAGCGTCTACTACGAGAATATATTCGTCTTGCGTTTGTAACGATCCTCGTTTTCGACTTCTGTCTCCAAATCTATCTCTTAAGTTATTTGTTCTCTCAAGAAATTCGTCAGAAAAACTTGAACAATTATGTCCTCTTTTTTGAACCACATATACTTCCATATCTCTTTCTGACCCTGTTACGACAGGAAGATGATCGAGTACGGTTTCAAGAATATATCTCTTTTCATGTTGTGTCCTACCTAGGGGAGAAACAACAATTGTTCCATGTACATATGTCCAACTGCTCATTTTATTTACCTCTTTTAATATTAATCACATCGGTATTTACGATCTTATATCACATGCTGTTCACAAACATTTTCAAATAGCGACAAATGAAATAGTTTGTTGAATCAACGTTTACAGTTTCTAAATATTTGATTTACTGCAGGTGATATTTGATTATAAACACCGATGAAAATCATATGCAGAACTTTATGTATCTTATTTTATTGGAGGTATGAAACATGTATAGAAATTTATTCCGCATATGAATGGATCATACGGGACTCGAACCCGTAACCATCAGTTTATGAGACTGCCGCGCTCACCATTGCGCCAATGATCCTTATTTGTGCTACCGTAGCAGCACGTATTTTTAATTAAAACTTCTATAGAAATCGCCTGTCTTGTCGATACTTCTGCAAACCATGGAGTCAATTTCTCGTTTCATTTCTTCCCCACATTCCGGACACATATGTCCTTCTCCTGTATACTCTTTCATCGACATCGTGATAATTTTTTTGTGTCCACATTTTGGACATTGAAATGGATATTTCATATTATTTATTTCTCTCCTTTTAGCCTTCTAACATTCTCAATTCCATAACAAGAGCTGTAAGTTCTATCTCATTCTTTTTGATTAACGACTTAAGTTCATTGATTTTATCAATACGTTTTTTCTCTTCTTTTTTTCTCTTCATATATGCATTCATATTAACAACGCCGACTACCTGAGCTGTAGGATTTTCGCCATATACACTCACAGGTAAAATTACTTTTACCTTTCCTAATACTCTCCTATCTTTGTTTCTTGCATTTACAACCACAAGTGTATTATTCAAATTTGCTGTTCTAAGTAATTCATATTCTTCCTTATATAATGCAAATCCATAATCTTTTTTGTTATGGTCTTCTAGTAAGTTCACAATTGCTACTAAATCATATCCTGTCATAGTTTTATTCTCCTTTTTAATCTAATAATTCTTTATCGATAATCTGTTTCCATCCTTATATTTGTATAAATTACATCTTTTTCTATTTTTTATAATGCAGCTTTCGATCGCATTTCAATCCTCATACTAATGTAAACTACATCTCCATTCCATTCAGAAGTTCACAGGTGATATGCAATTTAAATCCTCATACTTATGTAAACTACATCATACAATGCCCCTGCTATGTTCTCATCTGTTTGCGATTTCAATCCTCATACTTATGTAAACTACATCTTATTAAATCAGATGTTATTAAAACATACGGGTATTTCAATCCTCATACTAATGTAAACTACATCATCAAAAATACACAAATATGACATATCTATTTTATGTAACTTACACAATTCTAAGGTTACAAAAGCGTTATCCGTTTTCGTATATGTAAATAAATGATTACTACTCACTGATTTCTTTTATCTACTTTAGTGCGAATAAACCGTATAACTTATGTTCACTTCATATTCGCACATGGCGGCGTTGAACCTGCAACCATGTATATGTATTTAAGCTATTTGCTTCTTATATTCTTTCTCTTTAGCCATATTCAAAATATTAATTGCAGCATTAATGTCTCTATCATGAATCGCTCCACATTCAGGACAAATCCAGCCTCTTATTTTTGTATCTTTTGTTTTTACGTTCACAAAACCACATTTACTGCATGTTTGTGTTGATTTTTTATATTGTCCAATTGCAACAACAGGTACACCATATTCTTCACCTTTTCTTTTTAATAAAGTAAGAATTTCTCCCATCGCCGCATCAGATAAATTATCATTTCTCACTCTTGTTTTTCTTGACATACATATCTTTAACCGACAAAGTTTCTATTCCAATAAAGTCTGATCTTTTTATAACTTCTAACACCATATTCTCCATATGATATTTTCTTTGTCGTGTTACCTTTCTTTCTAATTTTGCTTTTTTAACTTTTGTTTCTATGTATCTTTTAGAAGGCTTTAATTCAACATTTTCTTTTCTTAATTCACTTAACCTTTTCCTAAACTCAATATTGCTATACCCTTGCCTTCTGGATAATTGTCTATTTAACATCTCACGATGTTGACGAACACTTCCGTCTTTACCATTTTTGAATCTAGGATTATCATATTTTGTTCCGTCTGATAAAGTCATCAAAGTTGAAATTCCAACATCAATTCCAATTTCTCTTTTCTCTTCTTCTACTTTCACAATCTTATAAATATCTTTCATACATAGCTGTAAAAAGTAATCACCACAATTATCTTTTTTTACAGTTGTTAATATTTGTTGTTTCTTATGTAAATTCACATATTCTTCAAAATTCATCGTGCATGATGAATCAAACCAGATATTTTTTAGGCATCCTTTAATCCCCCTAATCTTTACCTTTCCGATTTTAGCTAAATTAAAATATGCTACATTTTTATTCTCATCATTAAAGCTCATTTTTCTCAGAAATTCTTGATATGTATAACTTGTTCTCGGATGTTTCTTTGAATAATATGGAGGTTTACTGTTCTCAATCGGTCTTTTAACTCCCTTTCCGTTTGTTTTCTTATTAGAATTTTCTCCACTCACTTGAGCATCCAATCGCTTCGACAAATCACACAAGAAAACTCCATTCTCACCAGACAAAGCACCCGCTGGAATCAATTTAATGTCTTCTCTCCTACTTCTTAACACATCCAAATACTGTTTCTTTGCAATAGACTTTACATCCGGAAAATGAACAGTTTGTCCTCCATTCTTTTTGTCTGGTCTTTCAATTGTATTAACTTTATTTTCAAACATATCATAAACAGCCATATTACATGCTTTATGTAAAGCTAAGATAATTCTATCTATTAATTCACTCTGTTCTTTATTTGGATACATTCTAAAATTGAAAGTATACACCGGTATTTTTATAACTTTTTCAACTAGCATTTAACCAGACCTCCTTTTGCGACATTTCATAATTTAGTGTGTTTACAAAATCTTCTATTGCACACAAACAATATTTTGCATATTGCTTTGATTCCACAATTAAATAGAAATCATCCATGTATCTTCCATAATATTTGACACCCAACTCTCCAGTTATAAAATGATCAAAACCAGACAAATATAATAAAGCAAATACCTGACTAACTTGATTTCCAAGAGGCAAGCCATTTCCGCTTGTGCTATCAATAAATTTTTCACATAACCAGTACGTATCTGGATTAGATATAAAATATAAAACAATATCTTTCAGAATATTATGATCAATATTATAGAAAAATTTTTTAATATCACCTTTAATAATCCAACAATCATATCCGTATTTCTGATATGCTAAATACATTTGATATTTCAGACAATCCAAACCAAACAATGTTCCTTTTCCTATTTGTCCGGCATAATTCGTATATATAAATTCATTACTTAAAATAGGAAGAAGCACATTATCACATAAACTGTGCTGCACAATTTTGTCTTTAAAACTTCCTGCTTCTATAATTCTCTCTTTCGGTTCATATACTTTAAATCTGTTATATCTATCTACTTCATATTGCTTTGATTCTAAAAGTTTCTTAATTTGATAAATTCCATCAAGAGCAGATAATTCAAATTTAATTCTACTTTTCGTAAAACCTTTGCCACTTTTTGAATCTCTGTATGCTTTATATAAATTTTCAAAATCAATAATCTTATCAAAAACTGTGCTATCTTTTATCATGATATATTTTGCCTTTGTATTTATCCTGTCTAGTAAAAGACAGGAAAGGTTGTTTGCTCTTTTGATATCGGGACTCTAATTTCAGCGTTTCTCTTACTTTATTTCGTCTTCCGACCCAGAACGGACGAACTCCATAATCGTTCCAATTGCAATCGTTGTAGTTCACGTTACCATTACTGTTAACAATCTGAACATAGGAAGTCATATAGCAAACAACCGTTAAGAATCATCTTGTTTTATCTTTGTTTCTCCAGGCTATTGTCATATATTTAATATCACATATCTTCTTCTGCCAATGTTCAACTGTATCAGATCCTATAAGATTTAGATTCATTGACAATTCAACATAACAAGATAATTTATCACATGAAGAAATAGATCTAGTTTGCAAATCTAATCTCTTCTGTTTTTCTGCATTTATTTGTATTCTATTTGCGCTCATCAGGAAATCATATATATTCATACATTCATTCTGAATTCTTTCTATAAGCGTTTTGTATTTTGCCGGATATCTCTTTTTATTCGCTGTCACGGAATATGTATATTGCATTAAGTCGATAGCTTTTGTAATAACTTCCATATAAATCACTCCAATCTTGCTGAGTTTTGCTCTTCGAATACTTACAAACAACGCTTACGCATTGTTCTGTCTTCATCTCCACAAAACGTTATCGACAAGATAAACAGATTTAAGATTCGGTGATAAAAAACGGACGAACCCCACAAACGCACCAATAGCAACCGCCGTAGTTCACGCGACCATTACCGCGAACAAACTGAACAAAGGAAGAATCTTTTCTTGATTTCGTCTGATTTGGAGTTGACAGCCAGTGTGGATAATTGATTAGTGGAAGTTTTTCACCACATTTTCTGAATAAATCAAAAGTCGGAATAGACAATACATCATCTTTTACAACACCATAATCATTAAATCCATCCATACTAAGCAAGTTATTTTCAACTGGAGTAATACTATTTCCATATTTACATTTAATGTCTTTTGCAAGCTTGCACTCTTTAAGATATTTTCTTACAGAAGATTCTGCGTAATTATTATTGCTGCCAAAACTCATCCTCGTAAGAACTCCATACATAAAATGATATATCTTTCCATCCATTCGAATGTTTGTCCAATAATATCCAAATTCCTCTTTAAAGTGCTTGTTCATAAAATCTTTAACGGATTCTCTAAATTCATCTTCATATCTCTCTGGATCGTTACTATACCATTCTGGTACAATATCCTGATCGACTTTATAAGTCCACTTTGAAATATCAGAAGTGATAACATATTTCTCTGGCGGAATTAATTCTGCTCTCACAAATTTCTTAGAAGCATTAAATTCATTATCTTCTATATCCAATTTTTCAAGCAAACTTGAATGACTTTCATCCTCTAAGGGTGCAAGTTCCACCCTATTCTTAAAAATAATTCCACTTTTAAACTCACACATAATTTATTTCTCCTTTTCCTTATTTAGACAATTTTAATTTCTTCTCCAATCAGTTCTTCTAACTTTTCGCGCATCTCTTCTACGGTCATTTTCTTTAGTTTTTTTCGCTCCCAGATGAGTTCGAGGTTGTCATCATGCATGATACTGCTAATTTTTTCCATGCATTTAATCTTATATACCCTAACTATTTCTAAACCGCTTGCCACATTTTTTAAGTTTTCGTTATAGTCTCCCAAATCCGAATATCCATCTTCGCCAATCAAAAAGCCGCCTATAACAAGTCTTTTCCCGAAATAGTTATCATTATATTCGACCACCATTCCGTCTTTTAAATCTGACTTTGTAAATTTTTTCTGCATGTAATCACTCCATTCTAAAATTTTGTATTTATACTTCTCGGAGTAATCATAACTTTGATACCCACCATTTCCAGCGTAACACGTTTTATCCCTGTATACCTCATAGCGTGTATAACTCAAATAACTACGCCCAGATGCCCATACCATGCCATGCTTATACATCTGTTTACAAAAGTCTATTGCTTCTTCCTCAGTCTTACAGTGCACCACAATCTTATTGTCTGTATCCTTAAATTCGTCCCAGTTAAATCTCATCTTTTTTTACCTCATTCTTCCTCTTTTATATATTTTGCTACAAACATCAATGCCCCAACTCCTAATACAAACCCGTAGAAAAATGCCTCTTCTCCAAGTTCATATAATCTGGCACCGGCTAAACAGGATGTAATCAACCCACCAATTGACATTATGTTCCAAAAAGTTTTCTCCATATGTAATTCACCACCTTATCCTACAAGTTCATACTTGTTCCTTAAAAATTCACCAATATCATTTACCATGTATGTATAATTTTCTTTTTGATCTTTAATATATGTAGAATTTCTGTTAAAGAAACTTACCATCCACTCCGGAATTTCTAAATCTATGTTTGTTTCAAAGCTGTACGCAACAACAGCAAGTAAAGAATTCATGTTTTCTGGTTCGAGAAGTTTAGATGAGTTATCAACCTCTACTGTCCAGTCTTCCAACTGAATTTTATATAATTCGATGTCTTCATCAATCACATCTTCTTTAACATTTTCTTGGATAAATTCAAGAGCGTTCTGGTCTGAAGAAACATTATCTATTACATTATTCTCTCCCACTTCGACAAGACTTTCTTCATCTTCTTTAATATGTAAATACTCTTTCATGAGAGCAGTTAAGATGTTAATTTTCTCTTTTAAAATAGCCTTACCTTTTGTATGACGATCCTCATTTAATTTGTCAAATGTTACTCCATTTACATCTTTTTTATATAAAGACTTTTCAAATTCTTCTACAAAATCCTTAAACTTAATATCATCTAATCCAAATTTAGCAAACTCTTTAAACACAGGGATCCAAACAATAATATTTTTGGGCACAAACACTTCTGTGAAATTATCTTTGCACACAGATTCAATCCTGCTAAAATATTCATTTACAGTATCAAAGTGTTCTTCCGTTGCGTTCTCATTTAGATATTTGCTCATGTTCTTTATTGCACTTTTCCAGTTATCAAAGAAAAACGTTGTCATGACAGATTCACATACAAGTCTTTCTCTAATACCTTTCGATTGCTGCTTACCGGAACAAGACATACAATTTTTAAAGAATTTATTTTTTTCAGATATTGTCCTTATTTTTCTTGCATGTAAATCAATATAAGTAAATGCTTTCTGAGATGTATTCATTCCCAAATGATTGTTGTATCTTCTCACCAATTTACTAATCTGTGACATCGTACAATGCTGATGTATTGTAATGTCAATCTGATAATCATCAAACATTTTTTTCAATTCTGGCGGTAACATTTCATATGTTTTTCTTCTCAAATCATATTCAACAGATTCCCAAATAACTTTTCCGTATTCATCTTTACAGATTTTATTATTTTCATCTTTCTTTTTTCTCTGATATTGGATAATCGGATCTTCTAAAGTAGCTGTAATTTTATAGTTTTCATGCTTAAATTTAACCAACGCAGAACTTCTTTGCATTCCATCAACAATGTATTGCTGCACAACGTCTTCGTCCAAATCTTCTTCTCCTAAGATAATTGGTGGAATATAATCATCAGTTAATACAGTTTTGATTAACTCATTCACCATTCCATTTTCCCAACAAAACAGTCTTTGAACGTCCTGATTATCACTAATATCTTCTTCCACAATCTTCTCTAAATAAGAATCTAGCGATAATGTCTTTTTTCTAATTTTCTTTGCCATGATTATATTCCTCCAATTTTTTATTCGCACAATAACACTTTTACATTTTCATAAAGACGCATAGTCCCAAGTATATTGTCTTTATATTCTCTTTCTGTTATGTTTAATTCTTCAATAATTTCATCTTGAGTGTATCCATCGCATATGAGATCGACCGCCTTTTGTTGCTTATAAGATAAATTGCTCTTATACATTTCAATTTTATCTGTTGTGGGGTGAAGTCTATTTATAATTTCCCCTTCTAAATTAAATCCAGAAGAAATGCCTTCTTCCAACGTGTAATCTTCATCTGGATCAACTTTCATATGTATGGATATATCTGGAATAACTATAGGATTTCCGTCCTTATCTCTCATAATTTTTCCTTTACTATCTGTTACAAGATTACATCTTTTAAACCTTATACAATCTCTTTTCCACGTTTCTTTTCTTCTTACAAGGTTTCCATAGAAATATGTACTAAATTTACAATTTTTCGACTCATCATATGTATCCATACTCTTCAGAAGAATATCGACAGCTTTATCATAATAATCATCCCAATACATTTTCGGGATATTTGTTTTGAAAATGATTTTGTCGCATATTTTACGAATTTTTTTCATATCATTTCCGATATAGTCTTCGAGAATTTTATTCTTGTCCATCTTTATGACCTCTCATACAAAATATTTAGATATCTAATTTTTATATTCGCTTTTATGAATACAACATACACCACATCCGAATATTTGTCAATAAATATATTCACATATCTGAATATTCCTCCATTGACATATGAATATATAATGTTATAATCTAAATATTAGGAGGTGTAATATGTTTTCATACAAACCTTTGCTGAAGCTGCTTATTGATAACGACTTAAGCAAAACTCAATTTCGTTTAGAAACCGGAATAAGTATGGCTACATTAGCCAAGATTGGTAAAGATGAATATATTTCTATGTCCACTCTTGACACCATTTGCAAATATTTCGATTGTAAAATTGAGGATGTAGTCAAATTTATCAATGATGATAAGTAGTTTCATACAACCTGATTCTATTATTACTATGAATCAGGTTGTAATTCATCAAAGAAATCATCGTCTTCAATGATTCTTATCTCAAATCTTCTAGTACCAAGACGATTAAAAGTCTTTTCAATATTCTTAATCCCAATCGTACATTTTGTATTGTCCAGGACAGATTGAATAATTACCAACTCATCTTTAATCTGTCTTCGTTTTTCAAGAATTTCTTTTTCCAACTTATATAATTTGTATCCATCACAACCTGACTTCCATTTTTCTAATTCAATCTGATGCATACAGTTTGACAATTCACGATCAACATTTGCCAATTTTTTATGTAATACTGCTCTTCTTCTCGTAGCGTCTTCCACAAATTCGCTACACTGTCTTGATTTTTCGATCCACTGTACAACCTCGTCGCACGGTATGTACGAATCTTTTCTTATGTATTTCTTCTCTTCTGATTGCACATTATCTGTTTTTGTTTTGTTCTGAGGAACTTCCTGTTCAGATTGTGGAACAGGTTTTACTTTAAAATGAAAGTTCTTCAATACTTTTGGAAGATTCTTTAGAATATTATCCGCCTTGTCCTTTTCAAATACTTGAGCGTTGCGTTTAGAACAAGTTACAGGAGAACCATCAGAACTTAACCTAATGTACAATTTGTCGTTCGTCACGACATAATTCATTTCAACCACCCTTTCTTTTTTACTTTTCATTGCGTTATTCACTGTTTATTTCACTCCTATTTAAAAAATTGCATCAGAAATAAACGTTTAGAAACTTGTCCACACGAATAAAAAGTAAATTTCAATATTCAGTTTTCCAATATTTGGAATTTTTAGCTGATACGCTTGACTACTTTGAAAAAAATATGTATTATACTAGTAGGGATAGCGCAAGCTGTTCTTAGCACTCCCATTTTTGGGAAATGCGTTTTTTGGTTTTAGAAGAGCCGGAACCGGAGGTGTTGGCGCACCTGTGATGGATTTCCGTCTCTTCTTTTTTATTATGTTTACAAAAAGTATATTAACACGAACACTTGTTCTTGTCAATAGTTGACAGAACGTTTGTTCGATTTTTTGTTCTTTTCTGTTCTTCTGTATCCGGGAAAGGATCATGAACTAATATTGTACTCATAGTTCCGATAGGTTTTATGTTCATCAAATCTAATTGTTTTTCAGAAAACACTCTTAGCTGGTTTAAAAAGTCATCACAAATTTTTGCTATTGTTTCAGATCGCTCGATAATATCCTTGCATTCCTGAAAAGTTTTTCTTTCAAAACCTACCACCTCATTATTTTCAAGGTCTTGTTCTGCAACTAAAACTTTTTTCCCTTTACAGTGCTTAACAGCTTCTTCAATGTCCATCAATACATATCTCATGCCACATCATCTCCCCACATAAAATTTGCGTCACATGCAATCTTTATTGCACGTTTATCGTCCATAGATGTTATCTTTCCAAGGTATTTTTCTATTCTTAATTCTGAAATATTTCTTATGCATTCGCACAAAACAATAGAATCTTTTACCAACCCTGTACCTCTTCCCTTTTTGATAAGAGTATGCGTAGGTTGGTTTATCTTTTTTAATTTTGTACTAAATGGTATAACGATGGTTGTTGCAGCGAAATGATTTCCTATATCATTCTGTACAATAATTGCTGGTCTTTTCCCGCCTTGTTCACTTCCTATAGTGTTATCTCCAAAGTCAACCATTACAATATCAAATTTTTCAAATTTAATTTTCATAATTACGCATCCTCCTTTCTCCTAATCTATGTACTTCTCTCTTTCGATATCATAAGTATATACTCTTTACAGTATATTGTCAAGAGTATATTCAATAAAATATATTTATTTTTTAAAGAATATATGCTAAACTATATACTGTAAACAATATATAACGAACAGGTGGTGAATACATGCGCTTAGATATTAAAGATCTGGTAGATAAAAAATTTCAGAATAAAAATCAATTTGCAAAAGCGATCGGAGTCGGGTATCCTGCGGCATGTAAACTTTACGATGGAGATACAAGCAAAATAAATTTTGACACACTAGAAAGAATATGTATCGCACTAGAATGTACTCCAACTGATTTATTCAAATCTGAGGATCCAGCGTTAAATAGACTTCTTTTATATTATTGCAAGTTACATGAATCCAATGAAAAAGACGATACAGAATAAGTATCGTCTTACATATATTTATTACATCTTTATTATTTCTTTAGCTTTTCTAGCTGCTATATCCCAGTTTACTTCTATCCCGGAACCAATGCTATACCATGTATCTTGGCTTTCACTGTACTGCAACACATTCCAACACCATAAGTTTGACTTTTCTTTGTGCGGTTCTAAAACTACTTTTCTCATAACATTTACACCTCCCAGATGAAAGTTAAATTTCAACTATTAAATCACTTCGCATAATAATGATTTAGTTTTACCCTGTAAATATTCAAGTACATCCATTCGCCCACCATACCTGCAATGAATTTCAAATAGCTTCTCTTGATCATGTAACCATCTTGCTGCGGCGTATCTATGCCATCCATCTACTATTACTGGTTGTGGTAAAATATATCCATTGCTGCATTCGTTATCAATTTCTATATCTCTAATCTCATTAGGATGCTTGATAAAATACAGAATTCTTCCAATATGCCAATCTCTTGAACGCATTTCAAGAACAGGATGATTCCATACATCACCATAAGGATCTGGGATTTCTGTTAGCCCATTATGTAACGCAATTGATATATCATCTAAAGTAATTACTCCAGTATCATCCCATTCCCAGTGTTCCGTAGGAAGAAACTCTGTTAATTTATCAATTCTAATAATATCTCCTCTATATTCCTCTTCCAATGTTTCAAAAATCACTATATCACCTTCTTTAAGAACACCTATAAAACCTACATTTCTTTTACTTTAATAAACATCTTTTTCGGGAGTATTTTATTACAGTTTATACACCTTCGTCTTCTACTACAAAATTCTGTAATATCTTCAGACGCTCCACATGGCTCATTATTGTAATTAAAAAACAAATCTCTAATTACTCTTTCTGTTATATAGTATCCCTTTTCTGAACCACAAAACGGGCATATTTTTTGTTCCTTCATAATTCCCCTTCGCTTGAAATCAATCTTTCAAACCGTTTAATATTTCTAATCGTTTTTTAAACATTTCAACATATTCTGGGAAATATTCAAACCAGTTGTAATCAATTTCCTTTATCTGATTCAATCCAATTTCCCCAACAGCTTCTAATGCAGCATCCTTCTGACTAACTCTTTTTCCAAAACATGTCTGGCAATTCGACCCGTCTACTTTGTCATATGCATTAAACGTCTTATTAAAATCCATCAAAGGATGAAGTGAAACCGGCTTGTTATTTGCATTGTTTACTAAAATCCCCCAGTTTCCCCAATGACGATCGGTATTTCCTACAAGATAGTCAACAATATTCATCATATAATAATCATGTTTGTCTAACGACAAAATATATTTTCGGATATTTCGGTTATGATTTTGCGAATACACTTCAAATGCTTCCATAGACACAATGGAAAAGTCCTTTGATGTGATATTTTCACTTATAGTTACCGGTTCTTCAGCAAATACACTTCTGTTGTATATGACCTGCTTTACATCAAAACACTGACAAATTTTACTTGATAGAAGTTCCTTCTCGACAACTTCTATCCCTCCGTCTTTCAACAGAGAAAATCCTTTTTCTGTCCGTTTCCAGGCTTTTGGGAAAACACCATTCGTAGATAAGTCTTTCGCCAGATCTTCATTATTTACCGTATATTGTTTTCCTCGCAGAGCAATATCTATAAAAATATTTTCAAGATGGTTATCATATAAATTGACTTCAGAAAATGTTATCTTTTCACCTTTATTTCTTACCCAGAAAACATCTGTCAATGATGTACACCTATATGATAACGCCACTTTTGCTCTATCCTTGTCCGTTACAGCCTGATTCATTCCTATACTGTTCAAAATTTCTTTAGCGTATTTTCTATCCAATGTGAGAACTCTTGTTGCACACCAATAATTGAAATTTGTAATATTATTAACAAGAGTATCAACATCTTCTTCTTCTTCAAGATATAGGTTATACGGCATAAAACTTTTGTAATACACCTTACATCTTCCAGAAGAATCAATTCTTGCAACTCTTCTATCTTTATGCATAATTTCAAAAATATCGCTGTTCATATTATACATTCCTTTTCAAAATTTCCGTTACCTGCTGCGTAGTAACTCCATATACCTTTGCAACTTTTTTCTTGTCTTTGTATTTTTCATATTCTTCTATAATGTCATTCTCTGTCCAGTTCTGTTCAACCGGCTCATTCATAAAGTTTTCCATCATGGTTTCTCCAATTTCCCAATTTTCCAAAATACTCTCTACGGAATCATACGGACAAAACAACTTCCCGCTTCTCAACATAATTACATCAACCTTTTTCTTATCTCTGTAGATTTTCGTAAGTTCTGTGCTTATCTCATATGTTTGTCCTGTGCGAAACCCCATACTTCCGTCTCTACCAATATATTTTCCTCTCAATATCGTACCTCCATTACATATTATTTTAACACATATTACAAATCAAGTACAGCATCTGCTATAGTAGATTCATCCATGTGTACATAATATCTTGCTGCTGTTTCCAAATTCTTGTGCCTTAATTGTCTTTGAACAAGAACAATATCTTTTGTTTCTTCATACAATTTACTTCCAACCCAATGTCTTAACATATGTGGGTAAATTTCGCCTTCCGAATATAAATTAAAAAATCCTGTAATTGCGCCTTTACTTAATCTGTTATTTTCATTTGATAAAAACAATGCGTTATCTTTAATTTCTCTCTCTGTTACGAAAAAAGTTCTAATTTTCAAATACTCCTCAATATTCATTCTAGCCTGTTCAGACATATAAACTTTGTCATATTCTTGTATATTTCCCTTTCCAAGAATCATCATATACGGTCTTTTTTCTTCGTGTAGATGTAAATCGGAAATATCCATATTTATTAGTTCTTCTGAACGAATACCACTTCCCTTTATAAGTTGAACGATGGCAATATTTCTAATAATATTAAATTCATTTTTATTTCCATCTGTGATATTTACTAAGAATTTTTCCACTTGCTCATCTGTTGGGATTTCTACTTCTTTATATCTTTTTTCAGATTTATATAGATTGCCAGGTATATGTGAAATCACATTATCATCGACATATTTATTTTGTCGTAAATAATTCCAAAAAGCACTGAATACATTCTTCTTTGTATTGATAGAATCCAGTGAATTTGTTCTTCCTAAAATTCCATTTTTTAATTCGTTAAGATATTTAATAAGATTATTACTAGTAATAATCTGTATATCTGTTTCATTGATTTCTGCTATGCTTTGTTTATTTATATATTTATTATTGATCATCCAATTAAGCATATCTCTAATATATATCCAATTAACTCTCTTTGTAGCTGCTGATTTATATCTATCAAAAAAATCTGATATAAAATCAGGAATATCTTTTAATTCTTTTGCAAGTTTTTGTTCTATTTTTCTTTGTTTTTCAATTTTATAACACATATAATATCCTCCTAAAATCCCAATGCTTCTGCAATATCTATTTTCTTTTGTAAATATTCTAATGCAGACAATCGTTCTGCAAATTCTTTTGATTCTTTTCCATGAAAATAACTAATCTCCCACAATTCTCCATCATCTGTTCTATAATATTTCTGTTCTTGTGGCTTATTATTCCGAGTAAGGTATTCATATACATTTCGACAATACAATTTTTCATATTCTCCTAATAGAATATCTTCTCTTTTAATCTCCTTCACATTTAATACCTTCTTTCTTTAAAATCGTGTTCCATGTAATAAACCTTCGGCTTTCATTTCTGTAGCGAATTCAAAATCAACGTTGCAAATGTTGTAACTGTTATACATGGAGTTCTCCATATTCTTTATTCCCCTTTTTACTCTTTTACTTTGTTCTTTGAACAAATATTCCATGTTATCTCTTTTCTTTCCCATAATATTCCTCCTGTTTTGCAATAAAAAACAATCAGATATTCCTGATTGCTCTAATTGATATTCTTTTCTTATATATACTATAAAAGTCACCAGAATTAACTGATGACTTATAACTATACATAATTACTTTCTTTTATTGATCTTTCTCCACTCATACTCCCAGCGTTCATCTTCTGACATATTTTTTGTTTTTTGATTTTCTGCAAATGCAAACAACGCTCCTACAATCATAACAACTGTTCCAAAAATAATCCCACCCATAATATCATCCTCCAAATATTTTTTTACTTTAAACTATCGCTGAGATTTTCCAAAAACGCACATAGCATCAATAAAAATATTCCTCCAATTAACGTTCCCATTTTATCCCTCCTTCACTCTCCATTATATATACTCACACACTTATGTGCAACTCCACTTCTTGTTCTCCCTAATTCTTTTGCAATGTCTTTGTAAGACATTCCTCTACGCAGCATGGACTTCGTCGAGTTTATTTCAGTCACTGTCCAAGCCTTTCCTTTATTCGGTTCTTTACATGAAAATTTTTCCTGTCTTACCCATTCAGGCTCCAAAGCCAATGTCATGTAATCATACTTTGTCCAGTTAATCACATTCTTATTAGCTTTAGCCCACATCCAGAACTCTTCTACCTCAACACTGTATCGATTTCCGTTCTTGCAATGAATAATCTTACATGGAAGATTATATTGTTCAATCCATCTTAGTACAACCTTTGGAGTTACATTAAAACACTCAGCAAGTTTATTAGCACTTAGAATGTTATTATTCTTTCCAAGTCCGAGCAGCATTGCTTTCTTAACTACAGATCTCATTGTCCTGTTCAGTCTATCCGCAGTAATTTGCGTTGGCTGATTAAGATATTTTGACTCCAAATATTTAATCTCTCTGTCTGTCCATCTTTGAGCCATATTTACACAATCTCCCTAGGAATATAATCTGCAAGGTAATCTTCTTTTCTCTCTTTGAAACGTATTTTTAAATATCCAACATAGTGGAATTTAATTCCATTCTCTTCGAGCAATCCCTTAAAAATATCCCCAATAGGTTCACATACATCTGTACATGAATTAAACTTTCTAGTTGCTTCTCCGGCAAGACTCTCCACCTCTCTCTGTCTATCTAATGGAATCTGATATACTTCTGGTCTTGCTCCGTAACCTTCTTTGTATTCATTGTTATAGGTTCCATCAAAATCCAATACAAATAATGTCCACATCATAATTTCTTACTCCTTTATTTCCTGCTGCCAATTCTTTTAATATTGTCATTTCTCTCTCAAAAGAAATGTGAATTTCATTACTACTCATTGTTCTTTTCTATCATGGGGAATATCCAGCCTGTTTTATTATTGGGAAACAAAACGTCATAATTGATTTTATGTAATTGAAACTCTGTTCCACATCTTTCACAGGCAAAAATTTTTCCGTCATACATTCCAATAATCCCACCACATTTGCAATTAATGTGACTATATCTTTTCATGTTTACCTCAATTATCATTCTGGGTCTATCCAATATTTACATACCACCATCCAGTATATCTATCCACTTCATTATTTCTTTCGTCTTCTTCCGGATCGTAATATCCTGTATTTATTTCGACTTCTTCACCTTGTGTTCTATATAATGTCGTAAGCATATCTGCAACTGTGTTTGCTGCACTCTCTGTTCTTACTAGAATTTCAGAACCTCCATCTGTCCAAATTTCTCCTTCAGAATAATCTCTTAGTCTTTCTGTAATTAGATCAATCCAATTCAATTTATCCATACCTTCCCATCCTTTCCACACAAGAAATGCGACTTTCATTGTGTCATTCGTTTAATCTTTTGCCAATCAATCTGTTCAAATAATGTCTGATTGAACTCCGTCAATTCTTCTGCTCTTTCGCATTGCTCACAGTAATCATCAATATTATCAAAATAATTATCTTCTGTTTCCAAATACCAATCTTCATAGTCTGCAATCTCTGGATTGTAAACTTGCAAACCACCAGTATTGCAATAATCTGGTTTAATATTATTCTGCAACTGGAAAGCGTCATATGCAGCAAGAATATCCATTACTTTCTTTCCTTCTTCTACACTCTTTACCGGAATGTAAAATGCGTCACTTAATCCTACTTGCGGAATCCACCACACTCTTAATTTTTCTTTCATAGTTTTTATTTCCTTTCCTACGCTTCATAATCAAATTCTTCAAACCCACCATTATCTTCCACATAAACCTTGTACCCACTTATCCATGGGTCTTTACAATCTCTAAAATTGTTTGGATGATATGTGTTATTTTTATCATCTTCTATCTCACATTCATAGTGTGCAAATATCATATTAATAAGATTTTCCATTGATGTTTTTGGTTCATATCCATGTTCTCTGATCCACGCTGCCATTGTGTCATAATCACACCATTTTTCTTCTGGATATGTAGAATAATCTTCTTCCTCATGCCATCTTCCATATGTATCTACCATAGTTATTTACACCTCTTTCCATAAGAAATACGAGTTTCAAAGAAAATCCATCAACTGATTTTCTAACATTTCTTCCAATTCATCATCTACACTACAATTATGGTCACATTCTGGATTGCAGCAAACACACCGTACTTCTGGATAATGTTTGCATTGTCCTGTTTTATTAATATTCTTTCTATAACTTTTTCCATCTTTTTCGATTATTTGAAAAGCCATATTAAAACCACCTTAGATAAATTTCCGATTCTATTCTTCTATAATCAATTTCTTTCCGCATATCGGACAAAATTTTACTTTATACATATCAATTCCAAAATCATATCCACAACATGTAGCCACTCCATCAATCAAGTATGACTCATTTATTTCTTCTACTTCACACCATGAATCCGTACAATTATATGGTGACTCCCTACGTCCTTTCATAATATCATCTTTTACAATTTCTTCCGCTTCTTCTTTACTATTTGCTTCTACTTCATATGTTTTGCCATATGTTTCATAATAATCTACAATATATTTTGCCATAATCATTTTCTCCTACAATCCCATCAAATCTTTTACAACACTTACACCATAACTTTCCTCAAACCAATCACAGATTGACGTTCTATGCCATCCTGCTGCGAATCCATTCCACTCTTCCTCAATACATTCTGTATTAGGGTTCATCGGAACATTGCCAAAATCTAACCATAAATCCTTAATATATTGTGCGCGTCTATACTCATAACTATCATTCATACCACGATCAACAATACATGCTAAATCATCATCTGTGATCAAGAATTTCCGTTCTGTGCAATAGTCCATTATCGCATTGTATTCCTTGTCACAAAATTCTGTATCATCTTCAATTTGATCAATTTTCAGTTCTTTTAGATATTCTCTTAATGACATACTATTTTCCCTCTTTCCAATGTTCCATATCTTCATTTTTCAATGCGATCATTTCCAACATTTGCAGCGTACTGAAACATTCATTTTGTTTTAAAATTTCCAGTTCTTCTGTGATACACTTTACTTCTTCATCTTTGTATTCTAAAGAGTCCGCATAATCCATATCTAAAGACAGATTATATAATATTTTCGCAATTTTCTGTAAATCCATAATATACCATCCTTCCTCTTATGAAAGCATTCTTTCGTTCTGTTAAATAAATTCAATTTCCCATATAGCATTTTCACGAAAATACTGTTTGCAAAGTCCGTTTTCAAATTTCCAGTCGGATGCTTTTCCATATTTAATCCAACTTCCTTTCCCATTGTTGGCTAATGTAATTTTGCTATCTGGTTTTTCATCTTCGATACTGTAAAACCCGTTTGTCTGTACTACATTCGGCTTTCTAATCTGCCCCTCATATTCTGATCTGATATAGTGTTTTCTAATAATAAATTTACGTCCCTCTTTGATTACTCTTTTTAACTGTGCTAAATTTTTAATTTCCATGTTTATTTCCTCCCAATAACTAATCCCTGTTACAATAATCTAAAAAAGCGCCTATTGTTTCTTCTGCTTCGCACCTAGTCAAATATCTTCGCTTTTTACTTTTCTTTCTATGTAATGGTAATCCACACATCTTGCGTTCATTATTTCTTAATAACATTTTGTCCGTTTTTTGTTTCTTCCTGGTATTTATGTTCATACTCATTTCACCTCTTAAAATCGTGCTTTCATCTTATTTACATTTTCATACACTCAATACAATTTTCAGCAATGTTACTCTCTGTTTTCCACTCGTCAATTCCAATACAACGATTTTCACATGTTTCTTTCTCGTTACAACAAATACAACATTTTTTACATTTATCATTTTCTGGAACTGATATATCAATTAAGCATCTAAGCATTTTTACTACCTCTCTATTTAAAATTATCTTTTCATCTGTCAAAACACTTCTGTAAAGTAAAATCTATTCCATCTTTTAAACATAAAGGAAATGAACTATAATTATCTGTTATCCCCCAGCAATTATAATATTCTCCATCTTCATCTATAAAGGCATCTATATCACTTTCAATATCTTCAATTGTTGGAATATTTGTATCTTCCGCTTTATCTAATTCGGCATCTAATATTTCTTTCTTTTTTGCATTACATTCTTTAATAAAATGTTTTACTACTTCTTTACCATGTTTTGTTAATTTATACATATTGTGTTTCCTCCCGATAAAATCATTATTTGTTTCCATAACATACGGAACAGCAAAAAGCTGTTCCTGACTGTTCCAAAGTTCTACGTTATTCAACTGATACACAGATTGAAGAGTCTAAAGAGCAAAACGGACGAACCCCAAAAACGTTCCAACCGCAATCGCGGCAGTCCACGCCACCACGACTGAAAACAAACTGAACATAGGAAGCCGAGCATCCTTCATTTGTACTGTCTGGTGTATCTAACCAAAACGGTTTTTCATTTTCTGTCCTAAACATACCATTCTTTCTGGCTTTTCTGTAATCATCAAAAGTTCCTAAATGTACTTTACAATTACATGTTCCGTAAGTGTCCAACCCATCCATAGAAAGTAAATCAACTGTATCTAATAATACATTTTCTTTTCCAAATCCTTTGTAGATATCAGACAGAATTTTCCCATTTTCATCATTCAGTACATTCTTGATTTCAGAAGTTCTAAAGTCATTTGACCCATTGTCAAATTTATAAGTTCCGTCAATAAGCTCTTTTTTCCAAACTTTGGTTCTATTGTTCTCAATATCCTGTTCCACCACATACCATTCATTTCCAATGTCGTCTACAATCACGTTTCCAACCTTGCATTCATAAAGTGGTTTGCTCTGTCTTATTCCTAAAGATTTCCTTAATTCTTCCGTTAATTCGATCACCAGGTTATTTCCTTCTACTTTTACATTTGTCTTATTTACTTCGATATTCATAATATTTTCCTCTACTTTCTTTCTAATAATTCTTACTTACAAAATGGTTTCCAGTACACGATCAGCACCACACCTAATACAGTAATATATACTTTTGCATCCGTTTCTGTCATAAACAACGCGATAAGAAGCAAAATCAATCCAGAAAACTTTTGAAAGTTCAGTCTGCGCTTCCACCGTTTAAACTTCTGGCTCGTAGCAGCTATAACATATCCTTCTAACCATTCTTTATTATGTTTCTTCCATTCTTTTTCCGTCATAACTGTTTCAATCACATTCATTTCTTATTTCCTCCATTCCTCATATACTTGTTCACTACGTTGTTATACTCCCATTTTCCCACCACTGATACACTGCCTTTTGTTCTTACTGTACAATATTTCTTTCCGTCAATTGTAAATTCGCTCAAAATCTCCATTGTATTATTCTCCTTTTGTTGTTGTGTTTATTTGTTGTATTTTTTATTTCCCTGAAATCATTCTGCAAGCTGTGACACTCACAGAACGTAATATGTAAGTTTTTCTTATGCAGTCTTTGCTACTGCTTTTCTTGATGTTCTTTTTCGTGTTGTCTTAGACTCAATTCCCGGAATATCAATATTCCTTTCGATCACACCGGAAAGGAAATCGAATAATGAATCTTGCCACTTCTCTGATAAATTATCATTAAAATATTTACTTCCTTTACAGTTATTCAACAGAACCCTTTCCATGTCTGTCTCTCTTCCAGAGTAGTAGGCATATAATTTTCTAAATACTCTTAATACTTTCGCGCTGAATGCCTTTCCTTCGCGATAAGTTTTACCTCCGTTCCATTGTAGTTTTACGATAAGTTGTAAAATTCTGTCTAATAAATCCGGACAAACTCTCGACATCTTTGCACCGTCAGAGACAGAAGTTAAAATACCAATAGGATTTTTTACTGGGTTCCTGTCTCCCTTAACAGCAATGTGGTTTCTGTCACAGATAGATTTTAATGTAACATATTCTTCTTTTTTAGCTACGAGCGCCGCACTGTAGATATCGACAGGAGTCATGGTTTTTCGATCGTCTTGCTGTGACAAGAATAAGTCAACCGCTTCTGCTTCTGTAATTCCGATCAATACTTCAACCTGAATCAATTTCATATTTCCAAAATAAGCACCAATGATTCTGTGCATACCGTCAACAACATAAAATTTATCATTCTTGCACATAATCTTAGGCAAATCCCATTTATAAGAGCTAAATTCAGATCCGATTTTCTTTGCAATAGACACCCTTAATTCTCTTTGCCAGTTTGGTACATGGATAAGCAATGGATTAATGCTGATAATTGCCTTTTCTCTTCCATCATGTTTCGATCTTGCTTCTTCCATCTTGTCAGATACGATCATTCTTTCTCCAACTTCAATGATATTGTTTAGCATTCTTGCTTCATTCATCATTGTTTCCACTTCCATAGGTTCAAGTTTTCCGTTTCTACTCATTTTTCTAATCTCCTTTAATATGTAAAGTTTTCTATAATAAAAAGCACCTGTATAATTACAAGTGCTTTCTATACGTATACATCTATGTTGCATTGTCGTTCTTCATTTTCGATATGAACATCTATCCATGTTCTACCGCGTCTGTATGAACTGCTTCCCAAAATATCCAGTGTTACGAGAGGATTCTCCCGAATCTGCTCACACTCTTCATTCGTTAGTATATTCTTATCCAAGGCTTCCAATTCCTCAAACGTATAATCTGCTAAAGATTTTCCTACTGTTATCATAATCATGACTCCTTTCCTTTTGCTTCGTTCCACTTCTTTCAACCGAGATCAGCTCAATCTTGTGTTTCCTCTGTGTAATATTGATCAACTGTATCTGATGCTTGTTATAAAAATTTTCCATCATGTCTCTTCCTATCCCATTCTTTCCGCTTTCGTATTTGTTGTATATGGCTCTTTGCTGATTATCCAATCACATACAGATAGATATACTTTTTCATCATCGTTCCAGGTTTCCCAACCTTTTATATCATTTACATTGATATATCCGCTATCCGGTGCAACGTCTGTTTCGATATAATAACCAGTTCCATCCGAAAAATTTAACTCAAACCCCTCTGTTCCAATAGTAACGCTTTCGATTTCTTCTGTGTCAATATATGTTTCCGGCATTTCTGCGACTGTTTCCTGAGCTTGTTTCGGTGTGTTTTCAACCGAGTTTCTTCCTATTATAAATGTGGTAAAAGAAATAATTGCAACAGCACCGATATATAATATTTTCCGCTTCATCATTCAAACCTCTTTCTATAAATCCCTTACGTTTCCGACTACTTCCCAATCTGTTAAAGCATATGTTGTATTTAGCTTTTCCAGTGGTAAACGTTCAATATTTCCATTTCCGGCATTATATGTATATCTGTATTTCCGTGTATCAATGATTGATTCATCGACAACACGTCTTAAAAATTTATTTGTCATAGTTTAGAACACTCCTTATTCAAACGCTTCTTCTTTGCAATTTAATTTAACGTCTGTTAAAACATAACTCCAAGCTGTTCCCAAGTGTGTAATTCCCCAGACATACATGTCAAGAGTTTCATTATAAAACAAAGGATCTTCTGTATACTGTTTAATCATTTCCGCGCCCTGGTCTGATACGATAAAATATTGAAAGATATCTTGATTGTATGACTGCTCTTGTTCTTCTTTTAACTCTTCAATTTGTTCTTGAATAGAATCAATTTCTTCTTGCAGCATTTGAGCTTCTTCTATTTCTTCATCTGTCAAAAATTCCAAACGATTTTCAATATCAGTGATTTCTTCTTTTAGTGCGTCGATTTCTTCAGAATTATCAATAATTCCATTTTCTTGCTCCCAAAATCCAACTTCACAAGTATTTTCCATAATACTATTATTCAGCACAGCATCAAATGCTTTTGAAAACGTCGCATAGTCAAGATAACCGTTTTCTTTTGCATAGTCGCTTGCTTCATTTCCACAAAATGTTGTTCCGTATAATTTGTTTCTTTTCATATTCTCCACCTTTTAACCTTTCTTTATATATCTGTTTTCTTATTCTCTTCTAGTTTCGCTCTTGCTCGTCAGTATCGGACTTATACCGATAGACTAGAACATCATACAGCACAGCCTGTTTACGGTTTATTCCCTTAATTCACTTGCTGATTTTCCGCTTATAAGAGTTCTGTACTTAAACAGTGTTATCTGCTCGTATAAACGCGTTGTATTTGATTAGCTATATGAAATTGACAAGGTGCTATTTCCGAAAACTTACTAATCATTACGTTTTCGTTATGCTTAATATAGCATGAAGTTTTCGGAATGTCAATATGTTTTTAGAATTTATTTTACGTTTTCGGAATGTATGATTGTAATAAAAAAGACATCATACAAACGTATAATGTCTTTTCTTAGCCTATTCTATTCCCATTCGGGAAAACAAAAGCAGATGTATATTTACATCCCATAATACTAGCCATCTTCTCTAGTTCTTCTTGCGTAAATTTTCCAGTTTTTACCCTTTTGGAAATAGACGCTTGACTCATTCCCATTTTTGCACCCAATTCTGTCAATGATATTCCAGCCTCATCACAAGCAACTTTTATTTTTTGTTGTAAAGTTATTTCCTTCACCTACTTTCTCTATTACCTCTTAATATAATATAGCAAATTTTTAGTTATGGTGCAATATTTTTCTTGACAGTGCCGGAACGTGTCCGGATTAAACGAATATGAATAACTGGCATCCACAACTCATATCAGCCTTTATAACTTCCTTATTTTCTAATTCTTTTTTAAACTCTTCCATAAAATCAGGAGCTTTTTGAAAATCTTCAAGCGTTCCGCTGTATAGTGCTGTCAAATCTTTTGTATCTATTACAACCAATCTGCTGATATTTTCATGTGATGTGTAACCCTTCAATACGTTTTTTTAGTTTCGCCATGTTTAACCTCTTTCTCCCCTTAGCCGATAGGTCAGCTTATATGAATTAGTCAAAAATCCAATTTTCAATAGTGTATTTATCGTAGTATCCTTTCTGAATCCCTAAACGATTACATCTATTGATATATAATTCCAATGCTTCTTTTTCGTCTACCGCCTCAAACACTTCACCGTCAACAATCGCATTTTTATAAGTCACTAATCTTACAACATATTTTTTCATTTTCATTTCCTCTCTTTCGTTTGTCTGTGAATAATTAAGCCATTTTTGAGCATGTCAAAAAACCATTCCGAAAAATCTTTATACTCTGTTTTTTCGATAATGTCTCGATAAACTTCTTTTAGCTGATTTTCTGAAAATGTTTTTTCCATAGCGTCTGGAAGTGATTCTCGATTATCTTCTGAAAAGTAATATCTGTTTTCAGCTTCTTTATAATTTTCAACAAATTCTTTCAGTTCATCCAGTGTGTCAAAACGTTTATAAAAATCTGTTTCAATCCATTTACCACTTTTGTTAATGTACTTTGTAGCAGTCCATTTCTTTTTACAGCAGTCACAATATACTGCGGAAAATGCAATGTTTTCATTTAATGTTTTAAAAGTATACATTTTTACTACCTCTCTTTCTTAATATCCAAAAGCTAACCAGTAACCAACCATTCCGACTGTAAAGACAATCGGCATTAACAGCGTTGTAACTTCGCGGATTTTTGTTTTCAGGTTTCTTTTTTTGCTTCTCATTTTGATTACCTCTCTCATTCTTATTTGATTGTTTATTCACTCTTTTATTCTCAGCTATACAAGCCATTTGCGAAAACATTAGAAGTAAAGTCGTTTCTACTACTCACTGCCACGGGTCTTATGCTTTTGCCCGAAACGCACCTTTCTTTGCTTGTTTTCTATGCCTTGCATAGTCAAAATAAAATAAACGGATTGTTCGTTTGCACTCACATTCCATAAAAATCGTTTAAACATCACATTCTTTTTTCAAAGTGTTTTGACTCACTTTAAAGGACTTGCCGACTTGACAAGTCCTGATTTACAAGTTACAATAATTTATGAGTTGTCGTGTATATATTCTTTTGCTTCTTGTTCCGTTGGACACTTTACAAGTTGCATATGGTCTGAATTGTACACGACTGTTTCATTGTCGTATGTTATATAGTACATACGTTTTCACCTCCCTTCTTTTGGAAGTGAAAGTTATTTTTTAATTTGTTTATTTCTAAAGTCATTATGACTTTCTGCGGATGTATCACTTTCTTTCCATTATGTGATGTTTAAGCCGTTCCGCAGTACGCTGTTCCTTTGCTGGATTCTCTCAGCGGGGAGTATATAAACTGCACAATCAAACAATAATAAATTTTATTCCTGTCTGTATCTACAATATATACCCTTATCAACTACCCCAGCCACCTCTTTCTGGCAGGTAACCTTGAAACTAATCATATCTAAAATACTTTTGTTTAACCTATATTCTTTACTCGTAGTTACTCCCTACCCTCTTAGCTCATGTCCTCGCTGTTCCGAAAATATCTATTGCAGAATATTTCAGAAAACAGTTACCCGAATTACTCTCAGGAGTCTTGCTTTCAATCTTATAAAATAATTTTTAAAAGGAATTTTTCACAAGAATTTGTGAAACACGACTTGAAAAGTGAATACTAAAATGTTAGAATATATATAATCACTTTGCAAGAAGTGTGTTTTGTTGAGCAGTTGTTTTGGTTGGTAGCCTTGTGACAACTGCTCTTTTGTTTTCCTTTTGTGATTATATAATATCATATGTTTTTATGTTTGTCAATCGTTTTTTGATTATTTTTTTAATCTTTTTCGATTACTATTTTTGCTTTATATCCTAATGGGTTTATGATGTCGTTTGTTTCGTCTAAAGATAAATTTTTTTTATTTATTTTTCGATTCAAATTTTGATTTACAATACCCATTTTTTCAGCAAGCACTATTTTTTTTATGCCTGACTCTTTAATTAAATTATTGATTGTATTGGACAATTCAGCATTATTATTTATATCCACTATATCACCTCCTGTTAGGCTATATTATACAATATACTATGATAAAAAACAAATGTTCTGAATGGTATATTTTGTCAATTTATGTTACCATAAAAGAAAAAGGATTTTATATCATGGGCAATTATAGAATACAGACACAAGATTTTTATTTCGGCGCTTGTATGTTTTCTTTTTTTAAACATAATTCTGATACAACACCTTCTATAATAGAAAGTACCGATGAAATTCAGGTTATCAAAATGACAACTAATACAAGCGAAGACTTTTATATTATAATGAAATACACGAAAAACTGTCAAAATAGGAAAACCATTTATAAAAGTTGGACTTTCCCAATCACAGACAAAGACAGAGAAATGATAAAAAAATATCATGATATTTGTGAAAATATATATTTCTTTTTTGTCTGTGGTGAATCGTCAATTTCAGGCAAACCTAAAAAATTAGAAAACGGCGATTTTTATGTTGAAGAAATAAAATCCGGTGAAATTGCTATATATCGCTATTGCGACTACTTAAAAGTAAAAAATAAAACAAATATAACAATAAACATATATAAAAGCCGAGAACATTATTTTAGTTTACACACTGAAAAATCTCGTGACAACATTATAAAATCAAAACGTAATAACATCGAAAAGAAAATCTCAGACATTGTTATTATATGATCTAACATTTCACTATTCACTTTTCACTTTTCAAAGTGCAAATTCCTTTTGTAGTTGGGTATCGCTCAGCCAGAATTGACTTTGCTTTTCAGATATGCTACACTTTAGATGCTTAAATTATTATGTATCGTGCAGTAAATCTGTACACCCTATGCAAGTTTTACGGCTGACACTTTGTTTGCAATCTCATTTGTTATCTGTGTATCTGTCGTTTAACTTGATTATATCTTATCACTTTTATTTATGTTTGTAAATAGTTTTATTTATATATTTATTGTTTTAGTACATATTTATAATCAAACACGCTATTGTATTGCTTTATTTTAGTAAATATGTATAATTATATTTATAAACAAAATATGGTATAATAAAAGACTTTAAAAGAAATGAGGTATAATCCATGTTAGAATATAAAAATACAGAACAGTTTTTAAGTGATTATAGAAGTTATTTGATCGAAAAGGGAATCACTAATGCTCACGTTGCGCGGAAAATAGGAATATCTCCTCAGCAATTACAAAATGTTTTTAAAAAAAAGGAATTAACTGTCAGTGATGTAATAAAGCTATGTAATGCGATTGATTATAATTGTAAAATTATGATTGAGTAAGTAATGTTAGATGTATAAAGTTTTTTGACCGCATATAATAAGTAGTAACACGGTTTATGAGTGTGTAGCTTTTATTTGATTGTGATCTATGGTATAATTATCTGTAATAATAAGTAAAGGATTTATAGATAGTATGTTTAGATATAAAATAGATATATTAAAAGCACTCGCAGATCGTGGATATAATGCTACTAAAATACGCAAAGATAAGATTATGAGCCAGGCTACCATGCAAAACATACGGCAAGGTAAAGGTATTACTACAGATACAATCAATACGATCTGTCTTATTTTAAGATGTCAACCGTCGGATATAATCGAGATTATACCGACGGAAGAGGAAAAGACAAAATACTTCTGACACTAATTTTAGTGCTTGACTTTGCACTGTTTTTAGTGTTATTATAATTATAGTCAGTAATGACAACAATATTGAGAAAGGATGATTGTATTTGATTGATATCGAAGTTTTGAAAAGGTTAAATGTGCCTAATAAGATAGTTTTAACAAGACATGCGAAAGAAAGACTAATAGAAAGAAATATTACTATCACGGACATTATAAATGGTATTGAGACAGGAGAAGTCATAAAACAGTATGAAGATGACAAACCTTTGCCCAGTTGTTTGATACTAGGATTTTCGGTAAATAATAAATATATTCATATTGTGGTTAGTCACGATTGTGATTACATTTATTTGATAACAGCATACTATCCTAATACAGATCAGTGGGAAAGTGATTTTAAGACCAGAAAGGTGTGATATTATATGTTATGTATTGAATGCGGCGCAGTCGCTGAAAAGGGATATACAACAGACGTTACGGATTTAGGAAACTGTCTTGTTATTATCAGAAATGTACCATGTTATAAATGTACAGAATGCAATGAGATTATTTATACCGGTGACGTTGTACAGGAAATAGAAAAGATTGTTAATATGGCTAAACAATGTTTACAAGAGGTGTCAATTATCGATTATAACAATTATAAACAAGTAGCATAAGTATGATAGCGGTGCTGATATGGCGTCGCTATTTTTTGTATGTTATCGTGTCAGTGTGTATGTTAGTGTATATTAACTTGTGTTATGACTGTATAGTTATAGTATGTTATATGATACACATGTAATACTTGTGTAATAATAGTGAGTATAGTTGTGTGTTTGTGTGGACTGCATCACGTTGTTGTGTAGGATGTTTAGGTAAACTAGGAATTATTACTATTATTAGTGTAGTATTGTTTTGATGTATTTTTTTGATGTATATTTATACACAAATTATTGCATAGTTATACACATGATGTGGATAAGTTTGATTTTAAAAAATGGTATAAAAGTGGTGATGTGGTACTCATTTGTAGGTTATTTTGGATTGCAAGTGGGGAATATGTGTTGGTTTTTGTTTAATTTTGTGTGTCTGGTGGGAAATTTTGTTTTGAGGTAAGTTTTAAGGCAAAAAGTTATCCACATATTATTTTGAGTTATCAACATTGTGTTGATAACTTTTTTATTATTAAAAATTTTCACCAAAAATCCGAACTTGTCCAGAAATCCATGAATTTGAGTCTAAAATCCCACCTGATGCAATGTTTCATAGCTACGTAAAAGACACACACAAAAATCAACAGATTGTCCATAAAATCTCTATATACCGCCCCCTGTTTTCAGATCTTTACAATCAAAACTTTTGCACTTTTCATCAATGTGCCAAAAGTCCCTAAAGCAACATAATAGTGTAGTATTATGCCACTCCATAATAGGGGCGGTATTAAACATTTTTGACGTATGTTATGCATCAAATATAGCAGGTATGGGTTCTATCCACACCTCACTACCAAAATTTCGACCTCCGATTTCCACACCAAAATTTTCATCTTCCACTTCAAAAATCCAAAAAATTACCTAAAAATACTTCGGGAACTCTCTCGACCAACAAAGCATAAACACTGCATTTCTACCATTCTAAACAGTCCAAAAATAACCAAAATCCACCACAATATCCATTCAAACCCCAAACAAACTCTTACCGTTACTGCATTTTCCCGAACTTAACTTATATTCCAAAAAATTACATATAAAACACACTATCAAAATCCAGAAAACCACGTCACCTTACCCCTAAGTGTACCCACATAAATACTGGCATCCCCCGGTATAAAAACATCACACAAAATTACCTCTCTACCGAAGTACCTTATTTTCAAAATTACTGACACAAAAAATAAGCAGCCAATTCCTAAGATAAGTCCTTAAGAACCAACTGCTATTATTTATAATCACCCTATAATCATCCAATACCGTGAACTACCCACGAGCTAAAGCTAATGGGATTGCGAGCCTAATTTTTTCAATAATATTTATTAAATATATCCCCATCTATATCACTAATATCATGAACCGGTACCTCAGTTCCATTTTCAAATATTACAACATTTCTGTATTCGTGTACCTTCTTCACTCTCCCACTCATTGTAATATACTTTCCACCATCTTTCTTTAAATCTTTTTCAAAATATGTGATTCTGATATCCGGATCAACATCACCGTCATCTAAGCATTTTCTTAAAATATTCAATCTCTCATTCAGCCTATCCAAAACATCCTCATCAAATTCAATCCTTTTATCTGTCAATCTTGCAGTCTCTTTAATTTCTGCATCATAACCTGTCAATGCAGCAAATGGAGAAAATTGAGCAGCTCTATCTCGCATACTCATTTGAGGATATTTTTTAGAGACAAAATGTGGCAGATCAATAATATCATCGTATTTACCCATAACACACCCCTATGCTTTATGTCCACCAATTTGATTATTCCTATCTATTGCAGTAGCTCCTTCTTGTAAACTCATACCTTTTAAAATTGCATTTTTCCCAAATTTTTTCTTGATATCCAAGATAGCTTTCTGAATATCTTTTTCTTTTTTAAGTTGTTCCTGGTCTACTGCATCTTCCTTTTCAGAAATCATATCAAATAAATTAAGCTGTTCATATCTATCCTGTTTCGCTTCCTTTTCGCTGATCACATGATTTGCAGACATATTGATTCTTCTGACAAGTAAATTTTCGTCTACAATTCTACTGAATAAATCAAGCACAGCTCTTACAATCACGCTAGTAGAAGACGTATAACTATCTAAATTTACTGTTCCATGAGCATGTTTTGGAATTTTTCTCCCATATTGATCAAAAGAGAACTCTCCCTTATACTTACTCATTCTGGAAGAATCTAATAGATTTTCTCTATCGTAGCCAATCGTTAATACAATCTGATCCGTTACAAGATTCTTACTAACCAAATCTAAGACCAGCATCTCAGTCATTTCACGCACAATAATTTTCGTTTTATCAAAATCAGTTCCACAGTGTAAAACCTGTCCGCTTCCAATACTATTGCTCTCCGGCTTATATGCTTTTATATCTGAAATTGTAACCGGTTCATAACCCCATGCATGGTCAATCAAAAGCTCTGTATTTTTACCAAACATTCTACGCAGCAAGTCTTCATTATAATAATCTGACTCTTTTCCAAGAGAACATCTTGCGATATCGCCCATTGTATATAGTCCTACAGATTCTAATTTTTTAATATACCCTCTACCTACTCGCCAAAAATCAGTCAATGGTTTATGTTCCCATAGCTTCTCTCGATATGACTTTTCATCCAATTCTGCAATTCTCACACCATTTTCATCTGCAGGTATATGTTTGGCAACAATATCCATTGCTATTTTACAAAGATACAAATTAGTTCCTATTCCTGCGGTTGCAGTAATTCCAGTTGTATTCAAGACATCCAATATCATCTTCTGTGCAAGTTCTTTTGCGGATAATCCATACGTATTCAAATAAGAAGTCACATCCATAAATACTTCATCAATAGAATATACATGGATATCTTCAGGAGCAACATATTTCAAATAGATATTATAAATCCTTGTGCTATATTTCATATAAAAAGCCATACGTGGTGGAGCCACAATATAATCAACTTTTAAATCCGGATTTGTATCAAGAATTTTTTTACTATATGACTGTCCGGGAAACTCATTCTTTTTCAATCGATATAATCTTGTTGCATTAATTTCTTGCACCCGCTGCACAACCTCAAATAATCTTGGTCTTCCAGATATACCATATGATTTCAAAGACGGCGTTACTGCAAGACAAATTGTTTTCTCTGTACGACTGTTGTCTGCAACAACTAAATTCGTATCCATTGGATCCAAGCCACGTTCTATACACTCTACTGATGCGTAAAAACTTTTTAGATCAATCGCAATATATGACTTATTATTCATGCAGCACACCTCCTACTATATGTATCATAACAAAAAATTTAAAATTTATCCATATAAAATCGAAAGTATGTTTGCTTTGTTATGTGTCTGTATCAAATAAAACAAAAAGAGCAGATTAGAATTCTAATGAACTCTTCTGCTCTTTCTGTTTTTAGCAACTATAAAATAAATTATAATTACTATTTATTACTACTCTAAAACACCTACAATTTATAATTATAATACTACACTTTCGTGTTTTTATCAAGATATTTTTACATATTTCGACAAAAGCTTCTATTTTTCTAAAAACACATCAAATTAATCAGAATGTATTACTATATTTAAAACTCAATTCTACAATGCAACATTATCTTTAATGGTTTATACATTTTTGAATGAAAAATTTGCGGATCAGGAAGATCAAATTCTTGATCCACTCCTAAATCTGTTTCCATAAGTACAGTTCCTACAACCTTCATTGACATTCCATTTTCTTCAGCTAATTTATTTATATGATGAACATAGCCATCATAATATCCGATTCCTTCAAATTTAAATTGTACTTTTGTTTCTATCATTCTATTTTCAGAAAATGACAAATCCTCTACAACAGGACGAGAAAATTTATTTAAGTAGCATTCCTCATAGAAAGAAATAATCCTTTTGCCATCTTCTGTAATATACTTACCCTCTTTTGCCTTTTCTTTTATATCGCTTTTAACTTCCATGAAATCATATTCAGCAAACTTCATACCATATTGATAATCATCTTGATACTTTTCTGTAGCAGCTTCCTCCGGTGTTTTTGATATTTCATTTAATTCATCCAAAAAACTCATAGTACTACTCTCCTATTCCTTTTGATATTTACATAGTAGCACAATACTATGAATTTTTATAGAAATTTTTAAATCGTTAAGAGAATTAAAGTATGAAACAAAGAAACCGTTCAAATATTTTTAATAATAAAGGGAGAAATGATATGAGCAATTTAAAATTAGTAACAACTGAAAACTTTGGAAACCTGGAAAGTAACTTCTATAGAAATATGAATGATGATATTCTTCTGACTCGTGAACAAATTGGACAAGCCTTAGAATACTCTAACCCATCTACTGCAATAAAGAATTTACATAGAAAACACAAAGATAGATTAGATTTATTTTCTGTACGAATAAAATTAGGTGGTATCCAGAACGAGCCAACCTCCAAAAGTGAAGAACAGGAACGTGTCTATTATACACAACGAGGAATTATGGAAATCTGTCGCTGGTCAAGACAACCATTAGCAAACAAATTTATGGATTGGGTCTAATTGTATGATCTTTAGAAAATTTTAATTATCAATATTATAAATTATAAATAAGAAAGGAATCAAAATTTTATGAATAGCATTATAACAAATAAAATTGAAACTGTAACATCTATGGAAGTTGCAAACATGATTGGGAAAGAACATTTTAAATTATTAAGAGATATTAGACGCTATATCAAACAATTCGACGCATCCAAAATTGGATTCGTTGATTTCTTTCAAGAATCAGAATATGTAGACTCTAAAGGAGAAACAAGACCTTGTTTTAATATCACTCGTAAAGGATGTGATTTCATAGCAAATAAACTTACTGGACAAAAAGGAACAGAATTTACGGCAAAATATGTAAATAAGTTTTATGAATTGGAAGAAAATAATTTAACAAATTCTCTAATTCAGGCTTTAATCACTGTGTCTGAATCTATGATTGACATGAAATCTGATATGGAAAATAGACTATCTCAGATCGAAGAAAAATTAGAAAGCCAAAAATGTATTGAAACTCAAGCATATAAGAAACCGTATAATCCATGGTTTTCTAAAATGAATCCAAAATATAAATTGTTAGAGGAACACTTCAATATTACAAGAGGACAATTGTATAAGGATATCTTATTGGAGTTAGAAAATATATACAATATTGATACTGTACAGATTCAAGCAGATTATTGCTATGAGAACAATGTGGAATCCTGTTATCCATTGGAACCATATGAATTTGTTCCAAAATACAGAGAAATGATTGAACAAGTCGTAAATAGTAATCTAATAAAATATGGAATTGCTGCAGAAAACGATCCAATCGCATCAACAAAACACGTAACTATTTTTGATACTCCTGTGGAATAGATAAAATTTAATGGATAGTAAGCGAATTAAGAGACAGGTGATTAATTTCACTTGTCTTATTTTTTTAATCAGAAATATAAATAAGAGAAATTAGCATTAAGAGAAATATTTAATGGATGCAGATTAAATGGATGAGAAGAAATGCAATAAGATGCGATTTAAAAATTTAAAGAGAGAATATTTAAACGAGAAAAACAAATATGAAAAGATATACAGCCTCTTGGAACAAGAGGTTAAAGAATCATTAATACTGAATCATTAATATTGTATTAACTTAAAAAAGTGTGTAATTTTTGTCAATTTTTTCTCTACACTTGCAAGACGATATGTCAAAAATTACACACTTTTTACACCATGTAGATTTTATAGGCTTTAGTGGAGGAAGAATGAAAGAAGAAAAATGGAACAATAAAATATCCTTATTTATACCGGAACAGTTGTTGGAAGATAATAATTTTTCTAACTATGCTTTGGCGACTTACTGTGTATTGCAAACTATGTCAGTTCCGGCGCAGCAAGATCGATTATGTATTACATATCAGCAAATTGTTTTTTATCTTATCGGAGACATTCCAGATAGACGAAATCGTATTTTTGATTATATAAAGTGTGGAGTAAATGAACTTATTGATAATAAGATGATTCGTTTGATAAAAGAAATAAACAAGCATCTAGTTCTGGATTGCTATGATTTGTATTTAGACACTAACAAACATAAATTTACTATTATTACTTTTCAAGAAGTTCAGAAAATTTTTCAGATTAAAAATGTGAACAACTTTTTACTACTAAAATATTTTGTAATTCTTATTGGAACTATAAGTAGTCAAATTACAGTTTATTTGCCAAATGGCGAATATAAAAACAGAGTTGTCGGTAATTATACAATCGATTATCTTTCAGAAATATCCGGTATCTCTGCTAAATCAATTATTGATTATAACAAATTATTAGAAGAGGCAAACCTGATTTACATATTTAGACATTCGGATTTTGTTCTTGATAAAAATAAAAGTATCAAAAGATTAGCAAATATTTACGGAAGACCAGAGAATAAAAAATATGTAGATACTTTTGCTGAAGATCAACAAGAATATACATCTTCATATAAATATAGTGAGAAAACTATACACGAAACAAACAACAAAAGAAGTCTTGCTCAGAAATATCAGCAATTATTAAAAAATAAAACAGTGAATTATTCAAAAGATGAAATCATGGAAATTTATCAATACGTAGTTTCTGAAAATAGCAAATATAACAAATTATATGAAAAAGAAAAATACACTTCTTATCTGGACAAGATTCGAGATATTAGTGTTTTTGATAAATTCGATTTCATTAAAACAAAGGATACAAAGAGAAAATAAATAAATGTCCTACTAAATGGAATTGCAATAATTTCATTTTAACAAACAGACAATTCTATTTTTTGTAGAAAATATTTCTAAATGGCGAATTAAGATATGTCCCCACATTCAATAAACATCATTTAGGAATTTGTAACTTGAAAACCAAATTTCATTTAAAGAAAGGAGTTATGTGAATGAAAACATAATTATATTTTCTATCACATTAAATATGCAGTGAAGATATCCCTAGAAAATATCTTCCACTGCACAAGTTTTTTGTGGATGTATCATCCACGGTTGCTTTGGATTATTGCGGCAAGTCAGAATCTAACGTTCCAGGTTGCTGCTTTAATCCAAAAGAGATGATGCAATTAGTAAATAGTCAAATTTAAATAAAGAGAATAAATATATGAAACTTATAGTCATCACTCAATTAAAGGAGCGAGTCCAATGACAAACAAAAATTATGAAAACAGAGGAGATTTAATTTATGAAAACAAGTACATATGTAATACCAGGAAGCCATAATCTTCAGATTCCAAATCGCAGTGAATTTCACAAATATCTAATTGACAACATTACAGTTGGCGATTTTAGTACAGGTGGTTGTGCAGATGGTGGAACAAAAATTAAGAAAATTGCACACGCAATCAATTGGTCAAAGGCTATGCATAATAAATACTATATTAAGAAATTTTCAGAAGAAAATAGAAAATAAGTTTAACTACATAAGAATGAGGTGAGTAAAATTAGTAAATACGGAATTAAGATTAAAAATATAAAAGCAGGTATGATTTATGATGTAAATATTGGAGTGAGAGACTATTTCACTTACACTGAAGCGATGTTAAATAATAGCTTGTTTAGCTATCACCTTAAGAAAAATGGGATAAAAATTTATAAAAAACCAAAGTCTGATAAAGAATCTACGCGTGATATAATATGTTTAGACTTTGATTTTGGAAGTCGTTCTTACGAAGAAGAGAAAAAAAGACTCGAAAAATTAGAAAACAATGCAACGACAATAGATGATAAAAATAAAATAAAATATTTACTAAAAGAAATAGGGAAAAAAGAAAAACTATACAATGGTAAAAATAGAGATAAAATCAGAGAAGATTTTTATCAGAATGGAGTAGATATTTCATATAGACACACCGATAAAAAAACAAAAAAAGAAGTTGTTGAAACAATACATTATCTTATGCTATTTAGAACGAGTGCAAAAGCTAAAGTTGGACAAGTTATTTTTATAAATGAAAACTTATATGATGATGCATACGATTGGCTTACAATCGGATTAGGAAAAAAAATGTCTTATGATAACGCAAAAATAGTTGAGATGTCTGCTTATGCACCACTTACCACATCTACTATTGTTGGAACATTAAAAATTCCGGTAGAAGACATTTTAATATTAAAAGATCAGGATTTATTTTTTTCTACATTTACGAGTGTAGTAAAAGCTGAAGAGTATATTGATAGTTCTGGAAACAAAAAGAAAAAATGTATTGTTGAATCAGAAGAAAGAGAAGTTAAAAACACACTATGGGATGGTATGGGTATTATTGAATCATCAATTTTGCCGGGATGGATAAATGGGATGGCTTTATTACGAAATCATTTATTTAAGATGTGCGGTTTTAAAGGACATGTACAATTATTCTTTAAAGATTGGTGCAAAAAAAATAATCATGACTATAATACATATCAAGTTGAAGATATGTTTGGATGTAAACATTATTTAAAAGACATCAAGATTATCACAACAGATAATTCTATAAAGTGGAAAAAATTTATTGATATTATGGGCGGAACATTATCTTCTGCTTATGAATATTGGTGTGATAAAATTCGCGAAGATGGCAACATATGGGGAGTTGTAAAAACAGATCATCAAAGTAAATTTGAAAACTCGCAGCAGTTAAGTTATCAAATGATAAACACTCTTCCGTGCACTAAAGAAGACGTGTATGACATCGCATCAGATACAGTTAAATATATCGAAACATTGAAAACAGATAATGTTGAATTTGAAAAGTTTTTACGAAAATATGCAAATGAAATAAACCATTATCAAATGTTGGCTGATTTATACAGACATAATCCTGATTTCGCCAATTGTGGATGGTTCAGAAATGAAAAGAAAAAAATTATTTTTGAATATGTTAACAGAATGAGAAAAGGCAAAATATTAGTAAATGGAGATAATTTGACTGTCTGTGGAAATCCTTATGCTCTTCTACTCTATTCAGTAGGTGAAAATTGGGAAGAAGATCCTACATTTTCAAAAGAAGAAAATAGTATTCAATGTTATACAAGAAGATTTAGTAACGATGAATATCTATGCGGTTTTAGGAATCCACATAATTCACCGAATAATGTATGTCACTTTCATAATGTATATAGTCAGGAAATGTCTAGATATTTTGATTTTAGCAAAAATATTATGGCTGTAAATTGTATAGGAACTGATGTCCAAGATAGAATGAACGGGGAAGATTTCGATTCAGATTTTAATCTAGTCACTAATAATCCAGTGATGGTTAAATATGCCGAAATTTGTTATAGAGATTTTCCAACCATTGTTAATGATCTCAAAGAAAGCGGAATCACATACAAGAATACATTATTAGAATATGCACGTATGGATAATAAATTTTCTAAATCCAGAATTGGCATTGGCTATTCCAGTAATCTTGCACAATTAGCCTTGACTTATTATTGGACAGAGTTGCAAAAGGATAATCCTAATGAAGAACGATTGCATGAGTTATATGATAATTTTGTGATTTTATCTGTTCTTGCTCAAGTTATAATTGATGGATGTAAAAGGGAATACGAAATTGATGGAATGAAAGAAATCGACAGGATCAGCAAAATGCCATGTATGAAATTAACAAAGCAAGTAGTTGATGAAAACGGTAGAATTAAAAGTGTTAAATTTGATTTTCCGAAGTTTATGAAATATACAAGAGCTATAAAAACAACAAAAAACGGGAAAGAAATTCCACAAAAGGAAATACACGAAAAAAAAGTGAAATTGAAAAATAGAATCAACCCATCTCTTGTTTGCCCTATGAATTGGTTAGAGGAATGCTTAGACACTATCAAACCTGCGGCAAATTCACACTCAACCCCTATTAGTGATTTTTTTATAAAAATGCCTGGCAAACCTAATAACAGACAAATGACAAAAATTAGGAGTCTTATTGAAGAATATGACTTATTTGTTAAAAATTTACATATAACAAATGACGATGACGATATAATAATCGAAGAAATGATTTCTAAATCCGAAAAATTATTAGACAGCCTATGCAAAATTAAAGTTGGAAATATAGTAACTATAAATAGAATGATAGAGGTGGCTCTAGGTCTCGATAAAGGAATCGGAAATGGATCCAAAACGAAGAACATAAACTTAAAATATTCAAGAAAAATTTTAAATTATTTACACAAAATGGACAAAGATAAATTTTTATTGAATTTTAAACCAAAACAAATTTAGTGTTTATGCACAAAAATTGCCGAATTATTTTGTCAAAAGTTACTAAACCCCTTGTAAATAGTGGGTTTTCAAGAAATCAACTTCGTCCGTAATATGGAAGGATGAGAGTTTTGCTTATATTCAAAATTCTTGAGATGAAATCAAGACTCTTAAGACGACAAACGCTATTGCCAAAGCGTTTAATAAATATGGAGATATATCTATAATAAAGCCCCTATTGAAAGGGGCTTGGGCTTTGCCCAATATAAGCACTTGCTTATAAATACAAATAACTCAGTGCAGATTGGCTTGTCACCATGCTGAGAATATATGAATAGTGAGTTGCGGTATAATACGATAGTTTTATACTGCAGCTTCTGGAATGATGTGAATCATAAACAGAAAGACGGAAACCGTCAAAACTAAATATATGTACAATAATATATTGCCGTAAAACGCAATTGCCAGATCGCTGACATAATAGACGACTCCAGTGGAGTAATAATCGTGATGCCTGTATCGGTGGAATGTTACAGAGAGATAAGTAGCGAAAATCCAAATAAGTCAGTTGCGTCGTTGATCGGAAGAAATTCCAGTATAAGATCTGTCGAATGTACGAGTAGCCCAAAGTGACGTGAGATTAATACATAAAGAACAAAAAAATTAAATCTTATTATGAATTTTCTTAATACGCTGAATGACATGGGTGAAAGTTTCTCGTAATCAGTCGAGGCTACAATTGCTGTTTATCAGATGTAAAGGAAGTCTAAGGGTAGCTCCCTTATTCTCAGCCCTTTACAAGTAGTGGCGGAATATTATGACGATATATTTGAGTAGGAAGAAGTTCCATTTGTATTTATAATCAAGTGCTTATGCGCGCACTTGACGATTTCTAATCTCCTTTTCAGTTAGTAATAGCATTGCTGTTCTGGTAGTGCTGTTGCTAACATCTTAGGAGTATTTTAGCCCCATCGCCAAGCGGTAAGGCACAGGACTTTGACTCCTGCATTCAGTAGTTCGAATCTACTTGGGGCTGCTATCATCCGAAGTGTTGCGCTGACCGTCAATCAGTGGCGCATAAAAACCTATCCCAGTATAAATCCAGGTGACACTGGCTTATATGAAGATACGCTCTAGGTTTACTACGTTTTATATAACTATTCACATAACAATTATTTTGTCGTCCTTGTGGATGGGTGTTTTGGACGAGCAAACAATAAGCTGCATTAATCCTCTGTGGTAAGGGGTCGATCTTGAAAAATCGATAGTAGCCACTTATGCGGTGTCTAAGTTCAAATCTTAGGTGCAGCGTTATATGCAGGCGAGTGGAACGGATTACTACGTCAGACCCATAATCTGAAAATACTGGGTTCGACTCCCAGGCTCTGCAATACTCTCCCACTGTGGAGAAATATACAACGAAATGAATGTTTTATCATAGTTCTTATTACAGACAAAGAATGTAAATTTTTGTTAAGCAAAGGATGGAAATGGAGAGATCATATTCATCGCACTGTATCCGGAGCAAACAAAAAATATGCAACAGAAAATTATCGATTGATGCAAGATTTAGAAAATTTTAGATCACAGTCGATTAAAGAAACAATTCAGATTAAAAAACGTAAAAAATAACTAGAATTAAACTAGAGGAAAGGTGGTTCACCTTATTGGAATGCACATTATTCCTTGATACGAATGCATTACTTAGTCTCGGCGAAAATGCATTTAAAGAAAAATTTATTATTGCACAAAAGACACTTGAAGAGATCGAGAATATCAAAGTGTCTAATTCTAAAGATGGAGAAGTAAAATACAAAGCCAGACAAATTTCAAGACTATTGGATAAACATGATGGCGAATATGATGTGGTTTTATACTCTCCAAAAATTAAAGAAATAATTGATAGTTATTTCTTATCTGAAACGCCAGACAACATTATCTTGGCTTCTGCTTATTATTACAATTCAAATGTATCGGAAGTACTTGTATGTTCTGATGATTTAAATTGCAAATTCATATCTCGTAATATTTTTGGACTTCCTACAAAGGGAGTTTCGGATATTAACCTTGTCAAAAATCTTGACGAATATCTTGGATATAAAGAATTAACATTGTCTGATGAAGAAATGAGTTACTTCTATTGTCATACAAATGAAAACATTTATGATTGTATTTTGAACGAATATCTCATTATTAAAAAATCAGACGGAGAAGTTGTTGATTATAGAAAATGGGATGGAAATGAATATAGGGCTGTATGTGAAAAAACAGTTCGCTCTACTATTTTTGGAGATAAAATTAGACCAAAAGATTCATATCAAGCCTGTGCCATTGATTCAATTTTTTCAAATACAATGACAGCTATTACCGGACATGCAGGTAGCGGAAAATCATTGATATCTTTAATATCTATGATGAGCCTTATTGAAAATGGCGAGTATGATAGAGTGATTATTATGTTTAACCCTAATAAAGCAAAGGGTGCTGCAGATATGGGTTTCTATTGTGGTAATGCTACTGAAAAGGCACTTCAAAATTCTATAGGTTCCATGTTAACTACAAAATTTGGTGATAGATTTGCTGTTGAAATGTTGTTGCAGCAAGATAAAATTCGATTAGTATCTATGGCAGATGTACGAGGAATGGAAGTAAGGGATAATGAAATTTTATACATTAGTGAAGCGCAGAATACATCAATCGAATTATTAAAGTTGTGTTTATCAAGAGCAAGTAGCGGATGTAAAATTGTTATCGAAGGTGATTATGATAGCCAGGTTGATTCTTATTTATTTGAAGGAAATTCAAATGGTTTTAAACGCGCAATTGATGTGCTTCAAGGTGAATCAGAATTTGGATATGTACATCTTCCGAATGTTTGGAGAAGTAAAATTGCAATGTTAGTGGATAAATTATAGAGAGGATGTTTGTTATAAAAGCTAAACCTATTTTTAATAGTTTTAATATAAATAACAAAACATTAAACCTTGGAACGTTTGCTAAAATTGAAGATGCAATTGAAGCGAGAAAATCAGCAGAAGTAAAATATTTTGGTGAATTTAGATTTGATATGTCCAACAAAGATATTATAAATGAAGCTAATCTGGAAGATCATTTAATTTATAAAAAATGCAGTTAATTGCAAATTCGAGTCTAAAAATTACAATTTAAATTTTATATTGCAGGTAACGCATATGAAAAAAAATAAAACATTATTATCATATATATTAGGTGCATGTACAATCGTAATATTTCTTCCAATTGTAGAAGAAATAGTTAATGTAATTCTGTCTTGGATTGAATATCTAAAAATTCTTCCGGGAAAACTTGTTATAAAAGGCAATGCAGAATTACAAGAGTTGCAGTCGGATTTTGAGGTTGAATCGACAGATACATGCGCTATCGGGTTTCATTATGAACCAGAAACTGAAGAATATTATGACGAGGAAGAGTAGTCTAATACTGCTCTTCTATTTTTAGTTTAAAGGAGATAATTAGAAATGATTAAAATTACAAAAACAAAAGAAAAATTAACGCCGGCAAAACAGAATATCCAATTAGATGGTATTTATGTAAAAGATCTAAAATTTGTAGATGAAACAGGTGATATTACACAGCAAGTTATTGAAGCTCTTCCGGAAGGAACGGAACAGGTTGGATTTAAAATCACTGTGGAATTACCACTGGACTCTGAAGAAGAATAGAGAGTAGGTGGACGATATAGTACATAACTATAAAAGATTTGATGGTGAAAGTGATGATGAACTCATCCTGAGAATCTGTAATGATAAAGAAAATATCGGTACATGGAATGATGTTGCTGCAGTTCTAAACTCTCTTCTTGACTGTAACTACACTGAATCGGCATATAGAAAGAAAGTACAGTATTTCCGAAAGGTTCTTGATGCTAATCAGTCTAAATTCACAGACGGTGCAGCACAATTAAAAGAACTAAAGGAAGAGCGTATTCTTTTAGAGAAAGAACGTGTCAAAACTCGTGATGAACGAAATGAGTATCGTAGATTGATTCGTGAAGAAGCACGTAAGGAATCTTATAAAGAACAGATTTTAAGATCCATTTCAGAATATCACGGACAACCATTAGATTATGATAAAAGAAAACAGTTTAATGGAATTTTAAAATCAGATAATGATTTAGTAATTTCTGTAACAGATATTCATGCAGGAATTGAAATTGATAACTGGTTTAATAAATACAATACAGAAGTTATGTATGATAGATTTAGACAGTACCTGGATAAAATTTTTGAAGTCTATTTACGGCACGGTTCTGAAAATATCCATGTAATTATAAGTGAGTTGGTCTCAGGATTGATTCACAACTCACTTCGGATTGAAAGTAATCAAAATCTAATTGAGCAATTCTTATCCGTATCGGATTGTATTTCACAATTTTTATCTGAACTTAGTTATAAATTTAATGAAGTTCATGTTTATGTTTGTCCTGGAAATCATTCTAGGCTACATGCAAAAAAGGAAGAATCTTTAAAAGGTGAAAATATGGACTGTCTTGCTATTCCATTTTTGCAAGCCAAATTGCAGAACTTTAAGAATATCGAATTTCACGAAAATAAAATTGATGAATCAATTGCAATGTTTTCTGTTAGAGGAACGAAAATTTTTGGAGTCCATGGAGACAAAGATGACCCTAAAACGGTTGTGCAGAAACTATCGCTTATGACACAAATACGTCCAAATATTTTATATATGGGTCATCGTCATGTAAATGCGATGTCTACTGTTTATAATGTGAAAATTTTACAATCAGGTTGTATTTCTGGAACAGATAACTATTGCTTGGATAACCGATTGCAAAATAAACCAGAACAATTAATTTCAGTTATTAATAATGATGGATTAGATTGTGTGTACGATGTTAGGTTTCACTAGAGGAGATTGTTATGGAATATAAAGACGGATTACCAGTATTAAACTTTGAAGAACTGGTTTCTTATATCATGGAGGAAAGTCAATATCCCAAAACAGATATTGAGAGAATTCTGGATTTAGAAACAGAATATATGGAAAAAATTGGAATTATTTAGAAAGAAGGATATCGGCTATCTGAAGTGTAGAAAGAACTTTTAACGAGAGAGTTCAATCCGCGGCTCAGGATAAGCAGATTTACAGATTACCTATGTGGCAATCTACGCCAGTGCTCACGTACATGTTCCCACTTATTAAAGCGGAATCTGTCGTATGCACTAACATGTACAGGAGTTTCTATAGAATAAAAACTTGCCATACGTATCACCTGCCTTCCAAAATAAACTGCATCATCTTGGAGAACCGATATCCTAGAATGTGGAGAAATCCACGAAATAAATTATAAAAATTTACAAATTAGTTGATAGAAAAGGAGACATTTTAAAAATGACAAGATCAGATTTAATTAAAACAATTGCAGAAAAAGTAGACGGAGTAACACAGGAAAAAGCAAAAGAGATTGTTGCTGTAACTCTTGATTCAATTGCAGATGCGCTTACCGCTGGAGATAAAGTACAGTTCGTCGGATTTGGAAGTTTTGAAGTAAGAGAAAGAGCTGGAAGAACTGGACGAAATCCACAGGACGGAAGCGAAATTTATATTGAGCCATCTAAAAATGTAAAATTCAAAGCAGGAAAAGAATTAAAAGATAAAGTAAATGCTTAAGATTGGCGGTGTGTCTATTTGAAAAAAGAAATGATTAAGAAAACATATGATAATATCTATGAATTATGTGAAGATGTTGTGGATACATATGACGTACTAGAATCAAATTATGACAATAATATTGTTTCTATTATTGCTAAATACGATGAGGCAAGTCTCATTGTTTCGGAATTATGTACAATGGACTTCTCCATTTTTTCATGCGAATTACACGATCCGGAGTTTGCTGGATATACTGATGAATATTTGATTGAGATTATTGAAGATAAAATCTTTTGTGAGCCAGCAAAACGTAACGGTGATTACATTGGTTCTGGCAGTTCTATTGTATATGTATTAGACGACTGCAATTCGAAAGTCATCTCTAAATTTGAAGCAGACTATGCATATGAAGTACATTTGTATGATGAGAATGATGAAGATGATATGAAATATGATCGTGATGGATGTATCTTCTGTGATGAGTGCGACGAGTGCGACGAGTATGATGAGCATGGTTTTTTGTTGGATGATGATTATGTAGATAACAAAGACTTACATGGTTTTTCTGCTAGTAAGAGTGATGATTATGGTTGTCACTCCGTATCATTTTATTCAACAGAGCAAGTTAATCATGACAATATGATGGATTTACTTCGTATTTTTGGATTATAAATTTTCTGTTATATATGTACATTTCAAAGATCCGTAGGTGTCAAAGCTTACGGATCTATTTTTGTGTTCTCAGTTAAGAGAATAAGAATTAGAAACATCAGTGAAAGGAATGTGTCGGGTAAGCTACGACCGCGCTGTATGTTCAATTGGTCAGATGGAGAATCTGGTAAAGAGTTAAAGTAGGACGGTTAATACTCTCCTATCTCTACCATAATAAATAAAAAATCCAATGCAGTTTAGCTGTGTGCTTCAATGCGACATTGGATTTTCAGGAGAGATACGGTGGAAGTCATGAGCCTCCGGATAAGCGTAACCTCATTCGCGCTTCTCTCCTATTTTTATGGAGTGAGGAGAAATGAGGGTATATGAAGGATGGGAAAACATTATCTAAATGTTGACGGTAAAAAAGTTTTAACAACAGAAATAACATATGAAGATTTAGTAATGTTATATAAACAATACATTGAAAAATTTAATGAAGTTCCAGTGTTTTCTAAATGTAATTTAAAAAATAATATGCCACAAGGTAGAATTATAAATAAAATTATTTCTAATAAAGGAATTACATATAATGATTTTCTGTTACAGTTTGGAAAAGTTTCTCATGTAAGAACAGAAAGTAAAGATTATGATTATTATGTTAATAGATTTAAAAAATTATGTAGTGATCATGTTTTAAAAATTCAGGATTTAATTAATAATGAATATGGGCTTCCGAATGCAAATTGGTTTATAAAATATTGTCCTGATAAAAATGTGAAAACATATAATGACTTTATAAAATGGTGTGGTCTTAAAGAAAATAATCAGGCTTTTGATAAGAATTACATTTCGGATCGTCTTGTTAAATTACAAAACGAATTACAGCGTCCAATAACACAAAAAGATATTACAAAAAAATCTGTAGGATTCTCTATGATTGTTATTAAAAGATTGTTTGGATCTTTAACGAAGGCAAAAAGAGAATTAGAATTAGAAGAAACAAAATCAAAACCTATTAATTCATTTGAGTATTATAAAAATAATTTAGATGAGTCTCTTAAAAACATTAAAAAATTAAAAAAAAGAAATTATATTTCTTGGGCTGATATTGAAAACCCATTATATTGTAAAAATACTATAAATCACAAAACAATTAAGAAAGCATTTGAGCGTGAAAATATTGATATATTCTCATATATAAAATCAAAGGGCTTTCATATGAATCCAAGTAATTTTAGTTTTCATTATACATTTGATGATGGAGAACGTGTAGTATCAACAATGGAATATGATGTCTCTTTATATTTAAAAAGTAAAGGATTAAAATATAATGTGGATTATTTTAGAGATGTAATGTATAAAACCTTTGCGAATATAAATTCAAAAATAAATTGTGACTATAAAATTATTGTTAATGGAACGCCTCTTTATTTAGAAGTAGCCGGAATAATTTATAATTGTAATAATAAAGACTGGAAAAATATCACTTATTCTTCTAACCAGGAAAACAATTATAAGGATAAAATGATAAAAAAAGAAAAATTACTAAAAGAAAACAAATGCGAATATTTATTTTTATTTAAAGATAATTTTGAAGAAAATAATTATAAAAATCTTATAGAAAATAAATTTAAAACATTGAAAGGAAGTGAGAAATAGTTGGCAGAACGAAGTAAGAGAATTTGTTTATATAATGAAGAAACGGCGAAGAATATAAATCAAGAAACATTAAAATTATTTCAAAAATATCAAATCGACATGTCTATTAGAGATTTATCTGAAAATACAGTAAAGCAATATAATGCTGATTTAATGCAATGGTTTATTTACATGCATGACAACCAGTTTAATTTATCAGTCCTAGATGCTACAGAAGATGACATTAGTGAATATTATTACTGGAGAAAACAACAAGGTAATAATGTAAACCGTCAGAAACGTATCATGTCTTCTATTTCAGCTTTTTATAAATTCTTACGAAAAAAACGTCTTATAAAAGAATCTCCTGTAGAATTTATTGATAGACCAAAACAAGGGTTGCCAATTGCTATTCAAACATATCTTACAAAAGACCAGGTTCAGTTGATGAGAGAAAAATTAGAAGAATATGGTGACATTCAATTACAGGCTTATGCCTTTTTATCTCTTACAACGATGGCAAGAGTACACGCAATTGCAAGTTTAAAATGGGATCAGGTTGATTTTGATGAAAGAGTTTGTTCTGATGTTCTTGAGAAAGAAGGAAAAATTGTAGAACTTAGTTTTTCAGAAGAAACCAAGGATTACCTATTAAAACTTATTGAATACAGAAAAGAAAATAATATAGACGATCATGGTCGCATTTTTATTTCGCCATATGTAACTGATGATAAACCTATTCAAGATGGAACATTGAATAGTTGGTGTAAAAAAATTGGAGATTTAATTGGTGTCCCTTCTTTACATCCACACGATTTTCGCCATTCATATGCGACCCTTATGAAAAATGCTGGAATCGACTTAGAAAGCATTTCGGAAATGTTGAACCACGCGAGCGTTGATGTCACTAAAAAGTTCTATATTAAGGCTGATTCTTCTAAAATAAGAAAATTAAAAGATTCCGTAAATATCTAATTATTCCCATATTTTCCATTATTTACCAGCTCACTACTCTTCCACTCTATGTTATACTGTTTCTGAAAATCACAGCACCGGAGGTATGCATAGCTATGGAAAGACTGGTAAAAACAGGATATGTCAAAATGATTGCAATTGATGTTCATGATTTGGAATCAAAAATTGTAGATGAACGAAATACAAATTTTCTGTGTGACATAGAAAATTTTCAGAATAAGTATTCTAGTATATCTACAGTAAAATGTGTGTACATACATATGGACGATAATTATGACATTACTTTTTTAGATTATAAAAAGGTAGTTCCACATATTCATCCATTTGACTATATGAGAGATATTGTAAAAAAACATGATGGAAAATTAATTCAAGGAAGTGATTATCTACGAATCACACATGAAGATGACTATGTGGAATTGACAGAAATCGATTTAAGAGATTAATGGAGGGCTGTGATGCTCTCCTATTTTTGTATTTGGCTCCATGGTCAAGAGGATAAGATATCGCCCCTTTACGGCGGTAACACTGGTTCAATTCCAGTTGGAGTCATTATTATATTCCGGCTTTCAAAAGAAATGCCGGTTTCATATCGGCAGAAAATAGAAAAAAGAAAGCGAGGAAAAATAATGGTAACATTACAGAAAATTGGTGGTGACATGAATCGTAATGTATTAGAGATTACTGGATTATCTACAGACGAAAAACCTGTTGAATTTATCGAAACAACATACATTACCAATGGAAGCACATATGAAGAAATTGATACTGGTACAGTGTATAAATATAACGAATCCGGCAAGAAATGGATAGAGCAACCTGCAATTGGTGGTTCAGGCGGAAATATTTCTCTTGATTATACTGCATTAACAAATAAGCCACAAATTTCCGGAATTGAATTAACTGGAAATAAAACCTTGGATGATCTTGGTATCCAAAAGAAAGGTGCTTATGTTACAAAAGAAACTGATCCAACTGTACCGGCATGGGCAAAAGCAGAAACAAAACCTACTTATACAGCTGCAGAAGTAGGTGCATTACCAGACACAATTAACGTTATGCGTAACCCTAAAAAGGTAATCTTTACTGGAGCAGTTGTTGGTGAATACGATGGTTCCGTTGAGAGAACATTTAATATTCCTGTATATACTCTTCCACAGGCTAAAGAAGATGCACTGGGAGGAGTTAAAGCAAAAGCAAAGACAAACGAAACCGTAGAAGTCGCAATTGACCCTACAACAGGTAAATTATTCGTTCCGGCTTATCCAACTGGTGCAGGAGCTGAACTTGACAAAACACTTGCTGTGGAAGGAAAAGCTGCGGATGCAAAAGCTGTTGGAGATGCATTGAAGAATAAGATTGGATCTGATGCTCTTACTACATATATGAAGACAGTTGATGCAGATAAGAAATATGCAACAAAAACTGAATTGCCAAAAAAGGGTGTTGCAGTTACAGACGCTGGAGATACAGATGTAAAAGATAAACTTAATGCTTTGTTGGCAAGTCTCAGAACTGCTGGGATTATTGCTCAGTAAATATGTATAAAACAGGACGGCGCTACTGCCGTCCTATTATTATGCTTGGATAGTTTAACGGTAAAACGATTGACTTGTAATCAATTGTTCCCAGTTCAAATCTGGGTCTGAGCTTTTATTGATATATAAATTAGTTGAGAAAGAAGGGATAAATTTTGTCAGAAGAAAAATCAACAAGAAGTCTAACGATAACAACACCAAAAGACACGACCTCTGTTAAAAAAATACGATATTCCAAAACAGATGAACCAGATTTTTATAAATGTACAGTTTGTGGGACACCGTATAAAAACTTAGATGGCAATTTTCCTGCATCTCAAAGCGAATTATACTCTGGATGGGATTATCATATTTCAACATGTAGAAAATGTCTTGACAGATTGTTTGAACATTATACCGAAGCTTATGGTGGAGATGAAGATATGGCAATACGTATAATTTGTCAAAAATATGATATTTATTACGATGTAAGCCTATTAAACGCAAGTAGAAAAATTACAAAAACAAGATCTCGAATCCATAATTACATTTCGAAATCTAACTTACGACAGTATGCGGGAAAAACTTTTGATACAACATTAGATGAAGAAAGAAAGGGCAATGTAATTGAAAACATTGATGATTTAAAAGAAAATAAATCAAAAATAAGAATAAAGACTGTAAAATTTTGGGGAACAGGTTTTACAGATGATGACTATGATTATTTGCAAGAGCAATATGACGATTGGACAAGTCGTCATGAGTGTAAAACTAAAACACAAGAAGAAGTATTTAAAAGAATTTGTTTCAAACAGCTAGAGATACTAAAAACCACTCGTGCAGGAAAAGATACAAAAGAACTTGATAAAACATTTCAAAATTATCTTGATACAGCTAATCTAAAACCATGTCAGAACACGAATGCATTATCAGATGCACAAACTCTTGGAACGTTAATCCAAAAATGGGAAAATGAAAAACCTCTTCCGGATATTGATCCAGAATTAGAAGACGTAGATAAAATTGGATTATATATCGATGTATTTTTCAAAGGTCATTTAGCAAAAATGATGGGATTAAAAAATGGATTATCTAATTTGTATAATAAATTTATGAAAAAATATACCGTTGAAAAACCAGAATATAAAGATGACGAAAATAATGAAGCACTTTTTGATGCTATTTTCGGAAATGATGAGAAATTTGAGGATTTTTAAATGGCTACATCGAGAAAAATGACAGAACAAGAAGTTGCAAATGAGAAAGCAGAAAGGTTAATGAACGGTGTTGCTTATTGGGCAGCTTTTTACAGAAAAAACCCACAACGTTTTTGTAAAGATTATTTAAATATAACTCTCAAATTATTCCAAAAGATATTGCTATATGCAATGATGTGCAATAATTATTTTATGTATATTGCAAGTCGTGGTCAGGGTAAAACATGGCTTACTGCTTTATTCTGCGTCGTTCGTTGCATATTATTCCCAGGAAGCAAGATATGCATTGCTTCTTCAACAAGACCACAGGCGAATCAAGTCCTTTTGAAAATAACCGATGATTTTTGTAAAAACTATGGATGGGGTTCAGATAATTTGAATAATGAAATAGGGTACAAATCAGTTGGTGCGAATAATGCGGTGATTGAATTTAAAAATGGGTCATGGATAAGGGTTGTGACCGCATCTGACAGTGGACGAGGCGCACGTGCAAATATTCTAATTGTAGACGAATTTCGTATGGTTGATTTAAATGTTATTAATACTGTTCTTAGAAAATTCTTAACAGCTCCGCGCACCCCAGGATATTTAAATATAAAAAAATATTCTCATCTAACTGAGCGTAATAAAGAAATATTTATGTCCAGCGCATGGTATAAATCTCATTGGTCATTTGAAAAAGCGAAAGCATATGTCGTAAATTTTTTAGATAATAGTAAAAAATATTTTATTTGCGGACTACCGTATCAAATAGCAATCAAAGAAAATTTATTATCAAAAGAACAGGTTGAAGATGAATTTTCTGAGCAAGACTTTGATCAAACATCTTTTGATATGGAGATGGGATGTTTATGGTTTGGTGATACGGACGGTTCGTTTTTTACATTTGATGATTTATCTAAATGTAGAAAAATAAAAACACCGATGGAGACACATTTTTTCAAAAATAAAAAAATACCAGACTTAGCCCTTAATGAAAAAAGAATTATGTCTGTAGATATTGCATTAATGGGTTCTAGTAAATCAAAGAATAATGATGCAAGTTCAATTTTAATTAATAGTGCTCTTCCAACAGAAAGCAATGAGTACATTTCAAATATTGTATTCTTAGAAAATCATGAAGGACTTACAACTGACGAATTAGGAATTATTGTCATGAGATTGTTCTATAGGTATAAATGTACAGATTTGGTAATCGATACAAATGGAGCCGGTTTAGGTGTATATGATTTTATTATAAAGAATCAGTTAGATCAAGAAACAGGTGATGTGTATAAAGCTCTTACTTGTTGTAATGATAAAGACATGGCAGAAAGATGTAAAGTCGAATCGGCAAATCCATGTATATGGTCGATAAAAGCCAATGCTGCTTTTAATAACGAGATGTGTGTTATGCTTCGTGCAGGAATACAAAATGGGAAGATCAATCTTCTTGTATCAGAATTTGAAGCAGAGGAAATATTAAGAGATAAGATTAAGTCATATTCAAAGATGCAATCTTTTGAACAATTAAAATATAAAACACCATATATTCAAACAACATTGCTGATATATGAACTCATAAATTTACAGCATAAGATAGAAGGAACAAACATTAAAATAAAGGAAAAATCTGGTATGAGAAAAGATAGATATAGTTCTTTGGGATATAATTATCACATATTAAGAACATTAGAAAAAAATCTTAACACAGATTCCTATTCTTCAGATTTTTCAAATTTTACCCCATGTATTTCTTCTATATCATTTTAGAAAGGACGGTGAATAATGTCAGATAATATTAACGAATCACAAGTTGATGACATTAAAAACTATAAAATATCTTTCGCATCAGATATTAAAGACAGCATCAGTTCTGACGATGAAACCGTCATTGTATCAGGATTTGATGTTCAGCTATCAGAACAAGAGACAAATTGGATGCGCGACGCATTGCAGAGATTTGACAAAGGTGGAAGTCAATATTCTGTTGTGTTAAACGAAGAATCATCATCCGGAACAGCAAAAACCACAACATTAGATGATATTGATGATTTAGCTTTTAACGCACAAAGCGATATTTCAAAAATACAAAAAATAAATGCATTAGTACGGCAAGCATCAAATGAAGACGATATAATTGGAAAAGTTCATGAGGCTGTTGAATCAAACCTTAATTCTAACGTAAGAATATCTTTTGATACACTCCCATCAGACTATGACGAAGGAATAAAACTCGAAGCAGAATCAGAAATTGAACGTTTTCACAAAGAGATAAATGTAAATGACATCGTAACTATTGCAATTACTACAACATATGATGAAGGTAATTGTATACAATACTTGAGATCAAAAAAATCTAAAGGTATTTATCATCATGTTGTTGATAGATATCCATTAGGAGTTGCTTTAATAAGCGACTATTCTATGAACACAATTCCTTACGTGTTGATTGACACATCTGAGCTAACAAACAGACTGCAGAAAACAATGCTAAAAAGCAAAAAGAATAAACCTTTATTTTTCAAAAATACTGCAGAAGAGATCAAAAATAATTATCCAAAAGAAGTTACGAAAGCTTACACATCGAAAGAAAAATACGCCATTCTTGATGTTCAACGGACTGGAGTAAATCGATTTGGCAATATGAATCGTAAATATGGAATTTCGCCAGTTTTTAAAGCGTTGAAGCCTAAAATTATGCTTGATACATTTGATAAAACAGACAATGTTAATGCTAAAGCAAAGGCAAAAAAAATAATTGCCCAATATCTAAAAAAAGAAGTTTTAGGACAGCGTGGCGAAAAAAAGGGACTTGAGGATATGGCATATGCCCATGATTGCCTTGTACAGGCTTTTAAAAATAAAACTGTGCTGTATACTCCACCAGGCAGTGTTGAAAAGATTGAATATGTAGAACCAAAAGTAGAAATGACTAATACAGAAACGATTACACAATATAGGTCTAGGGTTACATCTGCATTAGGCATATCATTTTTGAACACTGACGGAAAACAAACTGTAAGCACAGCAAATATTTCTATTAAACAACTCATGAAAACAATTAACAAAATTGCAGAAAGACAGGAAAAAATTTTGCAACGTTGGTATGAAGTTGTCTTATCTGAAGCAGGCATACCAATAGAGTATTGCCCTACTCCACATATTTTAGATTCAGAAATGTTAGAGTTTGAAATCAAAAAGGATCTTGTAGAATTCCTATTTTCAAAACTCAATTGCTCATATCAAACAGCGTATGAATTTCTTGGCATGGATTTTGATAATGAGGTTGTTCGTAGAAAATCCGAAAAAGAGAATGGTTATGATTTAATACTGACTCCTCATCCAACTTCTTACAATACATCTGGCTCAGATGAAATTGGTGCAGGTCGACCAATGGGAGGAACAAACGAGGGTAATGATGTGAATGAGAAAAAACAGGAATATGATAAAAATTATCGAGAATCTAAATAGTCAAATCTAACTTATATTTAAATATATGAAGGTGAAAAAATGGTTAATAAAACAGAAATATTTTCTAGTTCACCTATTTCTATTGCAAGTCATGACAATTATAAAGAGGCGGTTTTTTTAATTAGCGTCTTAGACCAGCCAGACAGGATAAATCGTATTATACCTGTCGAATCAGGTAAAAAATACCATAAAACAATAATTGGATATCCGCTTGTTGCAAAACTAAAAAAGGCAACTTCTGATTTTGGCGGTCATGAAATGAAAATAACAAAAACAAAAAAAGGAAAAAAGTTTTCTTTTGATACATTTCCTATTGGAAGCATCACAGATTCGTGGATTGAAGAACGTGAAGTTGATGGATATGACGGAAAACAAAAATGCATCCTGGCAAAAACCAAATTATGGACAAGTAGATTTCCCGAATATTTTAAAGTATTCGATAAATTATGGGATGATGGAGAATTGTCTTCTTCTTGGGAGATGACGGTAACTGACTCAGAAAAAGATGGTGACTGCACAATTCTTAAAGTGTTTGAATTTATTGGAAATGCATGTTTGGGAAGACTTAAAACTCCATGCGTTCCAGGCGCTGGTGTCATAGAATATGCTGAACTAGAAAAAGATATTGATACAGAATTAGCCGAGGCTTTAGAAAAGGACTTGGTTAATTTAGATATAGAAGAAAATGATGTAAAGGAGGATATAGGCTTGGCAGAAAATACAAAAAAGAAAATAGAAAACGAAGAGACAGAAGATACAAAAACTTCTGTCAAAGAGACAGATGATAAAGAAAAAAAGACAGAAGAAACTGCCTCTTGTGGATCAGATTCTACAAAGAAAAAGACAAAAGTTGCAGAAGAAACAAAAGAGATCTCAGAAGAAAATGCTGAAGTAACAGAAATTGCATCTCTGACTCAATGGGATCTTGAAAGTAAAATCAGGAAAGCGTGTGACGAAAAAATTGGGAAAAGAGTTTATGGATATGTCGCATTTTGGTTCCCAGAAGATAATACTGTTTGGTATAAAACAGATGATAGCGAAAGCCAACTTGATTACAAATTATTTACATATGAAGTTTCTGGAGATGAAGTTTTTGTTTCTGAGCCAGTAGACGTTAAGCTTACAGTTGCAGTAAAAGATGTAAATATGGAAATTGCAAGTAAAGATGAAGAGATTGGAAATCTAAAAGCTGAATTAGATATTAAAAATGATGCTGTGATCAACGCAGGTAAAACAATTAATACCTTAAAAACCAAAATTGCTGAATTGGAACCTTTTAAAGAAAAGGTAGAAAAGGCAGAACAAGAAAAAATTGAAGCAGAAATTGCTGAAGAAAAAGATGCTCTTAGATGCAAGATGTTAAAAGGTAATTTGTTTACAGAATCTGAAATTGCCGAAACAGAAATTGCTGAATTAATTGAATCAAGAAATGTTTCAGAAATCAATAATTTAATTGCTGAAAGATATATTGAGCGCATTGATAATGCTGCAGCAGAAGTCGCAGAATTCGAGGAAACATCAAATGAAGAGCCTGTCGCAACAGCTAGTTTAGAAACTGATGACATTGCAGATGATTCTGTGTCATTTATGAGCAAATTTTTAAATGGTAGAAAACATAATTAAGGAGGATTGGCTACATGTTAAGAGATATTCGTAGAAATGGCGCACAGCCAAAAGACACAATGCACAAAGCAAAAGTTGCAATGGTAACTGGGATGGGTGTAGTAAAAGAAGATACAAAAAATACAAAAGAGGTAAAGTTGCCTACTGCTGAGACAACAACAAATATCTACCTTGTAACAAAAGAAAGAATTCCTACAGGAATTAATGCAGCAAGACAGGAAATGTCTGATTACGATGATGATTTTACATCAGTAAAAATCGGAGAGTTTGTTGGTCTGGAAGTCTATACAGATGGAGAAAAATTTGGAACAGACCAGTTTAAGGCTGCTGATTTTGGAGACGAAGTGGAGCCAGGATTTGCAATGTCTGTTGGAGCAGATGGAAAATGGCAAAAAGCAACAAAAGGAACTTCAAGATATGTATTTGCAGGAACAATGAAAGATAACGGTCATAAGCTTGTGCTCGTAGAAGTTGTTGCTGATGCAGTATCTGTTGCGTAAATAAAATAAGGAGGACTTGATAAGATGGCTATTAGAACAGAAATCGCAGAACTCATGGATAAAGATGGTGTTCTGTTTGAAGTTGCTGAAAAGGTAAATTATAAAAGAGAGCTTAACTCTGAAGAAAAAGAAATTGCTGAAATTTCCGATGCATGGGCAAGAGAAATCGGTAAAACAGGAAAGGATCCTAATTGCGAAATCGCAGAGTTTGTAACTAGAACTGTACAGGAAGAAGTGTACAACGCACCGGACGAACTTCTTGATCAGATTTTTGAAAGAGGTTCTGTTGGAGAGTTTGATGATTTAGAAGGAACAAAGGAGCCGAAAAATACACTTGTAGCACATGAAGCTGCAAAAGGCGGTAATGTAGATCGTTCTTACATTGATATTGAAACTGTAAAACCTACATGGAAAAATCGTCAGGTTGAAACTGATATCTCATATGTAGATTTAAGAAAAAATGGTTTTAAATCCATCGCAACCTTAACTACATTTATGAAAGAAGCTTGTCAGAATGCGTTATTTTACGATGCACTTTCTATGGCGGATAACGCGGTTACAGGAGGAGAAGCTCTTATTGAGGTTACAGGAGCAACACCTACTCTTGAGGCTATGGATAAATTATCTCTTTATCTGAATGATAGGGGTGATGATAATGTTATTGTTACTTTGAATAAATATGCTCAGGCAATTAGACGTATGCCTAATTTTGCTCAGTATTTGTCAGGAGCTATGAAAGACGATTTTAACAGATATGGTTTAGTAAAAACATATGATGGAATTGGCATTGCAGGTATTTCAGGAGCAAAGAAAACTGGAACTGGACAGCTTCTCCTGCCAGACAAGAGAATCTATGGTATCGCAGATAAAATCGGAACACTGGATATGAAAGGTGAAATTCACGTATATCAGGATATGAATAATCAAGGTGAAAAAGTTCATATTATGTTGAAAGATTTTACATACGGCTTTATGCTCACACATATCGAAAACTTTGCAAAGGTTACTTTGAGATAAGGTAGTCTTTTTTTATTGTTTAAATTTCTATCGGAGGGATTCCTTCGATAGAAATTATGAAGAGGAGGAGATTTTATTAGTAGTAAATTTGGAATCACAAAACATTTTCAGGTTTTAAATTATAATGAACATTCTGTATGCATTACAATTGCGCCAGGTAAAACATGTGTAATTGAATCCGCAGTAGATGGATCACCAACTACTCTTCCGCTTACGTGGGATGAAATTGTATACGCAAATAACAGTAACGTATTTAAAAGCGGATCACTTGAATTCCAAGGAGATGTCGAAAATGATATCTATAACGAATTAGGAATTGTAAAAGAAAATGTTTTAAAATATGAAGAAATAAAAGAAATTTTACTTCATCCAGACAAGGATGGACTGAAAAAAATTTTAAAAATAAAAACGCTATCAGATTTTGATAGAGTTCGTGAAATTTTTCAAAAATTAAAATTTGAAGGTTATTCAATTACTCTTGATGTAAATAATCTTGTAAAAAAAAGAACAGAAGAATTGTTTATGGGAAAATCATCTTCTTCCATTTTTGTTGATGACCCAGAAAATACATCTTCAGATTCTAAGAAGGTTAAAGACTTGGAAAAACAGCTTGAGGAAATGAAGGCGATGATGGAATCTTTGCTTAAATCAAATGACACGGTGAAAACTGATTCTGTCGAAAATACTCAGGTTAAAAAAACAGGAAGACCGAAAAAGTCTGATTAGATAACAGGGAGGTAATTTGGCATGAAGTCAAATTCTTATACTCCATTTAGTGAAATTTGTGATAGATTCTATGATCGATTAGAAAAGGATGATAAATTTTTTAATTATTATAACGTAGATGAATTAGAAGCAATTCAAATTGCACATGAAAGGTCTAAAAGATATCTTATTGAATCATTAGATGACTTAACATCTCTTGGAAATATGCAAGTAGATTTTTCTGATTATGACACAGAAATTGAACGCATAAACTTCCAACTATTACCAAAAGAAATTAAAATCATTGTTGATATGATGTTTATTAAATACATGGAAAGAGATTTAGCATTGTTACACGCTATGGAAATAAATTTTACACCATCTGATTTAACTGTGTTTTCTCCAGCAAATGAAAGAACAAGTTATCGCAATTTTATTGAAACACTAAAATTAAATTTGCAAGATGAATTGGCTAATTATCAAGACAGGGATAGAAAAACAGGCAAATTAAAAGCGGTACTTGATTATTCTTTATATGACGAGTGAGGTGATAAAAATGAATTTGAATTATTTCAGAAAAATTCAGAATAGTTATCGTGTATCGTCAAAGAAAGAACAACAACTTAATATAATCAACAAGGAATCTGAAAAGCATTGGAATAATATTGATTGCGAAGATGTTGTTATAAATGGTGAAAACAGGAAATTAATGGTGGTAAAAGACACCGATAATAATGCCTCAAAAAAGAAAATTAAATCAATACATAGTGAGCCATTTAATCTTGGAGATTATATATACTGGAATAACCAAGTATGGATTGTAACAGTATTAGATCCTAATGAAAAGGCGTGGCATTCTGGATATATGTATTTATGTACACTATTGCTAAATACAATAGACGAAAATGGAAGGCTTGTTCAAAAATGGTGCTATTCAGAAGATTTTACTAAGTATTCTTCTGGCGAAACAGGGAATACAAGTATTAAAGTCGGGGATTATCAATATGGATTGACATTGCCTGTTGATAATGACACCAAACATTGGCGGCGCGACAAAAGATTTTGCATTGATTTTGATGATTCGATTGAGCCAGACACATATCGATTAACAAATAGAAAATTATTTTTATCAGATAATTCATATTTTAATCGAGGTGGTCTTATTCAACTTACACTTTCTCTCTCGTCATTTAACAAAGAAACAGATGCGCTTGTTGACTTTGATGGAAAAAAGTATTGGATAGCGGATTATATTAAATCAGATGTTTCTCAAGAAAAAAATAGCACGTGCAAGATTTCTTATAAGGGTAAAAACCAAGTTGGTGTTGGCGATATTGAAAAGAAATTTTTGGGCGAGTTTTATTCTGGAAATGAAAAGATAGAGAACAAAGTTGGAAAATGGTATTTGAGCGATAACGTAAAAGATAAAGTGCATTTAAAAACAGAAAACAACACTGCGTTTATATGGATAGAAACAGAACAATTTGATCTAATTGGTGAAAAATTTAATTTATTTTTCGGTGACGATTTAGTTACAACAAATATAGAGCTTGAAATAGTTTACTTATAATGAGGTGTCATTTTGTGGGATAAAAATATAAAAGATCTTGGGACAGTATTATCAAAAGTTATTTCAGCATTCAAGCATTCTGATGAAATCCGAGATGTACTGTTTGGCAGTCAAATTAATGAAAATGATTTTGATTTACAAAAGGCTTATGAGGATTGTATATGGGATTGTCTTTATATAAAAGGAATTCAAACAGAAGCAAAAACATATATTTGTGCAGATACAACAGTCTCACGAATAAATTCTAGCACAAAAAATGTTAAGCTCATTATACAGGTTTTTTGTGAAAAGTCGTTACTTAAGTATTCCAAAAAGGGCTATATCGGGAACAGACCTACTATTCTAGCAGAAATAATTGAGGAAATATTGATTAAAGACGAAGAATTTTCGAGAAATTTTGGCATAGGAAAATTAGAATTGAATAATGTAAACATTTTTACAAATGGCGAAAACCATTATGGTAAAACATTGGAATTTACCATTACAACTTTTAGATAAGGATTTTAATTATGAAATTAGATTATTTTGATCTAATCTCCCCTCTCCCACTTGATCTTGTTGGAATTGGAAGAATTAAATCTCCAAAGCTCATTGAGATTGCTGACATATCTTATTACGTCTATGCACAGTATGTGTCGTGTCTAAGAATGACTCCAAGTGATTATATTGAAGATTTTAAAATAGAAGATCCAGATATTAATTTGTATACAAAATTTGACCTTATTTTGTATGATTCAAATTTTAGAAATATGATTAAAAATGCTCTCAATTTTTTCTTTGTAGAAGATTTCGAATGGTTTGATGAATATAAATCATTTCTATACACAGAGGAAATTGTTAGAGAAAATGGCGATACTGAACTTCTAGCAAAAGGAATTATAAATTCTAAAAATTATTATGATGTGTTGGATATAATTCTTCAACGAGTGCATATTACACCGGACAATACAGAAGTGACTGATATTACAAAGATCAAAAATAAACGTGGATTAAAAATATACAAGAGGTTGCAAAAGGTAAAACGTGAATTCAAAAAAACTTCTGGCGGAAATCCAGATTTGTCTTTACCTAACATTATATCGTCCGTTGCTGTAAGAAGTTTGTCATTAAACTGGATAAATATATGGGACATTACAATTTATCAATTATTCAATGAATTTGAAAGGCTTCAGATAATTGATCAATATGACATTGCTTCTACACAGGTGTCTGTATGGGGAGATAAAGAAAAGAAATTCAAGTTTGGTGCTTGGAGTTCAAATATATATAACAAAAATGACGCTGAGTAATTCAGTGTCTTTTTTATTGCAAAAAAAACAAATCTTATATAGGAGGAAATTAAAATGGCAAATCAATTTGGAAAACAGATGGCAAACCGAGAAGTCTGTGACATGGTGTTTGTAGATTATAAAACAAAAGAACCATTTCTTTTCTGTGATTACGCAAATACATCAAGTCAGGAATTGACAGGTGAAAACGTATTTGCGTACGGCGGGAAAGGTCATCCAAAGAAAATTACATTCTCTGGAGAACGTGCTGGTACTATTACGATTGAAACGCAGATTCAGACACCTAAGCTTTGGGAGCTGATGACTGGAGGTAAGAGTTCTAAAACAGCAGAAATTATGAAGAGAGTCAAGGTAAAAGTTGGCGAAAGCAATAAAGTTAGTATTACTGACACAAAAGTTACTCTCACAAAAGAAAATGTATGGGTTTATGACGGAGCAGATTCTAACATGGAAACAAAACTTGAGGTAACTACTGTTTCTGGTCAGGACATTACATTGAAAGATTCAAAGGCAGAAGGAACAGAAGTTGTTGTATTCTACCTTGCTACCAGAAATGATGTATACAATATCAGTATTAGATCTACTGACTTCCCGAAAGCGTTTACTGTTTACGGCGATACATATATGAAAACAACAGATGAGGATGTGCTTCCATATCTGTTCAAGGCATATAAAGTAGTTCCGCAGGCTAATATGTCTCTGTCTTTTGCAAGTTCCGGAGATCCGGGTACTGTAACACTTACTTGTGACATGATGGTTGACGATGATGGAAACATGCTTGACCTGACTCTGTTACCGGACGAGGACGAACCGGGGGAATAGAACCCCCTGAAGATCTCGCCTTGATAGGCAGGGGGAAAATCGGAAAGGCAAAAGTCGGAAAATCAGAATGAATAAGGAGTGAGTAAAAATGGCATATACACCAACGACATGGAGCGATGGAGATGTTATTACTGCTGAAAAGATGAACAAGCTGGAGCAAGGTGTAAAAAATGAACAGGTTGGCACACCTGGAGCAGCCGCAGGATTCGGAACACCAACTGCAACGGTTGACGCAAATACTGGAGTTCCATCTGTAACTGTAACAGCAAGTGGAGCAAACACAGCAAAGGTATTTAATTTTGCATTCAAAAATTTAAAAGGAGCAAAAGGAGATCCTGGTGCGACATACACTCTTCCGGCTGCGAATAAAACAACACTTGGAGGCGTAAAACAGTCTACTTTGGTTCCTGAAGCTGCAGGAGAAAATGTTACAAAGGCTGAGTTCAAAGCTTTGCTGGACGCTTTGAAAGCAGCTGGTATTATGGCTACATCTTAAAATAACGAGTGATAGATATTTAGTGTGAAAAATGGGGTAAATATCTATTATCGGTATTTACCCCATTTTTTTACTCTGCTCCGAATAAGTGAGGAGTGAACTCGAAATTAGAAAGTTAGACAATGAATACCGCACAGAATCTTCTCACGAAGTCTGTTATTTATCAGAATACGGAATTAAATATACCTTTGTAAAAAAAGAAGATGGTGTGACGGTGTGGAAATACAAAAAGACAAAAGAACTTGGACTTGCTTTAGCTAAGTTCTGGGAACAGAGATAAAATAGGTTGTTCAAGATGATGAATATAAAGGTGGGTGTCATATTTTTGAGCGCAGTGTCACGCAGTACACAGGCAATAGTATTAAAGGACTACCACTCTCCTATTTGTATGAAAGGAAAAAATTATGGAATTTTTGAATGAATTTATGATGCCGGTCGTACTTGGCATTTGCCTTTGCGTCGGATATATTATCAAGAAATGGATTAAAGATGTTGATAACAAGTACATCCCAACAATCTGTGGAGTATTGGGCATTGTGATAGCTGCATGGATTAATGGTTTTGCATTTAGCCCAGAAATTGTTTTAAGCGGTTTGATTAGTGGTCTTGCATCTACAGGTTTGCACCAGGCATTTACACAATTTATCGAAAAGAAAGAACAGAAAACTGAATAAATATGGAATATTTAGAAATGTTTTTTGAGCTAGATTTTGTTTCTATTATTCTCGCAATTGTTACCATACTTCTTGCATGGCAGTTTTTAGACAAATTGCTTGTATGGTTTTGGGAGAAAACAGGGATTGAATTTAGACATATCAGAAAAAGACGAGAAGAACACGAGCTTCTTATGAAAACCGCTGAGAACTTATCAAGACTACAAGAACAACATCAAGAAGACGTGGAACGTGTTACTCAAAATGATAGGCAAATGCAACAGGAATTTTCAGAATTTGTCGAAGAGTTAAAGTCTGCTCTTACTGCTCAACGAGAACAGATGGATATTTATGCTCAAAATCGGATTAACGATAGAGAGAAATCACGAGAAGTTCAGAGAGAATTGAGTGAATCTATAGATAAGTTAGCAGAAGGGGCAGAAGAAAGAAAAAAACAAATCAAGGCTCTTATGTGTGGAAGTATGGAATTGCTTGGAGATAAAATTGACCAAAGATTTAGTAAATATGTAGCAATGAATGGTATACCCGAAAATGAAGTTTCAGAATTTGATGGATTATTTTTTGCATATAAACTTTTAAATGGAAATCATGGTCGTGAGCAAAAGTATAAATATGTAAAAGAGCATTTACCCGTTCTTCCTGTTGAAATTAACCCCGTTTATGATGAGCAAAATACAGAAAAATAATAAGAATGGAAGTTGCTATATGTGATGTGGTGACTTCTCTTCTTATTTAAATATATTTGTTAATCAAAGTTCAGTAGTTTAACAAATATATTTATGAGCAGATGAGCACATACTGAACCACTACTCTACTGCTCTTAAATATTATATAAGGAAGTGACAATTATAAAAATTATTATAGATAATGATGTTGTTAATAGATATAATGAATACTATTTTAAGCAGCATCCAAGAGCAAAAAAGAAACAGATTGAAAAGTGTATACATCCATCCATAAATATTTGGAGTATTAAACCAAGAATTCAAATGAATGCACTAAAGCAGTCGTGGAAAAATTTTATTATTTGGCTTGTTGATGATTTAGGATATACAAATATGAAACTAAATAATATAGATGTTATTTACGACATATACCATCCAACAAAAAGAAGAACCGATCCAGATAACTACAGCCCTAAATTCATCCATGACGGATTTGTTGAATCAGGATTTTGGGAAGATGACGACAGGGAACATCTACATAGTCTTATGATAAGATGTCATGTTGACAAAGAACACCCAAGAACAGAAATTGAAATTATAACGCATTAATTTTGTCGGAATCTGCGTAACAAAATGTCTTTACTACGTTCCTATTCAGTGATATGCTTGTACTATAAAACAAAAGGAGGTACATGTCATGGAAGTGAAAAGAAGACGTAGACGTAAAACTGCTGTAGAAAAAGATTTTGATCTTTTACTTCAGCAAGCAAATGACGAAGTTGATTCCATTCAAAAACAAATTGAGGATTTAAAAACACAACTCAAAGAAAAAAGATATGAAATCAAAAAGTTAGAAAAAGAAAAAGTCATCTATGATGAAATGAAAACTGAACAGGAAAAACAGGAACGTATTCATGAACTTGCAGAACTTATTGAAAAGTCTGAATACACTGTGGATGAAATCAAAGAGTTATTAACATCCACTCCGAAAGACGAAACTGTTTCAGAATAAAATACCATTAAATATAAACCAAAAAATGCCAATAAATTGAGTCGATTTACTTCGGCTCTTTTTTGATGCAATAAATTAAATTTCGTTTTCATTTGAAAATGGAAAGAGAATAATAGATATACCAATCACCTATCTTTCTGACTGATTATATAGTCATGGTGATTATTGACATGTTACATATATAGGAGCGTAACAGCCGTGGTTGCGCACACGGCTTCCTACATATGGATATTATACTACTTATAAAAAATAAAAACATCCAGAACATTTGTTTAAAGGAGACATATTATATGAAGAAAAATAATTTTAAAGTAAAAGAAAACATTACATTCGAAGATAAAGCAAATGCTATTGAATATATTAGTAACAGTTTATTTGATTTCGATGAAGAGGGAGAAATTATCGATTACTCTCCTTACTATGTTGAACCAGCACAGGTTTGTGCAATCCTCAATTATTTTGTAGATGGAATTGAATTTGAAAATGGAGAATCAATTTACGATGTTGCAATTGCAGACAAAGAAGTTAATGATATTGTAAATCAGTTTTTCATCAAGAATACTACGACAGCAAAAAATCCAAAATTAACATATCCACAGGAGATTATGAAATTCGTCATGTCTCATGTTGTAGAAAAAGTTGAATATATGAAACAGAAAGCTATTCATGCTCCATCATATAGAAAAGATATGGTTGGAGAAGCTCTTGTTGATTTGATCAACGTATTGTCTTCAAAGGCAGAAGAATTAAATGTATCTGAGGCGAATAAATTTATCGAGAAGTATAACTCGCCAGACAAATCTATGGAAGATATTGCGAAGCAGTTTATGAAAGAGGAATTTGAAAAACGTACTGCTGAACTCGAAAATGCAAATACACAACCAATTAATAAGCCGGATAATGAAGAAAAGGCTACTAAAAATGAAAAGATGAGAGAGACGCTTAAACGCGCAATGGAAATTCATGAAACAGCCGAAAATCTTCCTTATTAGAAGGTATTGCTATGGCAAAAAAAGTTGTTTCCAGTTTTTTGGAAGTTAAAGGATTGGTTGAAAAAGATGTAGAATCTGGAATGAATGCTGCTAGGGATGAAGTGGAAGAAAAATTAGAAGATAATGTACTTGGATATTATGACATTGGAAATCCAGTAATGTATCAAAGAACTGGAACGTTGTTAGAATCTCCTAATACCACTCCTGTTTCTGGTGGAGGAAATAATTTTGAATTTAAAGCAGAAATGGAAGAAAATATTTCATATCATACAGGAACGTTTTCTGGAGCGGATGTTATTGAAGCGACGGAAACTGGAGCATTTGGAAATACATTGGGAAATCACAGATATTTTGAAGCGACAAGAAAGGCTGTGCCTGAAATCGTGGATAGGAATATGTCGAAGTATCTGAAATGATACAATAATAACACCCAGGATGAGCTACCATTCTGGGCTTTAAAAAAATAGATGATTAAATTTAGTACAAATTTCACAAATTGAAAATTATAATTTTCTTTCTGTGTGTACTGTTTTCATTTCGTATACAAGATGTACACTTCCACAGACGCTTCTGCCGGATATATACCCGTGACACCGGATTGGTTGTGGTAGATCCAATCGATATACATTCAATTATATTGTAACAGATTGTTGATAAATTGAAAATAATTTTTACTACTGCTCTCCTTTCGTGAGGGCTTTTTTATTGTCCAAAAATGAAAGGAGTTGATTACTAAAAATGAGTACATATGAAGTACGGGTTAGTACGAATGTTGATACAAGTGAACTCGATGCTGCCCAAAAAAAGTTAGATAATTTAGTAAAAAACGATAAACAGATTAAAGTTGATTTTAATATTGATGGGATGAAAAATCTGAATAAAATCAACGGAATGTTTAAGAATATAGAGAAAAATAATAAAATCAGTGTAAAAGCTGATATGGATACATCCGGAATTAAAAAAGGATTATCTGATATTGAAAAAGCGAAACGAAGTGTTTCTACTTTAAAGATTGATGCAGATGTTTCAAAAGCGAATGCAGATTTTAAAAAGTTTGAATCTCTTACGACAAAATCCGCGGAAAAGGCTCGAAAGTTATTATCTGACATCAATAAGGATATTAATAACGTGAAATTGGCTCCAAATGATTCCATTATGGAGATTAATTTTAAAAAACTTACTAGTGATTTAGAAAAATACAGGAATCAGATTAAGGTTGTACAAAATGAGCAAAAAGAATTTACGAAATTATTAAGGTCATCAGAAAAAACTCAACATGATTTAGAATCATATAAAGTACAATCCAATATCACAAAAATGAAGTCCGAGTTAAATTCGTTCAGTGAGTCCTATGATATTGATAAAAATAAATTTGAAAATATCAAATCCATAATAAAAGAATACAGCGACACTATGGATAAGTTGCGTAGGCATTATGACAATAATGATTCTTTTGTTTTAGATACGGACGAATTATCATCAGATCTGAATAAAGCTAATTTAGCTGTAGAACGTTTTGAAAATACTATGTCCGAATTAAAACATAGTGTAAAAGGAACATTAAATTCTTTAGAGTCTTCAATTTTAAGCAACGATATTCAGAAGTATATGAAAGAAAATACTCGATTAACAAAAGAGTATGAAGATGCGTTAAATGACTTGTCAAGAAGAGCTGCATCTGGTGAGAATGTAAGAAAACAATTTGCAAATGCAAAATCTGAAATTGCATTAAAAGGGTTAAATGGAAAAAGTTTTATTGATGAGATAGCAAGAGGTTTTAAACAGATTGGACAATTCGCTACTACTTACGGCGTAATTCAAGATGTTTTTATGGATGGCGGAAGAAAAATGGTTTCTAATGTCGTCACTGTAAATGATGCTATGACAGATTTGAGAATGGCTACATCTCTTTCAAATGACGAAGCATATAAGATGATGGATACATATTATGAACTCGGAGACAAGCTGAAAGCAACTGGAGTCGATATTGCAAAATCATCTACTGAATGGCTAAAACAAGGTAAGGCAATTCAGGAAGCCTCAAAATTGACAGAGGATTCTATAGTCCTTTCGAAAATAGGTGATTTGTCTTCAGAAGAAGCGACAAAAACTATTACTGCTGCTATGAAATCGTATAACATAGCAGAAGATCAAGTTATGGGGTTTGTTGACCAGATTAGTTCAATCGATATGGCAAGTGCTACTGATGTTGGCGGCTTGGCAACAGCATTTAACGAAGTTGCAGCAAATGCAAAAACCGCAGGAGTCGAAACACAGAATCTTCTTAGTTATGCAGCCGTAATTGGAGAGACAACTCAGGAAGGAATGGCTTCTGTTGGAACATCTCTTAACGCAATCTTTTCTCGTATGGGTAATATTAAACTATCACGACTTAAAGATTATGAAACCGGCGAGGATCTTAGTAATGTAGAAACTGTTTTAAGAGGAGTTGGTATTTCACTTAGAGATACGCAAGATGAGTTCAAAGATTTTGATTTAGTTCTTTCAGAAACAGCGGAAGGTTGGAAAACGTTCTCAGGTGTCCAGAAAAGAGCAGTTGCTCAGGCTTTTGCCGGGACTCATCATATGAATGAATTCATGGTTCTTATGGAGCAGTGGGGAAATGTTGAAAAATATATTGATATTGCCAACAATGCGTCTGGAGAATCAATGGAGAAATATGCAGCTTATCAAGAATCTATTTCTGGTAAGATGGAAGGTTTTGAAAACAAATTCCAGTCCTTGTCTACTTCATTATTAAGTTCAGATGTATTTGGATTTCTTGTTGATTCTGGATCATCACTTATTGGAGTACTGGATACTATTCTTAATAAATTCGGAAGTTTTTCTTCTTTATTAGGATTGTTCTCTGGAACTGTTCTAAGCAAAAAAGGGTTGGGTAATGATAACATAGTTGAATTCGCCCCTTTCTATAAGGTTGCATAATAACGCCATGCAATTAACGTAGAGAGTGCTCATATTATATATCGTAGTGTAATATGACCATCCTTGAAAATATAGATTTTCTAAATTGTCGAATATCGGGGGAAGCCGTAAGCCTATCAATATAGGTACCGGAGCGATGCAATAAAAGCGTATTTTATATAAAATAAATACGTTCGTAAAGGAATAAGCATTTAATGCGAAAATGGTAGTCCCGACGCACTATAACTAAAACATGGAAGTGTAGTTCCACATATGGGGCGCGAGAGACTGACAAGACATGACGTGATACAGGCGTAATTGTATCATATGGTACACAACATACAGTCCGCACCGGGGAAAGCCTGGGGATGTCAATATGAGATACGACAGTATTCACTACTGCTCTATTGATGCAAACTACACAACCTGTTGCTGACTTGCAAAAACAGGACGGGATAATTATAGTGGTATTCCACTCGGCGTATCTCTCGTCGTTTTCTAATAGAGATAAAAAAATAGACACAAATTGTTTACATTCTACTTGACTTAATACAAAAAGAATGTATAATAATACATGAGTTAAAAAATATAGCTCGAAACACCACGATGTAAGGACAGGGGATTACCTCCTGTCCTTTTGTTATGTTGTGGAAACAAATAAATAGAATAATTTTTTCTTTCCAAAAACACAAGAGATATTTTAAATATAGAGAAAACAACTATATATAGGAAAAATTTATATAATTAGTGTGTTTTTTATTTTTCCGCACTATATCTAGCGGTTGAACAAATTTAATAAAAAATGTATAATAAGATACACAAAAAATAGTCTAATTTATTTCTCACGTTATATTTCGACATTTTGTTTAATTTTTTTGATGTATAATTGCTTCAAATACCAAGGGGTGATTATATGAAGTTAGGTAAAAAAGGATCCATACATACAAAAGAGGAGGTAAGACATATGGCAGTCTCAATGGCAGTTGTACCGTTATTAAAAGGGGAAGCGGCTACTAAAATCGTAGATGATTTTAAAAGCAGCAAATTAAAACCATTTACAGACGATCAACGTAAGAAGACTAATGCTAAAGTAGCTGAGATACTCAAAGGTAAACGTAATGGATAACACAGAAAACTTTCAATATAAAGAAGAGTTACTAAGCAAAGAGTCATTAAGACATTTTATGTTAGTAGGTGATTTTTGCTGTGGTGCAGACAATCCATTAAATACTTTCTTATCAGATGATGCATTTGATTATGCAGAAGAAAAGCAAGGACACACATACATTTTAATGGACAACGAATACACTTGTATACTAGCATTTTACACAATTAAGGGTAATGCAATTCATACATTTAATATAGATACAAACGAATATATGGCGTTGCCTGTTGTGGAAATAGCAAGAATTGCTGTAGATTTTGACTTCCAAGGGAATGGTTTAGGGAAAATATTATTTTATGATTATATAATACCTAACCCGGATAAACCGGAAAAGTTATTTTTATTTTCTACC